CCGACTGACACCCAGACGAGCCCCGACCCGGCGGCCCCCAACCCGACGGGCCGGACCGAGCGAGAGACCAACACGGGAGGCCGGTTCTAGCGCCGGAATCAGACCGTTCGTCCAATACACTCGATACATCAGAAGGGAGTCATCGTGGCTGACTACGCGTCCAATTCACCAGTGTCGTTGCCGGTCATCCATGCTGTCACCGAGGAGAGATCCTTCGGTGGCATGTCGTGGAACGACAAGATCGGCCTCTTCTTCCCGGTGGAGGACGAGGTGCCCCCCTTCCGGCTTCCCATGTCTCACCCGTCGATTCAGCGGGGTCTTCGATGAGCCAGATGCGCCTCACGTGTGAGGGCGTCGGTTCGATCATGATCAAGAGCACCGGCTTCCGGTCGCCGATGACCGGCACCATCAGTTCGGCTCAGACCAAGATGATGCTCCAGCACTTCCCGGTCCGGGCAAGCCAGCAGAACATCGTTTTCAACGTGATCACCAACGGGTGGCCGGAGCTCCGCAAGATCCAGGACTTCGTCCGAGCTCACCAGCGCCGAGCCATGGCCACCGCCGCGCACCCCGAGATCATCCTGTGGTGGCCCGAGCGGGGCATCCAGAACTGGTCCGGCTTCATCGAGAAGATGCCCGCCGGTGACAAGCGGTTCAACATCGCCCCCAAGTTCGACCTCGAGTTCTTCCTGGTCGACTCGCTGCTCTCGGAGAAGACGTACGGCTCCTCCCTGGCGTCCGACTTCAAGGACATGTTCAAGGACATCGGCAACTCGGTCCTCCCCGGCACCGGCGGCCCGGTCGACGGCATCACCCCGCCCTTCATCGGGCCCGTGGCTCCCGTTCTTCCCAACCCCACCGGACGAACCAGCCGTCCCGGTGGCGGGGGAGGAACCTTCTGATGCAGGGATACAAGGCGCTCGTCTACAGCCCCGACTGTCAGGTGGTGATCGCCGCCAAGAACGGGGACATCGACATCTCCTCCGACGTCGTCGGTGGGGAGATCCAGCGCTCCGGTGAGGGTGTCTCCTTCTTCTCGCTCCGGCTGGCGAACAAGGGGCTCAAGTACAACAACGCGTTCCGACGGATGGACCGCGTCGTCATCCGTATGAAGCGGATCAAGTGGGTGACCGTCTTCTCCGGTTACCTCAACCGCGTCCCGAGCGTCCAGCTCTACCCCGGCCAGGTCACCATCACCGGCTCGTGCACGCTCAAGCGACTCAAGTACACCTACTGGGACCCCGGACTCACCGCGTCCGCGATGCTCTTCGACCAGTTCGGTACCGACGCCGCCAACGGTGGAGCCGGAACCAACACCGACGCCGGTATGGGCTTCATGCTCAAGAACATCCTCAAGGAGGTCGGTGGCTGGACCGACGAGCAGCTCGTCGTCCAACCGTTCCCGACCGCCTTCGTGGACTACCTGGCCAAGGGTGCCGAAAAGTACAAGGACTCCCGCTCCGAGGCGCTCAAGAAGTTCAAGGAGATCTTCGACTACGACGAGGCCACCGGCGTGTCCGGCGGTGCGGCCAACGGCGGCTCCACCATGGGCCCGGTCACCGCCACCCAGGAAGAGCACGTCCGCTCGATCCACGCCGCCAGCCTCGAGCGTGGCATGGGCGTGGAGGGCACCATCCGTGCCACGATGACCGGCCTGGTGGAGTCACAGCTCCGCATCCTGGCCAACCCCGCCGTGCCGGACAGCTACAACTACCCGCACGAGGGGGAGGGTACCGACCACGACTCGATCGGTATCTTCCAGCAGCGCCAGGCAGGCTGGGGCACCGTCGCCGAGCGGATGAACGCCCAGGCATCGGCTGGCATGTTCCTCAACGGGATGCTCAAGCTCGGTGACTGGAAGTCCCGCCCCCGTGGTGAGAGCTGCCAGGCCGTCCAGGTCTCCGCCGTCCCCGACGCGTACGCCGCCCGTGAGGCCGACGCCGTCGCCATCGTCACCAAGCTCGGTCTGACCGACACCGGCGGCAACACCACATCGGGCTCCTTCGCCGGTGCCTCCACCTCGGGCACCGCGCCGACGACCGGCGCACCCAAGCCGCCGACGTCCACCAACGCGCCGACGACCGCCACCCCCGGCGCTCCCGCCGCCACCGGTGGCGGCGCTGTGGTGGACGCCAACAACCTGCCCCCGATGCCCTCCCGCATGGGCTCGGAGGAACACTGGCTCCCGGACACCATCAAGGTGGCCCGTGTCGTGGCCATGAAGTGGCCGGAGCTCCAGTCCATCGGTGGCTGGCGACCGTACGACGCCTACCCGGACCACCCCGGTGGGTTCGCCGCCGACATCATGATCCCGAACTACGCCTCCAACGTCGGCCTGGGCACCGCGATCAACGACTTCCTCAAGGCCAACGCCGGGGCCCTCGGAATCAAGTACACGATCTGGCGTCAGACCTACTGGGACCCGACGAGCTCGAACGTCATGGAAGACCGTGGCAGCGACACCCAGAACCACTTCGACCACGTGCACGTGACCACCCACGGCAACTCCGCGACCGGCGGCCCCCTGGACGGCACGACGTCCGGCGGATCTCCGGGAGCCGGTGCCGGTACCAGTGGCTCGTCGTTCCAGAACAAGCTCGCCAAGAATCTCTTCGGCTACCTGTTCGACCCGACCAAGTACATCAGCGAAAGCTCGAACCTGTGGACCGGTGAGAAGGCGTCGATCAACGACGAGCCCCTGATCAACACGGTCAACGCGATCTGTCGCGCCCGGATGTGCAAGTACATGTCCGCGCCGACCGGTGAGTTCCTGGCCTATTACCCGGACTACTTCGGACTGGACGGCACCCCGGCCAAGCTGGATCTCGAGGACATCGAGCTCAAGAACCTGACCATCGACCTCAACGACGACAACATTGTGACCCACATGTTCGTCGCCGGAACCAACGAGTGGGGCAAGACCCAGGAAGCCTCCGACGCCGGATGGCTGGGCACCTCGGGCGTGGCCACAGTCACCGACGAGTGGCTCTTCGACCGGGTCCTCAACGCCTCGGTCGCCGCGCCGGACGTCGCCGACGCCGCCGAGTACCTGAACCGGTTCGGTATCCGTCCGCTCAAGGAGGAGTACGCCGACATCCGGGGTACGACCAACTCCGGCGTGGAGCTCATGATCGCCACCCAGCGGTTCATGCAGAAGTGGGCCGAGCAGTCGATGACCAACGTCGAGATGACCTTCATGCCGGAGCTCTTCCCCGGTATGCGCGTCAACCTCGTCGGCCACGACATCACGGTCTACGTCAGCGCCGTCAGTCACAGCTTCGACTACTCCACCGGCTTCCGCACGACGGCCTCCATCATGGCCCCGTCCAAGACGTCGGCGTTCGGTGTCCCGGCTACGGAGGGCGACGGATGACCGCTTCGTTCACCAGTCAGATGAACAGCGCCAACGCCCTGGTCTCGATCGCCTCGGTGGATCTGGCCGGACAGACGTGCACCGGCTACTCGGCCCAGTCCGGCAACATCAGCATCTCCTTCGGGCTGATGACCGGCGGGGTCTACATCGTCCCGGCCATCGGCGAACAGTGGGTGTGCCGCCGGTCCGGTCGCAACTCCTGGCAGCTCCTCTATCAGATCCCGTTCCAGGACGAGCGACTCAACCTCGAGCCCGTCCAGGGCATGACCGCGATCGGGCGCTCCGGCCCGACCGTTCTCAAGGGCTCCTCCATCGACGTCCAGGGACCGTTCAAGATCAACGGCGCGCCGCTCCAGGAGAAGGTGCACCGCTACCGACTGGTCACGGGCCAGGGGTCTCGGGCGTTGGCCGTGAACACCTACGTCACGATCCCGTACGCCATCCGCACCGGCGACGGCGACGACGGATACTTCGAGCTCAACAAGGCCGGTACCCCGATGGGCACGGTCACGTGCTTGCGTGCACTGCGTGCACGCTTCACTAGCAACGTGTTCCTGGGCAACCAGGTCAACTCGGGCACCGGCTTCGACATGGCCATCCGGGTCAACGGCAACTCGGTGGCCTACAAGAGCCAAACCAACGCCCGCGCCAACGCCTCGATGGCCGACAACCTGGCCACCGAACCCTTCGATCTGATCCCCGGTGACCTGCTCACGGTCCAGGTCATGGCCACCGTCGCCAACCAGACCTTGACCGACGGCACAAACTACGCCAACCAGCTCACGATCTCTTATTTCGCCTGAGCCGACAGAATAGACAGGAGGTACAACGTGAGCTTCTCACTTGCGATCGAAGACGGTGATCTGCTTTTGAAAGGCAGCTCCGTCGCCATCGTGCACGGCGTCGACAAGCTGTACCAGGACCTGTCCATCTGGCTCCGGGAGCCGTTCCGGGTCGACCGGTTCCACATCACCTTCGGCTCGGTACTGGACTCGTACATCGGCTCGGTGATCGACCGGTCCACCACCTACGAGGTGCGGGCCGAGGTCATGCGGGTGCTCCAGAACTATCAGGCCAAGCAACTCGAGGTCTACAAGAAGCAACCCGACCGGCTCTCCCTGGACGAGATCCTGATGGACATCGACAACATCGACGTCCGTCTGAGCTACGACTCGGTGATCGTGAACATCCTCTTTCGGACGGCCAAGGGCACCACCGGCTCCGTCACGATCGACTCGGCTCTGAACTGACAAGGGAGAACAACTGATGGCCGCACGTACCCCGGCACAGGTGAGTCAGGACCTTCGGTCCAAGCTCTCCGTCACCGTGCCCGGACTGTCCCTCGAGATCGGCACGGTGGAGCGCAAGATCATCGACGCCGTGGGTGAGGCCATCTCCGAGGCCAGCATCGACCAGGTCATCTCCTCCACCTTCCTCGACATCGACACCAAGTCCGGTATCGAGCTCGAGCAGTTCGTCGGCCTCTTCGGCTTCGGTCGGCTCGAGGGTCGCCGCGCCACCGGCACCCTCCGCATGGAGCTCACCACCGCCGCCACCCAGGACATGGAGGTCCAGAAGGGCGCTCAGTTCTACGTGCCCAAGGGTGGCACCAACGGCGGGGACCTGTTCTTCTATGCTCCCCAGTCCGCCGTGCTCGCTCGTGGTGTCTACTCCATCGACATCCCGCTCGAGTGCACCATCGCCGGAACCGTCGGCAACGTGCCCCCCGGCTCGATCACCTCACTCGGTGCCTCGATCGGCTCAGCCTCGGTCACCAACCTCACCTCGATGATCGGTGGCGTGGACGTCGAGTCCGACGCCGAGCTCCGCACCCGCTTCAAGGCCACGTTCCTGCGCAACATCACCGGCACCGTCGACTACTACAGCGCGTTGTGCCTCCAGAACCGACACGTCTCCAAGGTCGCCGTCTACGGACCGATCACGATGTACCGGACACAGATCGCCGCGCCCGCCTCGAACGTCAACATCCCGATCGTCTCCGACGTGAAGTACGTGTGGAACGCCGCCGAGTCCATCTACAAGGATCTCGGCCAGAGCTCCGAGGTGTTCTACCGTCCGGGCGTGGACTACACGTTCACCGGCGGGACCACCCCGATCCTGGTCCGCAATGCCTCCGGCGTCATGGTCACCGGCGACATCATCGACGTCGAGTTCGAGTACACCACCCGCTCCTCGAGGAACGACCCGATCAACGGCATCACGAACAAGGTCGACATCTTCGTCAACGGCAACGACCCGTACACCATCAGTGAACGCACCGTCGTCTCCGCTCAGCTCTTCTCCACCGGCTCCGGCAACGAGCTCTTCACCGGCAACTTCGTCCGCGTCCTCGGTGGCACCGCGCCGAGCTCGACCAACCGGTTCATGCGTCTCGGCTCGATGCCGGTGGTCGCCTTCCCGAAGCAGATCACCATCGGGGCCACCACCTACACCGAGGGCACCCACTTCTGGCGTGTCCGGGGCACCACCCTGCTGGCCGGGTCCAACCGGGAGATCGCCGGGATCGAGTGGGCGTCCATCGGCCCCGCCACCGGCACCGCGCTCACAGTCACCTACAGCTACAACCGGGTGCCGGAGATGCTGAACGCCATCATGAAGAAGGCCAAGCAGATCACCACCGACGTCCTGGTCCACGAGGCCCAGTACCGGTACATCCGCCCGCACTTCTCCATCGAGATCGACCGAGGGTTCGTCTACTCCTCGGTGGCCACGGCCATCAACAACGCGCTCCGCTTCTACTTCGGTGGTCTGCCCTACGGCACCATCATCGAGATGAGTGACCTGTGCATGGTGGTGCACCAGGTGACCGGCGTCGACAACGTGTGGGTGACGACCTCAGCCGAGAACTCGTCCAACTACGGCGTCAAGGTGTACGCGTACTCCGACGACGCCAACCCGCTCTCCACCCAGACCGCCGACTTCATCCTCGGGGACGCCCAGCTCCCCGTGTTCCTGGATGCCGTCCTGACCAGGAAAGCGAACACACGCTGATGACCGCACCTGTGACAGGGGACGCCGCGACCGGCTCCTTCCCGCTGATGCCGCCGCGCTCCACCGAGTCCCGGCTTCTGCACTTCGGCGACAACGTCTTCAAGGCCGACCCGAGCACGGTCATCTACAAGCTGGTGGACGCGCTCTGTGGGGACGCCGGTGCCTCCGGGCTCAAGAAGGACTCCTTCATGGCGCGGATCGCCGCGTCACTCGAGGGGATCTACTTCACCGACCTGGACACCATCTTCGGCAACATGGGCATCCTGGCGCGCTCGGAGTCCGAGAGCTACACCTACGACCCGACCAAGGACATGCTCACCAGCGACCAGTGGGACGAGGTCCGGGTCAAGGACTCGTGGTATCGCGCCCGCATCCGGGAGTTCTTCATCGCCTGTGGTCTCGGTGGCACCCCCGAGGGCTTGCGGATGGCCATGCACGCGGCCACCACCTCCGACTGTGACATCTACGAGGTGTGGCGCTACAAGGACAACTTCGGTCTGACCGGCTCCCTGGGCCGCGCCCCGGTGACCGCCCGCAACGAGGTGGTGCTGACCCCGCACAAGCAGAACCTGACCCCGCGTGAGTTCCGGCTCATGCGAGAGATGGTCCGGCGGCTCTCCCCGGTGGACTCGATCGTCACGATCTCGATGAACGGCCTGGCCGTCAACACCCCGATCATCGTCAAGGCCGCCGCCGCCGACTCGAGCTACTTCGAGGTCCAGAAGACGGTCACCGGCACCCCGATCCTGGCCGAGCTCCCGCCGCCCGAGGTGCTCCTGATCGACCTGGACCCCACCGAGAAGTGGCTCCTCAACGACCCGTACTCGGTGGCCCCCTACCGTGCCTTCAACATCACCCAGGAGTACGGCTACTACTACCTGGTGTCCGGCGGTGCCCGATCGCCGATCGACTCCGTGGAGTACGGCACCCTCCAGCCCAACGGCTCTGTGAAGAAGGAGGCGAACTACGAGTCCTTCTCGAGTTCGGGCCAGTACACGCCGTGGCAGGAATACGACAAGGCCGACAGCCCGGACAACTACCCCGGCGGCAAGTACGGCCTCACGCCGTCCGCCGCCCCGGCGCTCAACGCCGACCGATCCGAGTACCTGTTCGCCTACGAGTCACAGCAGCAGTACATCACCGAGACCCGCGCCAAGATCATCGCCGCCGGAGGGCAGGCCGACAACCTCCGCTTCCGTGTGCCGATCGTCGCCGAGTCCACCACGAAGAAGACGTACACTCCCGAGATGGCCGTGGCATACAACCCTCCAGTCAAGGACTCCACGGTGACCTCCCCGTGGAATCAGAGCGCCGCGATCTCGCTGGCCTCGAGCGATTACGTGGGGGCCTGACATGTCGTTCTCTCTCAACCTGTACTTCGACTTCCACTTCCCGCTGCCGATCATCAAGCTGATCTCGGATTTGCTGAACAACAAGAACTTCGACCCCGGCAACCCGGCGGTGCCAATCGACACCTCCACTCGTGAGTGGTACTCCCAGCCGCGCCCGAGCACGGACCCCACGGTCGAAGTGATCACCACGAACTACAAGCTCCCCATGTCGATCTCGGAGTTCTCCCAGGAGATCCTCCGGGAGTCCTGCCATGCCGAGGTTTGGTACAAGGACCGCTCGAACAACTGGCGTCAGATGCTCGACCGCCAGCGCGTCCCGCTGGCCATCGACCTGGCTCGGTCCAACTCCCGGAGCTGGTACACCTACACCTCGAGCGTCTACCCGATCGTGGCCAAGAGTGTTCAGCTCCGCATCAACCGGAACCCGGACCCGGAGATCGTGAACGTCCCGTACTCGGTCGGCGCACGGAACCAGCTCGTCAAGCGCAACGTCTACGACCGGACCCAGGGCGTGCAGAACCTCGAGGACGAGCAGGACACCCTCGGTAACGTCATCGCCAAGGCGATCAAGGACTGGGACGCGTCCAAGGCCATCGACGGGGACGCCATCAGCTTCTGGCGCTCGGCCCCGATGCCGGACCCGGCGGCCATCGCCTCGCTGTACCTGGACGTCCGCAACGTCAACGGCGGGCCACAGACCATCGACCGGGTCTACATCGACCCGGTGCACTCGGGCCAGCAGCTCAACCTCTACTACTCCACCGACGACACGGTCTCGGCCCGACGCCTCTCTCCCATCTCCGTCGTTCCCGACGACGAGACCAACACCGAGTGGCGCGCCGGACGTGGACGCTGGGACCTGGCCGCCACCCTCCCGGCCCGCTACGCCTTCAACAGCTACTGGGGACCCCAGGTCCACCAGCCCGCGTGGGTCGGCTGGGAATGGATTCCCGACTTCAACGCTGTCGACGGCCCGAGCCAGCCGCCGATCTTCATGCGGATCACCGCGCCGACGCAACAGGCCGCGTACTCCCCGGACCTGTCCTACGATCCCGGCGCTGGCCAGTTCGTCATGGCCTTCAAGCGCCCCGGCCAACCGACGCTGACCTACAACGCGCCGGTGACCAAGGTGTTCCTCAAGGACGAGCCGGTCCGCATCGTGATGGGTTGGGCCTACGATCCGGGACGCATCATCCTCCAGGTCCGCAACCGCAAGAACCAGATCATCGCCGAGGTGCAGTCCCAGACCACGGTGCCGGAGCTGATCTCCTTCGACGGCACGCTCGAGATGATGCGGTTCCGTGGCCTGCTCACCGCCAACGTGATCAAGCTCGAGGACTACACCAACCAGCTCGAGGCGTTCATGGCCAACCCGACCGTCTACGTGAGCCCGGACCCGGTGCTCCCCGACGCTCAGGGCAACGTGCCGGAGAGCTCCCTGGACAACGCCATCTACTCGGTGGACTTCACCCAGCAGCGCTACGGCGTCGGCGGCCCGGACCACACGGAGTACTCCGACAAGGAGTGGACCCCGATCTGGAAGAACTACGTCTCCGAGAAGGGGATGCTCTTCCTCCCGCAGATGGTCAACGCCAAGTACATCAAGCTGGAGTTCACCAACCTGACCGAGGAGCCGTACCCGATCTACGAGTCCGGCGTGGACGTCGCGTACAAGGTGTTCCCGATCTCGGTGCAACAGACGGCCTCGGTGGGCCCCAAGCTCTACACCGGCTCCGAGGTCGGTGGTCTCGGTGCCTCCCTGAACGGCGTCCGCAACCCGTTCAACATCTTCGGCGCTATCGGTGCCGCGATCACCACCTCGTACGACCCGGTCCAGGTGAACGCTCAGCAGGGCTACGTCACCAGCACCATCCCGCACCAGGCCGACCCGTCCACGAGCCGCCAGAACAAGATCGAGCTCAGCTCCCAGCAGATCTACCGGCGGGAGGCGCTGAACCCGTACGTCCTGGCTCAGGACGCCTACTACACCACCATCCGTGGCGACGGTCTGTTCAAGCTCGAGCCCTACACCCAGATCCCGTGGCAAGAGATCTACAACGCCAACCCCGGCGCGCTCGAGACCAAGAAGACCAACGGTGCGATCCCGGTGCGCGGGACGAACTACTGGATCTTCCCCGGCCAGCAGCTCCGCATCCCCGCCTCGGTGATGGAGCGGATCACCTCCACCTCCACGGTCACCGAGCGCAAGCTGACCCTCGAGACCCGTGTCCGGTTCGCCACCACCGCCGTGCACAAGTACGAGACCCGTGTGGTCCGGCGTGATGCCGCGATCGCCTACTTCGCCGGTGTCCGTGAGGTGATCCCGTTCGTCTCCTCGTACGTCTTCGGTCAGGACAAGGACGTCTTCGACTTCCCGCTCTACTCCACCGACCAGTGGACGTTCCAGCGCATCCGCCAGATGCCGTCCGGCGCGATCACCTGGGACGAGACCGGGGACATGGGCATCGCCTACTTCCCGTTCCGCACCTACTCGAACTTCATCAAGCTCTTCTCCGAGTTCCGGGACTCCGGCCTGATCCGGTCCGATGCCCTGTGGGCCAGCGCCAACAGCGACCAGCTCACGCCCGCCGCCTCGATCATCCCGAACAACCTGGACGGCTCCACCTGGCTGGACTCGTTCGTGGACTGGTCCGACGACACGGTGGCGTGGGGTGCCGCTCGTGGTGTCGTCGCCGTCAACCTGGACGGTGACCGCCGGTACCAGGGTCGCCGCGTTCTGCACTTCACCCGCGTGGCCGGTGCCGGTGAGGCCGGTCTCCGGCTCAACCAGAAGACGAACTACGTCAAGAACGGGCTCTTCCGTCTCGGCTGTGTCGTCTACAAGCCCTACGACAACACCAACATCCTCAAGATCCGGCTCGTGCGTAAGTCCGACGGTGTCGTGATCTACGAGACGCCGGTCGATCTGATCGCCGGTCGGTGGGTGGACTTCACCAGCTCGCTCCAGGAGATTCCGGGCACTGCCATGGACTTCGACGTGGAGCTGGTGCTCACCGGAGACAAGGAGGACGAGCTCTACGTCAGCGACCTCTACTCCGAGGTGGCGCACGTGAGATATTTTGTGCGACTTGGGGGCTCACAAGCACCCATGCACGAGGTAACCGAGCTACGATTCAAGAACTCCGCATACGTGATCAGCCAGACCCCCGTTACCGAGGGTGTCGTCCAGGCTTCGATCCTCAGTCCCAAGGGCTTCGCATACGGAGCGCGTTTGACCCCGGATTATCGCCAGTAGCTAGAGCTCTACCCGCTCATCCTCGAGGAGAAACCCACATGCCCAGTATCACCGTCTATTCCAACGTCGGGTGCAACGCGTGCAATGTCGTCATGAACTCGCTCAAGCGCAAGGGCATCGAGTACTCGAAGGAGATGATCGGTGATCACCCCGAGGTCTCGAACGCGGCCAAGGAGCAGGGCCTGATGGCTCTACCGATCGTCGTGGTCGAGAACGAGGACGGCACCACCCGCATGTGGTCGGGCCCGAACACGGAAGAGATCAAGGCACTCGAAAGAACGTGCGTTGCTGTATAGTTCGACCTGATTCAACAGTTGGAAGTTGGTAGTCTCAGGTCGCAGCGAGCAATACCACGGCAAGGGCCCCGTTCTGCCGGACGGGGTCCTTTCGCTATCTCGGGGTGAGCATGTTCTGGCGACCGAACAGCATGGCCTCGTGAGCCTCCGACTCCTGGAGCAGGGCGTAGGACTCAGCGTCCAGCCGGGACAGGTTCTCGGTGGTGCCCTGGACGATGCCGGAGAGCCGACGCCGCTCGTCCTGGGTGTCCCAGATCCGTTGCTCGAACGTGTCCTCGGTGACCATGACGAACGCCGTCAGGCCGGACAGGTGCGAGTCCGCCCGGTCGATCCGGTCGTTGCGCTGGGTCAGCAGGTCCGGGTCGTACGGGCAGTCGTAATTGAGCACGTACCGGGCCGCCTGGAGATTGAGCCCCGACGCTCCGGCGTCCGAGGACAGGAACACCGAGATCGACGGGTCGTCCATGAACCGGTCCTGAGCTTCCTGGGCCTGGGAGTCGGTCATGCCGACGCCGTAGTGAAGGACGTGCCGGATCTTCCGGCGCTCAAGTTCCTTGCCGATCAGGAACAGCCCCATGTTCGTGCGGGAGCAGAACACCACACACTTGTCGCCGGACTCGATGATCTCCTCGAGCTTCTCCCCCATCAGCTCGAGCTTGGCCGAGTTCTTCGAGGTGATCAGCTCCGGGTACAGGTCCACGTAGTGCTGGGCCAGCGGGGACTCCGAGTGGCGCAACGACTCCGGGGTGTTGCACACGTGCCGACCGAGCATGTAGTACTGGGCCGTGTTCCGCCCGCCGTTGAGCCGGTCTCTCTTGGCGTCGGCCAGGATCAGGTCGTAGAGCCGACGGTCCTCCGGCGACAACTGGACGCTCAGGAGCAGGGTGGTCATGTCCTGGAAGAGCTCCCGGATACCGGGCGACGTCTTGCGGATGGGCTGGGTGAGCGCCGCTACTCGGTGAGGTACCTCCGCCAGCTTCGCCTCGTCCCAGTCGACCTGGAGCTTCTTCTTCCCAGCGAACCCGTCGACTTCATTCACAGCTGTGGAGTAGTTGTGGATAAAGGCGTCCTTGCTCCCCAGGGGGTTCCCCTGCTTCATCTCCTGGAGTCGGAACACGTCGTGGAAGCGGACCGGGGACGCCTTGACCACCGTCGCCGACATCGGCCAGACGATGGCCTTCTTGCACTCCTTCTTAACCAGGGTCTCGAACCCCCACCGGGCCAACGTCGGCTTGCCGTTCTCATCGAAGAGGATCTTCTGAACCTCGTCCAGGATGAACAGCACCCGCTTGCCCCGGATCAGGTTCGCCAACAGCTCCTGGTCCACGTGAGTCTTCTCGTAGTTCATCACGTACACCTGGGCCTCACCGGCCTCGTATCGCTTCTTCCGGCGCGCCGGGGTGCCGTCGACCACCTCGGCCTTGCACTGGGTGTGAGCCTCCACCCGGCGGGCCATGTTGATCTTCATCCGGCGCAAGGTGAAGAAGATGACGATGTCGACGGACCGGCGGTTGACGACGAGCTCCTGGATACCCGCCGCCGCTGCTGTGCCCTTGCCCGCGCCGGGGGACCAGTTGAAGAAGAACCCGGACTGTCGACGCTTGGTCTCCGACGCCTCGAAGGCGCGCCGGAGGGCGTACTGCTGGAATCCAAACAGTCCTGTGGGAAGATCGAACCCGTCGATCTCGAGCGGCTCCTGATGCCGCCGGTGCTCGGCCAGGATCGGTTCGCACGAGGGTAGGAAGATCACCTCCCACCCGTCGTTGCCGAGCAGGTCCACGAAGGCATCCAAGAGGAACCTCTCCGAGAGCAGCGAGAGCCGGGACATGAAGTCCCGGTAGGTGCTGACGAAGGTCACCTGGTCGAGCACCTCGAACGAGAGCTCTCCGGGGTATTCGACCGAGGCTTCGACCACGACGATCTTCTCTCCGTTGCGTACTCGGTCGGCGAACTGGTCGAACTCCATGACGGTGAACAAGTGACTTCTCCTGGGGCTCTTGGGTGTTAGGCTGAGTTCCACTCTAATGGGACAGTTTTGGTATAGGGAAAGGAACACACGTGAAGGTTCGGGACGAGGCCGACTGGACGATCCAGGAACAGATGTTCCGCGACCAGGGAGAGACCGGGGTCGCCTTCCGAGACTTCATGGTGTTCTGGTGTGAGACCGCCGAGACGATGGTGGACCAGGCCGTCCTCACCGCCAACCGGGAGATGCCGATCACCCAGGCGTTCCGTCTCGCCCTCCCGATCGCCGAGCAGCAGTTCGGCAACCTCCAGAACATCTTCGTCGGACAGATGCTGCTCGCCATCGGGAACTACTGGGTACACGGTCAGGAAGTGGTCACCAGCCTGACGAACATCGAGCTCAAGTTCTACATGGAAGCCGTCCAGCTCAACCAGGAGCGCCTCAGTGAGATGGCCGCACAACAGGGGGAACGACAGGAATGAATCTGTACGCCAACATCGCTGGCCGGGACGTCCGGCTTCGGATCGAGCCCAACTCGTTCCTGCTCGCCGTGGACAAGCACGCGTGCCCGAACTGTATGCCGGAGCCGGGGCTGGGCCCGGTGTCCAAGGAGATGCTCGAGGCCATGGACCCGGACCAGGTCGTCGCCCACCATCTCCGGTGCCCCCGGTGCAACGAGGAGCTGTGGCGCGGTGGGGAGCTGACCGCCGGTAATGCCGTGGCTCTGGTCGAAGCTCACGAGTGTGTTGCACCCGAATAAAGGGTTGTGGTACAGTATGGGTACAGACACAGAGAGTGTCCAGCCAGTGAAAGGGACCCCCACATGACCGAGATCGCCACCACCTTCCTCTCCAAGCTCGAGGCTCAGTACGCCAGCCAGATCGAAGAGATCAAGGCCGAGTCCGTCAACACTTCGGTGGAGATCGCTCAGGGCAAGAACATCGCGGCCCGCAAGAAGGCGTACAAGAAGGCCATCGCCGAGCTCGATGTCGAGCTGCTGAGCAAGGTCGAGGACGCCATGACCGGCTACCTGGACAACCTGCTCACCGTCGACTTCACCACCCCTCGAGCACTCGAGGCCACCGAGGCCACCACCCTGATGGGTGAGTACAAGCGTCTGGCCCCGATCTCCGAGTTCCTGGCCGCTCGCCGGGAAACCATGAAGGACATCGTGTTCTCGTCCCTGGACGAGACCGTGGGTGAGTTCACCAACGGTGAGATCCGGGTCCCCGAGCTGGGCAAGATGTTCCGTCGTGAGGGTGCTGGCAAGCCCGCCCCCGAGCTGGACCTCGAGCTCCTGATCGAAGCACTCGATCCCGCCGACGCGGCCAAGATCGTCAAGACCACCACCATCCCCGAGCACACCGTCGTGGTGCCGGAGACCACTGTCACCGAACTGGACGAAGAGGCTCTGCTGAACCTCATCCAGTCCAACCCGGAGACGATGCAGCTCCTCAAGAAGGCCATCAAGGCCAGCACTCCCAAGGCTGGCCGGTTCCTCGTCCGAGACATCCCCGCCGAATAGGAAAGCTGGAGCGCGTTGCCGAGCATCTCACTGGAGTCACTGCCCGAGGGGATCACCTACTCGTGCAGTGACGCCAGTGTGCGGTTTTTCCCTCAGCGCTCGATCGCCTGGCTCAACTACGGGCTCCGCAAGGGTGTCTTCCAGACCACCGAGCGCACCGTCACGGGGAGTACAGACAACCCGTGGCACATCATCCGACTGTCGCTCAACGATGTCCGGGACATCGCCATCGCCTCGTGGAACTCAGGCAAGTTCACCCCCGAGGAGTTCAAGGAGACCATCGGTCGTGTCCTCGAAGCTGGACTGGAGTACAAGAAGATTCAGCGCCGGAAGCGCCGCTAAAGTTACACCGTTGTAGTACACTTCTAGTACAGGGGCGGACTAGCTCAGTCGGTTAGAGCACTTCACTCATAATGAAGAGGTCGCGGGTTCGAGTCCCGCGTTCGCCACAGTGTCCAAGTGTTCCAGACCGACCGGTGCGTCTGGGCCTACACTCAACCAAGGGTTCGGGAGGGCAACTCCCGAACCCGATCCAAAAACCCCCACGATGGAGTCATGACGCATGGATTCGTCCGAGCACTACGTAGGCCAATCAATCACGAAAATGACTGCGGCCCAATTGGTTTCATATCTCATGCACGCAATGGAGGATCAGCACGGGATAGATCTGCGCGTCGAAGGAGCAGGACACAAGGAGAAGGCCGTGATGGCTCATCTCCAGAAGCTCTACGGCGCGGACAACGCCGGTCTGATCGTGCAGTACGCCGTCACCGACCGTGACGGGCTGGACGAGAAGCAGAAGCGCGTGACGTTCTTCCACTTCCAGAAGGAGCGCAAGTGGTGGACCGATCAGCTCTACACCGAGATGCAGCAGACCCGGAAGGATCGTGACCGGAAGATCGAGCTCACGTCCAAGGCGATCTCCGGCTTCGGCACCATCTCCCAGTTCCTCCACCACCATGATTGATCCCGAACCGCTCCGGCACCGGTATCTGTCGGACCACGAGGCCCAGAGACTCTACGACGAGTATCCCCGGCTAAAGGCCAGCTACGAGGACTACTGTCCGACGTGCGCCACCAGCGGAAAGTACTTCTGGCCGGACAAGATGCAGGTCTGTGACTGCGAGCTCCAGCTCCAGCTCCACAAGCACTATCTCCGCTCCGGCATCGGCATGAACTACCAGCGGCTGAGCTGGGACGACTACGAGGGGTCCCCCGAGGTCCAGTCCTGGATGGACGACTACCTCGAGGGCCACGCCAACTACGTCCAGCGTGGCATCGGGCTGATCCTCCACGGGGAGTTCGGTGTCGGCAAGACGTTCACGACGACGATGCTGCTCAAGGACCTGATCAAGCTCGGACACCGGTGCTATTCGACCACGTTCGCGCACATGGTCGAGATGTTCACCGCCGGGTGGCGCGATGCTGCCGAGCAGAAGAACTTCCAGCAGAAGATCATCGGCTCCGACGTCCTGCTTCTGGACGATCTGGGCCGGGAGATGAAGAGCAAGAACAAGCTCTCCGAGACCACGTTCGATGACGTCCTCCGGCGTCGGGTCCAGGACGGCAAGCCGACCTTCATCACCACGAACATGACCCTCGGTGAGCTCGGTGCCGGGTACGGCGGGGCGATCCTGTCCCTTCTCTGGGAGTCTTCGCTCCGCTACGAGATGACCGGCGACGACTTCCGCCCTCAGTCCTCGTCACGGATGCAAGGCGAACTCAAGCTGGGCGCTGTCCGTCCCATCTTCTGAAAAAGGAACCCCCACAATGTCTTTCGAGAAGTCTCTACTCTCGCATCTCACCACCCCGGAGAGTGTCGCTCGGGCCAACGATCTCGGGCTCCGGTCCAACGCGTTCGAGGACCCGACGAACCAGCAGGTGTTCGAGTTCATCATCAAGTACTGGCAGGACAACGCCCTCAAGGAGGTCCCGCCGGAGACCGTGCTCGAGCACGAGTTCCCCGCGTACAAGCCCGAACCGGGGGAGGAGTCGCTGACCTGGCTGGTCGGCACCCTCCAGAAGCGGATCACCCGCAACGGTCTGGAGGACGCCATGCTGGCCGCCTCCGAAGACCTCGAGGCCGACCCGCTCGTGGCGGCCACCAACCTCAGTAACGCCGTGTGGGCGATCAAGGAGTCCACCGCGCCTCGGTTCAACCGTGTCGAGATGAGCGAGAACACCGAGGAGCGCAAGCAGCGCTACGTCGACCGGGTGGCTTCGGGTGACCTGGACATGGGTATGACCTACGGGCTCGATGAGATTGACGAGCACACCGGTGGTGTCCAGGCCGGGGAGTTGTCGATCATCGTGGCGGCCACCGGCGTCGGAAAGTCGTTCAAGCTCACCCACGCCGCATACCAGGCCAGGGCCAAGGGGTTCACCCCGATCATCTTCACGCTCGAGCAGTCCATCGAGGAGTTCGAGGACCGTATCGACTGCTGGGCGTCGGGCGTCGGCTACGGGCTGGTCAGTCGCGGCAAGATGAACCCGAGCCAGCACCAGCAACACATGAAGGGGATGGACGAGCTCGCCGACCTGGGCAAGATCTACGTCGAGTCCCCCGAGCGCGGCCAGCGCGGGGTGGTGGACCTGGTGAACCGGGCTCGTCAGGTGGGAGCCGATTACATCATCATCGACCAGCTCTCGCACATGGACGCCAGGCCGTCGCGCTACCAGATCAGTGCCACGGAGAAGAACTCGGAGATCATCTTCGATCTCAAGGACGAGATTAACCGGGAGTCCTCCGGGCGTATCCCGTGCCTGATGGCCGTCCAGTTCAACCGTGAGGCGTCGGCGTCGATCAAGGTGGGGGAGAAGCCCGAGCTCCGTCAGATCGCCAACAGCTCCGACATCGAGCGCACCGTCGACTCCGCGTTCTCGCTGTACCGAACGGCTGAGATGCGCGCCAACAAGACGATGGTCTTCGACACCATGAAGGCCCGACGATCGGACACCGAGGCATGGCTCCTGGGCTGGGAGCTCAACAAGGTCTCCCAGATCACCGTGCGCGGGATCTACGAGCCGGAGCCAGCGGGGTGAAGCTCCGACTCAAGACTGGTCTCGATCACATCGAGCGGGACCAGCACGACCGGCGGCTCTACAAGCAGTACCTCCGGCGTATCGACGTCCAGGTGGTGCTCAACCACTACGGGGCCCGCAACCAGGAGGAGCAGGGCGACGAGATCCTCCACTCGTGCCTGCTGGACACCGTCGACAAGCATCACAGCAACGGCGACGAGAATCCCAGCGCGCTGGCCAACGTGGAGGAGAAGCTCTACCTCTGCCGGACGTACTCCCGCTGGCGTGGTGGGGACATGATCCAGTTCATCATGCGGATGGAGCGCAAGGAGAACTTCAACGACGTCGTGCCGATCATCGCCGCCATGCTGGACGACGAGGACCTGCCCGAGGCCGAGAAGACTCAGCGGTTCAAGGACGAGCTCCTCGAGGCGCTCCATCCGACGGCCAAGGCCGAGGTCCCCATCCCGGACTACGACTACCGAGTACTCCGGGGCTGGGCCCAGATTCACCCGTACACCCTCGAGCGTGGGATCTCGCACGAGGCCGCGTCCCGTCTCCAGATCGGCTACGACGAGAAGGCGGTGCGGATCACGTTCCCGCACTGGCTCCCCGACGGTCGGCTGGTCGGCTGGCAGAAGCGTCGACTCGAGGACCCCCGCTGGCCCCAGACACCACCGGAGCCGGTCAAGGACGAGGACGGGAAGATCGTCAAGTACATCGACCCGCCCCCGAAGTACAAGAACAACAAGGGGCTCCCGAAGAGGACCACGCTCTACAACCTCCAGCGGGTGCTCGAGCGCGACAAGGAGCACGTGATCGTGGTCGAGTCACCGATGTCGGTGGCCAAGGCCGAGACGCTCATGACCGGGCCGGAGGACCTGCTGGCCGGGGTGGTGGCGTCGTTCGGGGCCGAGATGACCGATGAGCAGATCGACTTGCTCAAGCAATTCCGTCGGGTCTACGTGTTCATGGACAACGACGGCGCTGGTAACGGGGCCGCCAAGCTGCTGACCACCGAGCTCCACCGGCACGTGTCCGTCTACGTCGTCCCCACTGAGATCGGTAAGGACCTGGGAGACTACGACAGCCGGGACGAGCTGATCCGACTACTCGACAAGTCCGAGCCTGCCTTCCGGGCCATGGCTCGGTGGAACAAGAAGGAGACCAAGTATGCCCAGCGTCGAAGACAACGGAACACCCCCCGAAGGTAGCCCGTTCCCCGAGGTGGAACACACCTACATGGAGCCGGACGAGGCCCCGAACCTGGCCGCGTCCATGGCCGACCGGCTCGACGGTCTCGAGGGTGAGATCGCCCGCCGGGAAGCCGCCGCCAGCAAGCACCTGACCGAGCGCACCGAGAGGCTGGACGATCTCGGGGTGCCCAGCGACAAGAGGGCGTACTGATGACCGGACCCTGGATCACCAGTGGCGGCTACACCGCCAGGCCGATCGTCCTCCAGCAGGACCAGGTGTTCTCGAGTCGCCGCGTCAGGCCGGGGTGGGGTTACCCGTCCTCGTGCCAGGAGCTGGCCCGCCTGCCCCGCAACATCAACGACCCGAACTTCTACTACACCTCACTCGGGTTGGTGCCGTGGGCATCTCAGAAGGAGATCAAGCGGGCGTGCCGTCTGCTCCTCAAGCGCTACCACCCGGACGGGGAGCGTCCGAACCGGCTGATGTTCGACCGGATCGAAGAGATCTATCGCATCCTCACTGACCCGATCGCCCAGAAGATCTACCACTCCACCCCGCCGGGTTGCATCTACATCGACTCGTGGGAGGAGCGGAAGATCAAGGCCAAGCTCGAGGCCGAGGGCAAGACGATCAAGGACGCCGTGGAGGCCGGAGCGGTTCATGGTGAGGCCAACCGCAACCCCGGTAGCCGAGCCAACGACGACGAGCCGGAGCCGGAGCCGGAGCCCGAGGACGAAGAACCGGCACTCGAGAGCCGCCCCCGAAGCAACTGGGACTTCCTGGCCCAGCTTCCACTCGACGGCAACGAGGCCGCTCAGGCCAACGAGTGGTACCCCCTCTTGCTGGACGCTGCGCGAACCGAGGGTTACCTCGGTCCGATCAAGGTCCTGCTCACCCAGACCCAGCGCGGGTTCGCCCGCAAGGCGTCGATGATCCGTATCCCGAGGGACCTGGAGGTCACCGAAGAAAATGCCGCGAAACTGGTCGGTTCGGTCGTTGATAGTCAGCACAATGTAGTACGATCAATTGGTCGGCAAAACATCGAAACACGCTGACATTCAAGAAAACTCGAACCACCAGCACTACCCAACACTCCCCCAATTTCCCTCACGCAGAAGGCACACAAAACACATGGCTCTCAAGCTCAAGACCGGTATGGATGCTGTCCAGGAAGCAATGGACAAGCGCGGTGGCTCCCGCGACTACATTCCCAACGTCATCTGGAAGGACGACCGCAACGGCAAGGGTGAGTTCTTCCAGCACACTCTCCGCTTCCTCCCCGATGTGATCGTGACGTGCGACGTCTACGACTTCATCCACTGCGACGACGGCACCAAGCGGACGTTCATCGTCCCGGAGTCGGTCGGCCTCGAAGAGCCGGACTGGATCGCCCAGAACAGCGTCCTGTCCAAGAACTTCACCGGGGAGTGGGTCCCCGCCGCCGGTGAGGTCCGCACCATGACCATTGCCATGGCCGCCTTCCGTGAAGAGTTCTCCCAGAAGGTCGACGGGCGGACCGAGATCGGCTTCCGCGACGTGATCGAAAAGCGTGAGTGGGAGGACAAGGAAGGCAAGAAGCACAGCGCCGAGGGCCCCAAGTTCGGCATCGTGAAGCAGGCCCAGAAGAACTTCTGGAACCAGTTCGCGCCGCTGAACCGTCGTCACAAGGTCCACTACGGTCGTGACTACACCATCGAGCGCTCGGGCAACGACAAGGGCACCACCTACTCGTTCATCCCGGAGGATCAGATCGAAGGTCTGATCACCGAAGCCGAGCTGATCGAGCACTACAAGAACGTCCCGTGCACGATCGAAGAATGGCTCGAGGCCCGCGTGGCCACCGCCGAGGTCTGTGTTCCCTTGCTGGGCAAGGGATATGGTCGTCCGGCTGAGGACACCAAGGGTGAGGACAAGCGCTCCGGCGAACTCCCCAGCTCCGAGGGTGAGGGCGAAGCTCAGGACGGCCCCGTGTCGATGCCGAAGACCTCCCGCATGAGCGGACTTCGGGACGACGTCAAGGCCAACATGTAGCAGATCCCCGATAGGATACGGAGCGCGGATCGGACTGGTCTCCTTCTCCGTGTTCTGAGGGTCACCCCATCCCCACCCGGCTCTCCCGCTAGAGCCGGGTGGGGTCTCTCCCTGCCAAGACGAGGTAGCGCTGAGCGCTCTCGCACCACCCCCACTGGAGAACCATGTCAGAGCTCATCACTGTGCAAGACCGCCCCCGCCCACCGCTGAGCGACAAGCTCATCAAGCCGGGTGGCAAGTACTACAAGGACTCCGACCTGGTCGGACTCCACGTCCACTCGGACGGCTCCTTCCTGGACGGCTATGCCGGTGTCGAGAAGATCGCGGCCCGCGCCGCTGAGCTCCGACAGAAGGCCGTGGCCATCACCGACCATCAGGAGGTCGGTCGACACATGGCGTTCGCCAAGGCGTGCGCCAAGAACGACATCCACCCGGTGTTCGGCATGGAGGGCTACCTGGTCGACAGCTTCGACCAGGCCGTGGCGGAAAAGTATGGGCCCAAGGACTTCTCTCACGTCACTCTGCTGGCCAAGACGAACAAGGGCCTGAGCAACCTGTGGGCGTGGAGCTCGGACGCGTACCAAAACAAGTTCTACAGCCGCGCCCTCCAGGACTGGGACGGTATCGCCCAGTTCGGTGAGGACCTCTACGCCTCGGATGGGTGCATGTTGGCCTGGGTCGCTCAGGCGATCCTCAAGGACGACGAGGAACGATGCCACGAGCTGATGGGCCGGTACCTCAAGGCGTTCGGTGACAACTTCTACGTGGAGCTCCACACCTGGCAGTTCATGACCGCGTACGGAGACCAGACGTTCGAGCTCAACGAAGAGCAGCTCCAGCTCAACAAGGACATGACCAAGATCAACCAGGGCAAGGTCGCATTGGCACAGCAGTGGGGCGTGCCGATGGTCGTGGTCAACGATGCTCACTACTCCGTCCCGGAAGACTGGGAGAAGCACGCCTACGTCTGGAAGATGACCACCAACACCTCCGATCAGACTCCCTCCGGCAAAAAAGCCGACCACATGATGGACGACGACGAGATGGTCTACTGGCTCGGCCAGCACGGCATCGCCGAAGACGTCACTCGTGAGGCCATCAAGAACTCCGGCATCATCGCCGAGAGTTGCACCGCTGAGATCGTCCCTCAGTTGAGAATGCCCCGGATCACGGACTCCGAGGAGCAGGACGAGAAGTTGTTCCTCAAGCACCTGGCTGAGGGCTTCCAGCGCAAGGTGATCGACGGCGGACTGGACGAGAAGGTCTACCGGGAGCGCATGGAGTGGGAGAACGGGATCATCATCCCGAAGAAGTTCCCCGGTTACTTCAACATCGTCGCCGACTACACCAAGACCGCCAAGAAGACGATGCTGCTCGGTCCCGGTCGTGGTTCCGCCGGTGGCTCACTCGACGCCTGGCTCCTGGACATCACGGAAGTGGACCCGATCCCCTACGGTCTCCCGTTCGAGCGATTCATCAACCCGGACCGCTCCGGCTTCCCCGACATCGACCTGGACTTCCCGCAGTCCAAGCGACCCCAGGTCAAGGAAGATCTCGCCGAACGCTTCGGCGCGGACAACGTGGTCACCATCGGCACCATCCAGACCAGTGGGGCCAAGGGCATCCTCCGGGACCTGAGCCGGATCATGGAGGTCCCCTGGAAGGACCAGGACGACATCTCGAAGATCTTCGACAAGGCCCGCTCGAACGATCCCGAGAAGAAGGACATCACCTGGGACGAGATGATGGAGCAGCTCAAGGAGCCGCTCGCTCCGTTCCTTTCCCGCTACCCCAGGCTCTTCCGGTTCATGGGTGAGATGGTCGGCATGATCCGAGGCAGTAGCCAGCACGCCTCGGGCATCCTGATCTCCAGCGATCCGCTCCTGGGCATTCTGCCGGTCCGCGTGACCAAGAAGAAGGACGGCGGCAAGCCGGTCTCCGCGTTCACGATGAAGGAGGTCGAAGACCTCGGGTTCGTCAAGTTCGACGTCCTGGGTCTGCGCCACCTGGACACCATCGAGATCTGCTTGAAGCTGATCAAGGAGCGCCACGGGGTCGAGATCGACCTCTACGGCTTCGGAGAGAAGGAGTACTCCGACCCCGCCATCTGGCCCGCCATCTGGGCCGGGGACACCACCGGCATCTTCCAGCTCGAGACCGCCGACATGACCCGTGTGGCCATGCGGCACAAGCCCAACAACGAGGTGGAGGTCGCCGACCTGATCTCGGTCAACCGGCCTGGTGTCATCTACGCCGGTCAGCTCGAGCCGTACCTCCAGCGTCGGGAAGGGCTCGAGGCTCCGGCCTTCCACAACCCCGAGACCGAGAAGCATCTCGAGCGTACGTTCGGCGTCCTCACGTACCAGGAACAGATCATGGAGATCGTGAAGGACCTGGCCGGGTTCACTCCCGGACAGGCCGACTCGGTCCGTAGCGCCGTCTCGAAGAAGAAGCAGGCCGAGCTCGAGGCGTTCTATGACATGTTCATCGACGGGTGCCTGGCCAACGAGGTGTTCGTGGAGCGCTCGGAGACCGGCGACCCCCGCCAGGACGCCGAGAACATCTGGAAGTCCATCCAGGCGTCCGGCTCGTACGCGTTCTCCCTGATCCACGCCACCGAGTACGCCATCATCTCCTGCTGGGAGGTGTGGCTCCGGCACTACTACTACGAGGAGTTCGTCACCGCGCTCCTGACCTCCGACGCCAAGAAGGACAAGGACGAGCCCCCGAAGACGGCCATCTACATGCGCCACGCTCGTATGCGTGGGGTGGAGGTGCTGGTCCCCGACATCAACGAGTCCAAGGGTGAGTTCCAGACCATCGGCTACGGCAAGGACGTCGCTGTCCGGTACGGGCTGAACTTCATCAAGGGCATCGGCGCGGCCACCACCGACGAGTTCCTCCCACTGCAACCGTTCTCGAGCTTCGATGACTTCCTCGAGCGCACCAACGTCAACCGTGGGGCCATCTTCACCTTGATCACGATCGGCGCGTTCGACTCGTTCGGGGTGGACCGGGCCGCACTGATGAAGCGTTACCGGGACCGGCTGGTCCTCGGTGTCCTCGGTGAGCCGACCAAGCCGGTGTGCCTGATCAAGGGCAAGGGCAGCTACAAGACACCCCGCCCCAAGTACGTCGTCAAGAAGGTCGGTAAGGCCGACCGCGAGAAGCTGATGGAGATGGAGTTCCCCGACTTCGAGTCCGAGGAGAGCCTCTACCAGATCGAGAAGGAGCTCACCGGCTCGTTCATCTCCAAGGACCCGATGGCCAAGTTCATCGGTGCCATCGACAAGATGTGTCTCTCGTCCCCCGAGGAGATGCTCGCCATGAAGACCGGTGAGGTCGGTACCGTCGGCGGCCAGATCACCAAGCTCAAGGTCATCAAGACCAAGTCCGGGCGCAACCCCGGCCAGGAGATGGCATTCATGGGCGTTGAGTACAATTACGAACTTTTTGACATCACGATCTTTCCCGGCGACTACGCCAAGTACAAGTTCCTGCTCAAGCTGGACGCGCCGATCATCTGCCGGGTCAACCGACTCGACAAGGGCGTCTGCACCAACGAGATCGAACGTCTCGACTGGATCTATGAAGGAGACAACTAGTGGCCACTAAGGCTCAGATGAAGGTCCTGGACGAACTCCAGGGCAAGCTCGCCAAGAAGTTCGGGGCCAACTCGATCATGCGCGCCGCCGAGATGCCCCCGACCAAGGTGGTGCCGTCCGGCTCGCTGTCTCTCGACATCGCCATGGGCGTCGGCGGCATCCCGACCAACCGTGTGATCGAGGTGATCGGTGCCGAGGGTGGCGGCAAGACGACGCTGTCCCTGCTGATCATGAAGCAGCTCCTCGAGAAGGACCCGACGCGTCACGCCGCGTTCTTCGACTTCGAGCACAAGCTCACCACGGAGTGGGTGGAGAAGCTCGTCGGTGAGGAGATCATGAGCCGGATGCTCTACTTCTCCCCGGACCACGCCGAGCAGGGCATCAACATGTACGTCGAAGCCGTCAAGACCGGCACCATCCAGCACGTGATCTGGGACTCGATCGCCTCCGCCCCGACCCAGCGGGTGATGAAGGAGGACGCCGACGCCGGGACCAAGGATGTCGGCGGCAACGCCGGGGCGATCACCCAGCTCGCTCGTATCGCCGCCACCTTCTCGAGCAAGTACGACAGCCTGTTCCTGGGCACCAACCAGCTCCGGGACACCATCGGTAGCCGCGTCCCGACGGCGGCCACCAACAACAGCCCCGGTGGCCACGCATGGCGGCACGCGTGCATCGCCCGGATCGAGCTCAGGCCGAACGGGGACAAGTACTTCGTCAAGGAGAACGGAGAGGAGCTCCAGGTCGGCTACGGCATCAAGGCCCGCGTGTTCAAGAACCAGCTCGCCGCGCCGTTCCGTACCGCCAACTGGAACTTCTTCAACATCCCCTCCGAGAAGTACGGCCCGGTGGGCATCGACACCACCGAGGAATGCCTCCGGCTGGCTCGCACCGTCGGCGTGGTCGATTGGACCACCGGTGGCATGTTCCACCACGCCGCGCTCCCCGGCGGCAAGATCCGAGGAGAAGACAACTTCAAGAACCTGGTCTCGGGTGACCCCGCGCTCCGGGACACCATCGTCTCCGAGGTCATGGCCCGTGTCGCCGACGACTCGTCCCTGGCCGGAACCATCTCTCCGATCGAGATTGACGAGGAGAACGAGCTCACCCAGGAGGCGTTCGCCGACGCTCTGGACGAGCCGGACATGCTCGGTAACGGCGTCGTCGGTGGCAAGCTCAACCTCGGGGCCAAGCGTGGGAACTAAGCACCAGAAGTGGTTCCACTTCGAGGAGAGCGTCCAGGCGGCGCTCGACCTCGAGGCCATGCCAGGCTCGGGCAACCAGTGGCACTCACCCTCTGACGGGGCCACGTCCGGGCACTGGACCGAGACCCGCTGGCCGCTGATGGTCGACTGCAAGCACACCGTCCAGAAGAGCTACTCGCTCGGGCGCAAGCTGCTGGACCAGTGGACCCGGACGGCACGGGAGAACGGCAAGCACTTTGCTCTCCCGATCCGGTTCGAGACCGTGGACGACACGCCGATGAGCCGGAGCGACTACGTCGTGGTTCCGTTCGAGGACTACGTGGAGCTGGTGGCCCTCGTGCGCGCCGGGAAGACGGAGACCCAGCAGATGGACCGGGAAGACTCCCAGTTCATGCACCGGATCGCTCAGGCCATCGGCAGGCCCGAGCAGCAGCGCCGCTTCCTGTCCATCCTGGCCAAGATGGGTGGTGTCTGATGGGTAGGCTCAGGGTCTCCTCGGTGCTGGCCCAGCTCCAGCAGGAGCACCTCGTCCTCCCGTACTTCGAGTCTGCGATGCTGGCCGACAACTGGCCGGACAAGTACACCGTCGACATCGACTCGAGGCCCTACTACGGGCTGACCGACCCCGAGGGTGAGGCTCACGAGACCGGGCCGGGAGACGGATTCTTCCACCCGTCGACTCACCCGCTGCTGGGTAAGCGACTGCTGTGGTTCATGTTTCACCCGGAGTACGCCGGGAAGCTGGTCTACGAGCAGCGGACCATCACGTCGATGCTCACGCTCACGATGGGCTCGGCACTGCACGCCATCGTCCAGACCCAGATGGTCATGGCCAACGTGCTCACCGAGGCCGACCTCGAGGTGGAGTTCGTCAACCGCGTGCACAACGTGCGTGGCCGGATGGACATGGTCATGGACCACCCTGTCCATGGCCGGGTGCCGGTGGAGATGAAGACCCAGAACATCTACTCGTTCCGCAAGCAGGACGAGATCAAGCCGTCCTGGGATGCTCAGCTCTCGATCGGCATGACTGAGCTCGGCTACGACTTCGGGATCTTGCTCCTGGTGGAGGCCGGGTGGCCGTACACCATGAAGGAGTTCCGGGTACGCCGCAACGATGCCCTGGTCAGTGAGATCTACGAGAAGCAACACGAGGTCCTCGAGTACGTGGAGCTCGACAGGATGCCCCGCGCCTGCTGTGCCGAGGGGAGCGCCACGATGAAGAAGTGCCCCGCCCGGTTCGTCTGCTACATGGCCCCCGACGGCCCGCCCGTCAACCTCGGAATCCCCACGATGAAGAAGGAATCATGACCGAACAAGACCCCGCAATCGTTGACATGGCGGTCGATGCCGCCATGAAGCTCCAGGCCGCACACCTCGAAGGGATCGAGTCGGGGGCCATCGACCTGACCAAGGACCAGGACACGATGATCCTCGAGTCCGCCGGTCGTCGGAACAAGAATGGTGAGGGGTCCAAGCTCCGCACCAAGGGCTCGATCATGGACCGCATCCGGTTCGGGTGGCGCAAGAACGACGAGCTGATCATGTCCCAGATCCAGGCCGGAGCCGAGGCCGCGTACGCGGATCTCTACCGGGAGACGTTCGCCGTCATCGACAGCTTCTACGACGTCGTCCGGGTGGCCAAGATGCGAAACGGCAAGCCGCTCACCGACAGTGACGGTCGCCAGGTGTGGGAGGTGGACGAGTACGGCAACGTCCTCCACAACTACGACAATCTCACCGGCCAGGACATCGAGTCCGCGCTCTTCCGGCTCCAGGAGATCAAGTTCTACATCGCGCCCAAGCTGAACAAGACACTCTTGGACGCCATGTTCGCCAAGCATCTGTACGACGACGCCCATTCCGACGCCTATAGTTCGATCGTGGAGGGCACGATCGGGGACCGTGAGGCCCGTGCCAACCGAGACGCACGACAAGAGAAGTACGCCGCCTTCTTCCGGTTCTGGATCTACTCCCAGGGGGACGCATTTATGCGTGAGCTCAATTCTCTTATGCGACTCCTCGAGCGCACGAGGGACTGGCACTTGAAGTCTGAGTGGAACAAGAGGTAGTCCATGCCTAAAGGTGTTTGGGACAATGACAACACTGGTGAGAAGAGGTCCGGGGCCATCAGGAAAGGGTGGACAGAAGAACGAAGGCGGGCCATGTCCGATCGTCAGCGTGGTCGAAAGAGAAGCCCGGAGACACGGGAAAAGATCAGTGAGGCCCTAAAGGGAAGATATGTTTCCGGTGAAACACCAGAACAGAAGTCAGCCCGAATGAGGGGGTACCGTCTCGACGGGTCCCCAGCCGTTGGGCACTTCGATATGGGTGGGTACCGTGCCCTTTCCGGTCAGCACGATCATCCACTGGCAGACAGTGACGGGTGCGTGACAGAACACCGAAAGGTTCTCTACGACAAGATTGGCTCAGGTCCACACCTGTGTTATTGGGGGTGTGGGGCAGTCCTGAGTTGGGGCACCATTCATGGCATCTGTGTCGACCACTTGGACGGGGACACAATGAACAATGACCCAGGGAATCTGGTCCCCAGTTGCTTTCTCTGCAACATTATGAGAGGTAGACACTAATGCCGAAGACCCTCAGTAGTGACCCCGTCAAGCGCCGGAACCAGTTGTTCCTCAACATCTACATGAACTACTACCACTGGGAAGCCGCTCGGGAGGACCACCAGATCACCGAGATCTGGGTGGAGGGGGAACTGATCTCCTTCCGGGATCTGCTGGTGGGTCTCGACACCCTCCCGCCACGACAGAAGCAGGCGTTCATCATCCACGTCTTGCAAGGGAAGACGGAGGTGGAGACACACAAGGTCATGGAGTTCACGAGCCCGTACACCCGGCTGGTCGGACAGTACGCCAGCGCCGCGCTCCTCAAGATGATCCGGGCTTACGATCTCGCCACCGCTGACCATGCTGTAGAAGTGTGACGACTCACTCGGTTTGAACACGTACCCCCGTTGGTGTTGCACCTCAAAATACATCTCTTTGGGTACAGTATTGGTATGGATTCATCCGAGGACCTCGAACTGGACGACGCTGACGCGCCGGAAGAGCGGGGCCCTCGGGTCAAGGTCAAGTGTGGTGTGGACTGGGAGCTCGAGGCTCAAGCGGACGTCCTACTCCGGGCTTCCCGTGAAGGGTTGACGAAGGTCTCCGACAAGCAGGACTTCCTCACCACCGACCAGCTCGAGCGACGTCGATGCCGGGAAGTGTTGGTGGCCCAGGGGTTCCCCGAGTCCCACCTCTACTCGGGTATCTATCGACGGGCCTGGAACCCGAACGCGGACACCAGGCCGAGCAACGATTCCCACCGGTTCATGGATCACTGAGGAGCAACTGATGACCGTCGACAACAGCCTGGACGCGCTGGTGGAGTCCGAGGTGGAGCGGCTCACGATCTCCGGCAAGACCTACGACTTCAAGTACAACCCGCTGTGTCGGATCTGCGACTCCGAGCAAGCCCGCCTGGTGAACTCGATGCTCACCAACGGTTCGAGCTATCGGGCCATCCTCCGAACCCTGGCTCCGTACAACGAGACCAAGGAGAAGCAGGAGCGGATCGGGTACAACTCCCTCCGCACCCACGCCGTCAAGCACTTCCCCGTCCAGGCCAGTGGCCGCAACGTGATGCGCGACATCATGGAGCAGCGCGCCGCCGAGCAGGGCATCGACTTCGTGGAGGGTGTGGCCTCCATCGTCACCCCGATGGCCATCATGGACATCGTCATGCACAAGGGCCTCGAGCGCCTCGTCGCCAACCGTGACCCGATCACCCCTGACCTGGCGCTGCGCGCCGCCGAGCGACTCCAGCACTTCCTCAGCCAGCGAGAGGACAACGCCGAGGTCGAAGAGCTCCAGCTCCAGCTCAACCAGCTCATCGACGCCGTCAAGAAGAACGTGCCCGAGGAGTACTGGCGTCAGATCGTCAACGATCTCAACGGCGCGACGATCCCCGCTCCTGCGCCCATCGAGGCCGAAGCTGTGGAAAGCTCCGAGGAGTGATCACACTCGGGGCGTCCGACGCCGACACCGCTGGCATGTCCATCATCTCCACCACGTCGCTGGCCCCGAACCAGGGTCAGGTCGGCACGATGTACGACCCGGCCAAGCTGGCGTGCGGGGATCTCCGCCACGTGCACTCACTCCCGGACGGTCGCTACCTCACCGCCTTCGGGACCTCGTGGTCGGCGGCCACCCCGGACAACGCCGGAGGCTATGCCGCACACACCACGGTGAACACCCCTCGAGCCTTCCGGGTGAACCCGAGCTCGAGCGGATCACTCAGTCAGATCGACGCCCTGGCCGACACCGTGGCCTTGGTCGGTGGGGTCAGCGACGGCACCAACCTCTACTACCTCGTGATCAAGGACGGCGCTCCGGCGCTGATCGCTTATGACACTTCCGTCGCCGGTGCCGTCGTCCGGTTCGCCACGGTCGCCCTCCCGGACACCAACGGCATCGTCTGGTACTCGGGCATCGGCATCCACAACGGTCAGATCCTGATCTTCGGCACCAACATCACGAACCAGCTCCACGTCATGGCCCTGCCCCTGGACGCGCCCGCGCTCTCCGGTGGTTGGCGCTACGGCAACGGCAAGGGCTGGGTCTCGAGCCCCACCGAGCTCGCCCCACTGCTCTCGGGTGCCTCTGGTGCACCGATCACCACCGTGGGCACCGTCAACCTGGCCCAGGCCCGTACCTCCGTGGTGCTCTCCACCTGTGCCCAGGTCGGCACCACCGTCTACGGCCAGGTCTGGCTCGGCACTCACTCGATCTTCACGCCGTGGGAACCACAGTCCACCGCCCTGGTCCTCGGTGACACCGTCGCCGGGACCTTCCTCGGGTCGGGCATGGTGTTCCAGCAGTCGCTCCACGCCAACCCGGACCACACTCTGATGGACTCCCCGCTGATCGGCTACGGCGTGCCCTACTGCTACACCGTCGGCGCAACGAACGGCCTGTTCACCAAGTGGGGTGTCTGGCCTATCCGCCGCATCGGTTCCTAGTTGCTGTGACCTGCCCACTTTCCCGACAGAACAGGTGAACAGTTCAGCATCGAGGGGAGATCGACGTGGCATGGAACGAGACCGGTGCAGTCCCGCCGTCTAAGCCGCCTGTCGTCCAGCCGGGACGAGAGGGTTACCTCCCGGACGGCAAGGGATACATCGGCCCCCAGGGCCCCAAGGGTGAGCGGGGTGAACGGGGAGATCGTGGCGTCCAGGGTCCCCCCGGTGACAAGGGAGAGACCGGCGATCGAGGTCTCGACTCCACCGTCCCCGGCCCCACCGGACCTCAGGGCCCCAAGGGCGACAAAGGAGACACCGGCGCTCGAGGTCTGACCGGTCTCCAGGGTCAACAGGGCTCCCCCGGACAGCAGGGTGAAGTCGGCCCCCAGGGTCCTCAAGGGCTCGAAGGTCCCGCCGGTCCTGCCGGTGATCAGGGTGTCGACGGCGTCCAGGGTGACCGTGGTCCCGAAGGACCTCAAGGTCCCGCCGGTCCCAAGGGTGACGCCGGACCTCAGGGCTCCAAGGGTGACACCGGTACAGCCGGAGCTCCCGGAGCCAAGGGGGACAAGGGCGACACCGGTGATCAGGGCATCGCCGGTCAGACCGGCTCCGAAGGAACTCAGGGTCCTATCGGTCCTCAGGGTCCCGCTGGCCCCACCGGTGCCACGGGTGAACGTGGTGAAGCCGGTGCCGGTATCGAGATCACCGACCGTGTCGAGTTCTATGCCGACCTGCCGACCAACCTCACCGACACGCCAGCCGACCGAGGCAAGGCGTACTTCGTGGAGGCCGACGGCAAGCTCTACGTCTGGTCGGGTGTGGCCTTCCCCGCCCAGGGTCAGGGCTCTCAGTTCAAGGGTGACACCGGGCCTCAAGGTCCCACCGGACTCCAGGGTCCACAGGGGCCGAAGGGTGACACCGGTGCCACCGGCGTCGGTGAGCAGGGCCCGCAAGGACCCAAGGGTGACCCCGGAACTCCTGGTGCCAAGGGTGACACTGGTGCCGCTGGTACTCAGGGCATCCAGGGCGTCAAGGGTGATACCGGATCTCCGGGAGCCGAAGGGCCACAAGGCATTCCGGGAATCCAGGGACCTCAGGGTGTCAAGGGTGACACCGGTAGCCAGGGCATCCAGGGCTTGGTCGGCCCTCAGGGAAGCATCGGTCCCGCCGGTGCTCAAGGCCCTGCCGGTCCCGAGGGCGCTGCTGGTGTTCAGGGTCCCAAGGGTGACCGTGGTCTGACCGGTGACACGGGGCCCCAGGGCCCCACCGGTGCCGACTCCACCGTCCCCGGTCCTGCCGGGGCCAAGGGTGACACCGGACCGAAGGGTGACACGGGCCCGAAGGGCGATACCGGAGTCCAGGGGCCCACCGGTGACACCGGCGCAACCGGCCCCGCCGGAGAGACTGGACCTCAGGGAGCCAAGGGTGACACCGGACTCCAGGGACCCACCGGTCCCGTCGGCGACCAGGGCCCGATCGGTCCTGTCGGTCGTGGCTTCACTCCCCGAGGTGCTTGGGCACCGTCCACCGTGTACGCCGTGGACGACGTGCTCACCAACGCCGGTAGCTCGTACCGGGTCAACGTGGCCCACACCTCGGGCGCATCGTTCTCCACCGCCAACCTCGAGGCATGGGCCACCAAGGGCGACCAGGGTGTCCAGGGCACCCAGGGCACTCAGGGGCTCCAGGGTGACGTCGGTCCCGCCGGTCCCAAAGGCGACAAGGGCGACACCGGCAACGTCGGGCCCAAGGGCGACCAGGGCAACGTCGGCCCCGCCGGTGAGCAGGGTATCCAGGGCATCCCCGGCGTCCAGGGTGATCCGGGAGCCACCGGACCTCAGGGTGGTGTCGGTCCCGCTGGCGTCGAAGGACCTCAGGGACCCAAGGGTGACCAGGGCATCCAGGGACCGAAGGGCGACACGGGCAACACGGGCAACACCGGCACCGCCGGACGTGGCTTCCGTCCTCGTGGTGCCTGGGCGGCCACCACCTCGTACCTCGTGGACGACATCTACACCTACGGCGGCCAGACTTACCGGGTCACCACCGCGCACACCTCACCCGCCTCGTGGGTGATCACCAACTCCGAGCTCTGGGCTCAGAAGGGCACCGACGGCGCGCAAGGTATCCAGGGTCCCCAGGGTGACCAGGGCATTCAAGGGCCTCAGGGACCTCAAGGCGTCAAGGGCGACACGGGCACCCAGGGAACCCAGGGACCCCCCGGAATCCAGGGAGAGACCGGCCCCGCTGGGGCCAAGGGTGACAAGGGTGACACCGGTTTGACCGGTGCCAAGGGCGACACCGGAACCGCTGGCACCCAAGGTATCCAGGGCGTCAAGGGTGACACCGGACTCCAGGGTCCCGCCGGTATCCAGGGGCCCAAGGGTGATACCGGTTTGACCGGTGCCGCTTCCACTGTCCCAGGCCCGACCGGGCCTACCGGGCCCACCGGGCCAGCCGGAGCCAAGGGCGACAAGGGCGATAGTGGCGCGCCGGTGCCCGTGACCCGCACGCTGGTCTATACCAACGGTGGGCAAAGCACCCTTGGCCATGCCAAGACTCCGGCGTCGGGAACGTGGACTCAGGGCGGACTTCGTCATGTTGTGACTGTTCCTGTGTCCACCACACGCTGGCGCATTCGACTGCGAAACTACGACACCTATAACAACACCAACGGAACCGGCGCACTTTCCGGCACGTCTATCCGTGTCGGCCCACAGGTGACGGGAGTAGAGGTGAACAACGGTAACTTCCAAGCAGGCAACTCGAGCGTGATCGTCTCGTCACCCTTCACCGTCCCCAACACCACCTCCTTCTACGAGACACCATGGGTCACTGATCCGGCCCTCCAGATCATGGCGGGCGTGCCTATGGTCATTGGTTGGGGCTTTACCATGGCCGCTCAGTCCCTGAACGGATCGACGGGTGAGGCGTTCGTTTTCACCACGTCCGCCGCAGCAACCACCGAGGCCACAGCCGCCACCACTCCAGCTACGGGTTCTTCGATGCAAGGCACCCCGATCGACTTCCAAGTGGAGTACGAGTGTGTCTCGACCCGACCGGCGTTCTTGACGATCGGCGACTCGATCATGGAAGGGTTCGGAGGTATCAAGGGTACGACTAACGCCGCCCAGGTCCCCTACCCGATCTCCTCGTCCTACCCCGCTCAGTGGGCTAGAAACTGTGGAGCCTTGGTTACCAACTTGGCCCAATACTCCACTGTTTCCGCGCAATGGGCCGCCACTTCGTCCGACCGCTGGAGTCGGGTCAATCTGACTAACGGCGCATATGACGGGGCGTTGATCGCCATCGGCTCAAACGACTGTTCCACTGGCGTGGCCATCGCTACGTTCAAGGCGAATATGTTGACTGTCATCAACAAGGTCAGGTCCATCATCGGCAATGACAAGCCGATCTACTTGGCCAACGTGATGGGGCGGGCCGGTGTGACGGCGGCAAACAAGGACGCCTACAACAACTGGTTCGGCACGATGCCTTACGGGGTCACCGGAATCGTGGACTTCGACTCGATCATGAGCACACAAGGCGCTGCCACCCTCAACTCGAACCTCACCTCTGACACGGTCCACCCGAACGCTATCGGTTACGCCACCATGGCCGGTGCCCTGTCCGGGTATGTCAACAAGGGGAGCTCGAGCCCGTCCAGCGATACTCTCGTTCTGGGCAACACACAGTCCACGGCCATGGAGGGGAACAGGCTCCAAGTGGTCTCAGCCCTCCCCTCTAGCGGGCAGATCCCCGGAGCTTGGTATGGGGTACTCCAGTGACCACCTACTACATGGACGGGACGACACCTCGACAGTTCAAGAGCGTGGCCGTTTTCGACGGCAACTACCGTCAGCTCAAAGAGATCTGGGAGTGGACGGGGACCGAATACGTCCTCGTGTTCGAGTCCCAGATCCTTCCCGTGCCGGTATATCTCGGTGCGTCGGGGGCGCAAGTCACCGGGGCGAGCTTGACCATCAACTACCCGGTGGCGTCAGCACCCGGTGACTTTCTCGTGTGCATGGTGACTTTCCTGAACAACACCGCCACAGCGTTCACCGTCACGCCCCCTGCCGACTGGAATGTTCTGGTGAATCAGACCTATCCCGGCAACACCGCCTCCAAGACTGTGCTGATGTGGAGATTCCGAGAAGCCGAAACCTCGCTCGTGATCACAGCCAGCACGTCGGCCAGCATTATGACCGGCGCGGGGGACATCATCGCGTACCAGGGCAACACGGTGAACCCCGGAGCCCCGGTGGCCGTCTGGTCCGCTCAGTCCGAGCAACCCATCGCCAACCCCACGAATATCCCGATCGTCACCACACCCGCCTTGAACTGTGCCCTGTCCATGTTCGTCCAGACGATGACAGCCTCGGTGAACGCATACGGATCGACGTGGTCCGGGGGTTCGGTGGTCGAACGAACGGACGACAGTATCGTCTTCTCCACGTTCGCTCGCTTCCAGCATTCATCGGCAACCGACGAGAAAGCAGCGTCCGGGCCCACCCCCGCCTATCTGGCGACATCCACGGCCCCCACTGGCCTGGCTTATCACGAGTACTCAGGGATCGTTGCCATCCAGCCCTGAATTGCTTGGTACATGGTGGGTACAGTTCCGGGACAGTTGTGGTACTCTTGAGTCATGTAACCAACACACGCACCGAGCTCCCAGATGCCCGCTCAGGGCCTCTCGGAACGCCCACCACCACCTGATTCAGAACACTCTCCCATCCGAGGAGCTCCTTCTCAGGTCCAAAAAACGAGGAAGGCTCATGGACGACGTGAACGCATCGACCACAAAGAAGAAGACCGAAGAAGATCCGCTGCTGACTTACGCTCTTGTCGCCGAACTGGCAAAGGTGAAGATCGGCACGGTCTACATGTGGAAGAAGCGTGGACTGATGCCGAAGCCCGCGCCGGAAACCACGGGCCGTCGCCCCGTCTGGCGCAAGTCAACCATCGAGACGTTCCTGACGAACACCCTTCGTCGGGAACCGCACCTGTGAATCCAAACCCCCACCAGAAAGAGGCCCCCACAGCATGACCACTCTCAAGGTTCGTGACCTGCTCGGCAAGCTCCCCGCTGACAAGGGGGAACGTATCCAGACTCCCCTCGAGCAGGTCACGGTTTCCGACGACGGCGCTCGTATCACCGTGACCGAGGATCACTTCCTCGAGGAGCAGGAGCCCAAGGAGCACGTCTCCCAGTTGGACGAGATCGCCGAGCGCTCCCTGTGCAAGTTCCTGGACGTCCCGTTCAAGTACATCGAGACGCTCGATGGTGAGCTCAAGGCTCAGAACCTGAACTACTGGCTGGCCAAGAAGTCCGACGCCTTCGGTGTCTTCCACTTCAAGGATGCTCTCCTCGAGGACGTCTACGCTCCCGAGCGGATGCTGATCCCCGGTCGCCAGGTCGCCAACATCATCACCCAGAACTTCGACCCCAACGACGACATCGCCGGGTTCCACCGCGATGACAAGGTCCTCCAGATCGACGTCACCACCGACCGTTACTCCGTCGATATCGACGGCAACGGCGTGCTCGATCGCCCCGCCAAGGGCACCGAGTCCGACATCACCCACGGTGGTGTCCGCTTCTACCTCCCCGCTGACCTCAAGGGTGCCAAGAAGCCCACGGTCTCCACGTTCTTCAACCGGCTGATCTGCTCCAACGGCATGACCATCCGCCGGACCGAGGACGAGGTCACGCTCAAGGGCAAGACCATGGACGAGATCCTGGACGAGATGGAGCACATCGCCGCCGAGCTCCTGGTCAACATGGACGCCGCACTCGAGGGCTACAAGCAGACCGCCGAGATGAACATCCCCGGCAACCACATCGCCTTCATCCGCCAGATCGGACGGGAGCAGGGCATCGGCTCCAAGCTGATCGACAAGGCTCTCGACTACGCCGCCGGTCAGGGTGACCGTGAGTGGACGCTCTACGACGTCATCAACCTCTACACCTCGTTGGCCAAGTCGGCTCAGTTCGCATCGGCCAACAAGCTCCAGAACCTCGGTGGCCTGATGGTCACCCACGCCGAGCACATGATCGACCGGTGTGGCTCATGCACTCAGCTTCTTCCGACTTCCCACTACGCGGGCTGACCCATGCTGAGCTCAGCGACCAGAGGCATGTCCGTGTTCGGGCGCATGGCTATCCAGACCACGTTCGTGCCATCTGGCTGCTGGGTGTGGAAGGGCTACGTCCACGAGCCCGAAGATGGTGGCACCGGATACCGGGTCCTCAGGATCAACGGTGTCATGACGCTCGGACACCGGTGGTCGTACGAGTACTTCCGTGGAGAGATTCCCGAAGGACTGGTGATTGACCACCTGTGTCGTGTCCGTCGTTGCTGGAATCCACTTCACCTCGAGGCCGTCACCGTCGAAGAGAACAACGTCCGCGCTGGCCGCACCAACAGGCAGGTCACCAAGACCGAGTGCCCCCAAGGTCACGAGTACAACCAAGCCAACACCTACGAGCGCAAGTACAAAGGCCGCACCCACCGGATGTGTCGAGTGTGTGGCCGCGAGCGCAACAGAATCCGAAAGGCAAACATGAAGAAGAATCGGGTGAGTGCCTGATGTCGGTGCACCCACTGATCGAGCATGACGGCGTCACGTACCAGGGCACGATCATGAAGATCAACAAGACCACCCTCGGGTACGGCGATCACAACATGTTCTCCGGTTACCTCCACTGCTCTGCCCCCGGCTCCGGGATCAGTGTCGGTGGGATCACCCTGGACGATGTGAACCCGCTCCGGTCGAAGACTGACAGTGAGTTCCCCCAGCCCACCCGCATCGGTATCGGCTTCGGTATCGACTGGCTCAGGGAGATCATCGAGATCGTCGGTGTGGACTCGTGGGAGAAGCTCGTCGGAGAGCGGCTCATCGTGCTCTTCCGCTACAACGGGAACCCGAAGTCCCTCGGGCTCACTGCCGGACAGACCTCGGCAGGTATCGCCAACGTCGATTCCGGCAAGGCCATGGTCTTCGAGGACTTCTTCAACAAGTGGATCGCCGCCGACACCGAGCGCAAGCTCCACTTGGTCCACGTCCACAACCAGGCCGCGTCCGAGCGCTCGGACCTGACCACTCCCGAAGGAGAAACCAATGGCTGAAAAGTTCTTCAAGGTCTACGTCTCGATGGACACCGACGAGGACCTGAGCTCCACCCGTACCCGTGTGGGTATGGAGGCGGCACTGTCCGAGTGGTTCGACGGAGCGCCGACTCATGTCTACGGACTGACCGGCCTGGCTCCCGAGGACGCCAAGGCGCTCGAAGACCGTTTGCTCAAGGGAGAGTGACCCGGTGCCCGTTCGTCACATTGCCCTGATCGTGGAGGTCGAAGTCGACCGACAGCAGAGCGCCGAACTGGACGAGAGGCCGTACCTCGTTCGGGGTCAGATCCAGGAGCACCTCCAGCTCATGTATCCCACCCAGCAGCTCGTGGTCTCCGGCTTCCAGGTGATGGACGGGCCCAACCCGACTCACGTCCTGATCGACAAGGATTCCGTCCTGGCCGAGGACATGGCCAAGCACGGCCACGTCCCGGACGGTGTCTTCCCCGAGGCTGAGAACCTGACCGAGATCACGGACGAGGAACGAGTGTCTCGTCGGGCCATCCACCAGAAGTTCAAGGACGCTCTCAAGGAAGACGACCCGTGGCTCCGTCCCCCGACACAGGGGGTCAGTCGTGAGGAGCTGGCCAAGATGTACGGCAACACTCCACAGGGCAGGCACGGGACGAGGCCGATCAACAGCGCCACCCCCAGCACAGCAGCACCTACCCCACCAACAGGTGGAAGCGGACAGTCCTGCCAGTCCTCGGAAGAGCTCCCCAGGCCCGACAGGCCGGACAACGTGACCTCCATCGGCAAGGCACGGGAGAAGCGTCGGTGGAAGGGCAAGCGCTAGACCTGACAGACCTGATCGGTGGGGTGCTAGACCCACTCGAGTCGAACACCTCACCGATCGAGCAAGACACGCACCATAACGTGAGATAACAACAGGTCAGAGACCTACCAGTCCTGTACCATAGATGTACCACAACACAATGAAGCTGATGGAGCAGGAGAGATAAATGTCGGACAGTACAGGTACACCCCCGAAGAAGGCACCGGCCAAGAAGGCCATCAAGCGAGCAGGTGCCGACCCGAAGACGACCGAGGCCAAGGCACCGATCGTTCCCAGTACCTCTCCGACCACGGCCAAGGACCGACCCAAGGCCAACCCACTGATCCTCCCCGGCTCACAGGGATTCAAGGACCCGCGCACAGGTGCCGGAGTGCCGGACCCGACGGGAGACTTCGAGGCGTACCCCTCGGAGATCAACAAGCTCAAGTCCTTCCTGGCCACCATCCAGAACAAGTACGGGTTCAAGGCATTCACCGAGAGCTCGTGCACTCAGTTCGAGAACGAGGTCAAGGACCGAGCTGCCAACGAGATCGGACTCGTCCTCACCGTTCACTGGAAGGACGTGGACGTGGACGACGATCCGAACTCGGACACGCTCTACTGGATTCCGACGCTCAGTGTTGTCGGACGCACCGAGCGAGTTGGCGACACCGACCACGACAGGATGCAGTCCGAGATCCGATCGGGTGAGCTCGATGGTCAGGCGTTCGTGATCCGGGAAGACGGAACCAAGCACGAGTCAGCTCGTCGGACTGTCATCTGACCGTGGAGCAGTGGAGCCCGGTGGTCGGCTGGGAGGGTGAATACGAGGTCAGCACGCTTGGTGTCGTCCGCTCCCTCCCCCATCGGGTCACCCGCAAGAACGGAACGCCGTACACCGTGAGGGGTGGCAATCTCCGGCCTGGACCCAGTGGCACGGGAGGACATCTCCGTGTGGGCCTGTGGAGGAACGGCAAGTGCACGGACGGGCCAATCCATCAGCTCGTGATCGAAGCCTTCCTCGGGCCGTGCCCTGACGGTCTGGAGATCTTGCATCGGAACGGTGACCCGACGGACAACCGACTGGAGAATCTCCGGTACGGCACGCACGCCGAGAACATGGCTGACATGACCAAGCACGGGACACACGGCATGACCCAGCGGACTCACTGCCCCTCGGGCCACGAGTACACCGAAGCCAATACGTACCGATCACCGAAGAGACCGAACTCCAGAGACTGTCGACGCTGTATCAGCGATCGAGCAGCTCGGTACAAGCAGCGACGAAAAGAGACCAGAGCATGAACAAGATCATGAGCAAGCTCCGTCAGCCGATGCCAGCACCGCGCCAGAGGACGGTCGGTGTCTTCCTGATCCTCTTCTCGTTGCGGATGCTCATGGCGTTCGCTCAGGACCGGATGATGGTCCTCCGTGACCGGCGGATCGCCAGGCTCGAAGAGGGACTGGCTGAGCTCAAGGGAGACGTGGCCTGGATCAAGACGATCCCCGAGCTCTCCGTGCGATCCCGCCGTGGGTAGGACACCTCCGGGGTTCATCAGCCCCACGTTCCAGCCCGATGACCCGGACATCAGCACGGCGCTGTATTGGAACGGCAACAGCGAGCTCCACCACGTCCTGGTTCGGCTCCCGCACGACACCAGCTACACCGGGCTCTCCCCGGATCAGGCCAGGGAACTCATCGAGCGGCTGACCAGGGCCGTGGAAAAGCTGGACGAGTGAGTGGCTTCGACACCACCGATCCCTCCATCTGCGTGGCTGTCACGGGGACGGTATCGGTGGTGTACCCACGGGCGGTCCCCGTGCGGCTCCCACATCACCCGAACTTCACCTTCCTCACCCCCGAGCAGGCTCGTGAACTTCACAAGAAGCTGAGCTGGGCCATCGAAGAGCTGGACGAGTGATGATCGCCACCGGCATCATCTTCTGGTTCTCCGTCATCGGGAGCGCGTACCTCGGACAGAAGGCCACTCGTCAGGCACTGCACTGGCGGGAGCTGATGGTGCTGTGGACCTGTGCGTTCACAGTGGCCTTCTGTTCGACGTGGATGTTCCTGGAGACGTTCTGATGGGTGCACTGATGGACCAGCTCCTCGGGATCAAGGAGGAGCTCGAAACGTACGAGTACTACGTCCCGGTCAACTGCCCCAAGTGCGGGCGGTTCGTCGCACGGGACTCGGTCGTCAGCGAGGGCATGGACATGACCGGGGAGATCTGGTTCCGCTGCTACTGCGCCAAGTGCGGACACGTTCGAGCCTGTTGAGTCATACAGTTGTGGTACACTCGTGGTACACGAAAGGAACCCCCACATGAACAAGAAGATCACCCTTGATCACATCCGTCAGGCCCTGTGGACGATGGGGATCAGCGACAAGGACGTGACCAAGGTCGAGATCACCCCCAACGAGGTCACAGTCCAGCGCCGCCAGCGTGACAACAAGGGCAAGCTCAAGGTCACCGACGCCGGTACCAGTGTCTTCATCGAGATCTTCCCGGTCACTCGTGAGACCGTCCGGTACATCGGGGGTAGCTCCGGCCAGGAGGTCGAACCGTTCCCCGTCGGCACTCGAGTGGCCGACACCGATGAGTCCACTCGCTGGGGCGGTGCCGGAGTGGTCGAGTCCATCGACACCGAAGACCCACGGCTCAAGCTCTACGGGGTCAGGATGGACGAACCTATCCCCCTGAACATCGGAGTCCAGACTCACATCGTCGTCTCGGCCCGTCGCCTCAGGAGGGTCGACCTGTGATCACCCCCGAGGTACTCGCTCGCTTCATCGCCACCGAGCTCGGAGACCAGGCACAGAACGGACCGGACCCGTACAGCGGTGGCTATGTCGACGCTGAACACAGCGGGTCAGGCACCGGCACCCTGGACGACGCCACTCTCGACGGTCACTTCGACCTGATGAAGCTGTCCACCAAGATCATCGGGCTCGGGATCTGGGACGCCGTGTCCTCTCAGCTCGGCATCGACCTGGGAGGCGACACCGCCTTCTATCAGGATCTGAGGAAAGACCTCCAGGACCCGGAGTTCACCCGTGACTTCGTTCGTCATATGCGAGAGGTCAAGGCACAGCAGTCCGAGTCCGACGAGCCGTTCCCCGTCGGTACCGAGGTTGTCGACCCTGCTGTGACCTTCAAGGGGTGGATCGGGGTGGGCACGGTCGTCTCCATCGGTACCGACATCCAAGGGCTCAAGGTCTACGTCATCTCGAATAGACGACCCGATCACCGGGCCTGGAGGGTTGTTGTTGCTCCTGCCCATCGACTCAGGAAGGCCGACCTGTGAGCGCGAAGATACCGTTCGTGAACGGCTTCCCCGAGGGCTACAGTGCCGGACCTGGCCCAGAGCGTCCGTACCAGACGTACGTCTGTCAGCGGTGTGGTGCCGTTGTCATGCTGCTGGACATCCACAACCAGTGGCACCAGGAGCTCGACCACGAGGAAGCCACCACGGACGACGTCAAGGTGAGCAAGAGGGCTGAACCGGACGAGCCGTTCCCCGTCGGTACCCGTGTGACCGACATCGTGACCGGCAATCTGATCGGTACCGGAGTGGTCGAGTCCATCAGCCAGGACAGCGTGGGAATGGTCTACACCGTCAAGCTGGACAACGAGGAGCAGCAAGGGCTACCAGCCCGAGCGATCATCACGTCCTCTCGGATCAGGAGGGCCGACACGTGAACCGACCACTGACTCGGTGCGGCGCTCGGGTGTGTACCGGGTGCCGTGTCTGTGGGTGCAAGGCTCTCGGCATCCCACCCCAGCGCCTGTGGGTGGACATCGAGCCACTGGGCCGGATCACCAAGGGTCAGCAGGACATCGCCGACGCCGAGCACGCCCAGCAGGACTACGAGGAGACGATCAAGGTCTATGGCGTCTACGGCTCGGAGGAGGCGGCTCTGATCGCCATCCCTCGTCTGCGCCGGAAGATGGCGTGGGACCGGAACGGGCACTCCGCCGGTGACGTCTTCGCCGACGATCGCTACCTGGAGATCCAGCACCGTCGTGGTGACGAGCTGGTCAGCAGGATTCTCGTGCCGGACCTCCCCGAGGACGGCTGGTACCCCGAGCCCATCAAGGAAGGGAGAGGCTGGTGAGCGAACTGCCATGGGGCGCAACGATCGAGCCGAGTCCTGTCAGAGTCACCATCTGCACCGTGTGCGGGAAGCTGTGGGGTGACCACCAGGACATGGCTCTGGCCAACTGGTGGAAGGAGCAGGGCAACGGGTACTTCACCGAGGAAGCCGAGCCGCCGGTCGAAGAGCTTCCGATCACCCTCGAGTACTGTGTCGCGCTGCTCGTGAAGGCCAACCAGGGACCACAGGGGCCAACCGGACCGATGGGCCCGAAGGGCGACAAGGGCGACCGACCCGTGGATTAGTTCGCGGACCACCCGCGCAAGGGCTGACCGGCATCGCTGCTGGTAGAGGACGTGCGGGCCACCCTCGGGTGGCTACGCATAAAACTCTTGTGCCAAGGTACAGTTGTGGTACACTTGAGGTACAGGGAGACAGAGAGTCACCCGGACGAGGAGCCTGACATGAACGCCACCGAGACCCCCAAGACCATCACCACCGAGATCGAGACCCACCCCGGTGTCACCTTCGAGGCCGTCCAGTACGTCGACCCCTTCCCCGGCAAGAAGGGAACCGACGAGGTCAAGGACCCGTGCGTCTGTGGAGATGGCATCTACCACGCCCCCAGCCGCGTTGCTTGGGACAACGGCAACGGTGAGGCCAAGTGGTGCTTCTACTGCAATGGTCGTAGCTACATCGTCCGCAAGGTCTCGAGCCTCCGTCGCCGGGAGCGCAACCAGGTCAACGCCATCAACGAGACCCGCAAGCTCATGGCCATCCACGAGGCCGAGGCTCCCGCCCGCCACCAGGCCGAGCTCGATGAGGCTCACGCCGAAGCACAGGCCGAGCAGGACCGCCGCGATGCTCTCGTGACCGGGTTCGTCGGTGAGCTGGGTGACCGTCTCAAGAACCTCGAGGGCACGATCACCACCGCGATCACCTTCGAGGTCGAGGGCTTCAACTACGGCACCGTGGTCAAGGCGCTCGTCGTGGTCACCCTGGCCAACGGCCAGCAGATCAAGACCGTCGGCACCGGCGACAGCCTCTACGGCTGGGAGCGTGGCGACAAGGTCTTCGTGACCGGCACCGTGAGCGACCACGGCAATTACCACGGTCAGGACCAGACCATCGTGAAGCGCGCCAAGATCGTCGCCAGCTAGAGCGGGACGGCCACCCTCCGGGGTGGCTTTCCTGTTGGCACAGTTGTGGTACACTTTAGGTACGGGGACAGAGAGTCACCGAAGACCCAGGAGGACACCATGTCGAACACCGAAAAGCTCGTCGTCTCGCACAACACCGTCAACGGCTACGCAATCGGCATCGTCTCCAACATCGCCTTCGGTACCGGCAAGACGTACTTCGACGTAGTGCGGATGAACGGCTCCAGCCGTTACGTGTCCCTCACCCGGCACGACAACGAGGCCGATGCCCGTACGTCGGCCAACCGTGAGTGGTCCGCCGACATGGCCGCCGCCAGCTAGACCACCTCGGACCGGGGCCCTCGGGTCCCGGTCCACCCCACGAAAGAGGAACCCCCACGATGAGATCCATGCCTGACTGCCTGGCGTGCGGCTGGAACAGCCCCGAGCCCGAAGGCTCGGACGAGCACGCCCGCTCGACCGCCTACCACCGGAAGCACTTCTGCAAAGGGGGTGAGGCCAGCACCCGTCAATACGGCGTGAGGTTCACCCGCCGGTACTGGGCCGAAGCTGGCCAACTCGAGACCGACGAGGAGACCGTCGGCCCGTGGACGAAGAAGTACGCCACCGATCGAGCCAAGCGGATGAACCTGAACGACCCGAAAGCCAACGCCGTCGTCGTCACCCGAACCAAGACCATCGTCACCTCACCATGGAAAGAGACCTCATGAGAATCAACGTCTACAGCCAGGAGCTCACCGACGAGGTGGAGCTGGACACCAAGGAAAGCAACACCGGAATCACTTACAGCGCCGTCCGGCTCCTGCTCCACAGTTCGCCAATGCTCCATCACCCGCCCGAGGACGACGACCGTAGCGCCGTCACCTTCTGGCTTCCCAAGTCGGAAGAGCGACGAGAGTCCCTGGCCCGAGCCTTCGAGGCAATGGCCGAGATCGTCCGCACTGCCCCGAGTGAAACAGGATTGGACTGACATGACCGAGAAGTACACCCCCGTCCAGGCGCACGAGGTGGACCCCGAGACCGTCGGTCTGGGCAACATCAAGTCCGACATGCTCGGCTTCGACGTCGACCCGAACAGCTACGTCCCGGACAGTGTCGTTCGCTATCGCTCGGCTGAGGCCATCGTCTCGTTGCAAAAGCTGGCCAGGGGGTGGGAGACCGGCTGGACGACCACCCAGAGGGCCAGGGACCAGCTCCAGCAGGTCATCGAGCGCTGGGTCTCCTGGTCCACCGAGCCCGAGCCCGCTGCTGTCGCCGAGATGGGCGACATGATGCGGGAAGCCGCCATGGCTCAGATCGACCCTGACGGGATGTTCGCCATGGGTGTCTTGAACACCGACTGGACCAAGGTCGCCAAGGAGGTGGAGCACCTCTACCTCGGGGCCGAGGAGAACTACGAGCAGAAGATCGTGGCCGCCGTCGACTTCGTCCACGGCATCCTGGACAACCCGTCGGTGATCCGCGACATGATCCACCGGAACCCCGAGCTGATGGGCCGCCTGGCGCGGTCCCTGGCTCCTGGCCCTGTGCGCTATCAGATCGGCACCGAGATCCACACGGTCGAACAGATGGAGGGCCTGCCAGCTCTGGCCGTCATCGCCAGCACGGACCGGCTCCCGTCCTTCATCCTGGCTCAGTGCTCCGATGACGACGGGGAGCGTCAGTTCTTCTACCCCGGCAACGAGTCCGGCGTCAGCGCCCGTGACCTGATGAAGAAGGCCAAGTCCTGGAAGGTGGTGGCTCTCTCGTGAAGCTCAACCTGAGGACCGCCGACCTGATGGTCTTGGGCGGACTCGTCGGTGACGACGGTGGCACGAGCATCGTCAGGCACAGCCCCTCGAGCCTGTACGCGGACTTGAACCACGGGACACGGTCCCAGATCAAGGAGTCCCTCGAACGACTGCGTGGCTATGGCTTGGTCGAATACTTCGTCCCTCTCGTGAGTAACGACGGGAAGGACTGGAGGATCACCGACAAGGGGCTGGTGGCCCTCACTCAGTCCCGTCGTCTGGGAACGGTCGACCTCCCGGACGAGCCCGCCGTTCTGACCTCACCCGAGACCCGCATCCTCAAGTGGCTCCGGGAGTGGGCCGCGAAGGACGATGACTGGGTCACCGCCGACCGGCTTAGGGACGAGCTCTGTCTGACCAGCGAGACGACACTCGAGGCGCTCTACATGCTCGTGAACAGGGCGATGGTCGACTACGCGCACGAGGGCGGCGTGGAGATCTGGAGGATCAACGACATGGGGGTGGACGCCATCGCCGACAGGCCCGACAACCCGGTGGCCACGCTGGGCCTCGGATACACCGGCGACGAGCTCGATACGTTCACCGCCCCCGGTGTCGACGTGAAGCTCGAGAACATGGGTGACCGTGCCGAGCTCACGGTCACGTCGCCGGACGGCACCGTGTGGTCCTTCGAGATGGGTGAGGCTCAGTCGACGTTCTTCCTGGACTGGAGTGTCACCCGGCCCAAGAAGAAGCGCCGCGATTAGTTCGCTTCGGTACACCTGTGGTACAGTATGGGTACAGGGTCAGAGAGGCCCCGGAGTGAAGGAGAGCCCCATGTCGAACCTCAGCCCCATCCAGCTCGACAGCATCGCCGAAGACATGCTCATCACTCTCCTGGGTCAGGGCGTCCAGGCCGACTTCGTGGACGACGAGAACGACGAGAAGGATCTCGGGCTCGACTCGTTCACCACTCTCACCGTGAACCGGCTGATCGAGCAGAAGCTCGAGGCTATCCGTGACGCAATTCAGGAAGGACGTTTGAAGGTATGAGCGCCACAGCAGCGAAGCCCGTAGCCAATCGCTACGGCTTCACCCTGGCTCACTCGAGCGAGGACACCGGCGGCATCGTCAACCAGGAGTTCCCCACCCGCAAGGAGGCCGAGGAGCACCTCTCCAAGGTCCTCTCGGCTCAGCGCGGGGCCCAGGGCTTCGCCGTCAAGTGGGAAGAGGGCCACACGGAGTGGATGCTGCTGTACGGCAAGCGCACCATGGCCGAGGAGCGCAAGCGGCGCTGGGGGCTGGGATGGACTGGGTAACTCGATGTCTGGTGGCCCTCTTCGGGGTCCTGGTCTTTGCGTTCATCCTGGCTCTCACCTGGCCCACCACCCAGACCTACACCGTCAGGACGTGCACCTCTGACGGTCATGGTTCCTACGACTGCAAGGACACCCCGTGATCACACTCACCCAGCCCGAGATCGTCGCCTTCGGCCAGTACATCCAAGAGCTGGACATGACCCCCAGCCCGTACCGTCAGCAGCTCCTCGCGATGGAGGTGCTTCGGTACGTCAACGAGACCTTCCACCCCGGCTCGTCCGACGGCGGGCTCCTCGAGTTCCAGAACGCGCTCAAGCGTGAGCTCCTCCGGCTCAACGAGCAGGCCGAGAAGCTCAACAAGCGCGCCGGGAACAACCACTCCCCGTACCCCAACGGGATGCGCCGCGCCATCCATGCGATCGCCGTGGGTCTGACCCCGGATCGCCAGAGCTACCCGTCCTGGCTCCCCAGGTGGCCAACCAAGGAGATCGAGCCACCTGACTATCCGAACACTCGGAAGTTCAGCTTGCTCGAGATGGAGCGGCTCACCCAGGACGCCTACAACCAGGGCGTCATCGACGCCACCGAAGGAGCATGGTCATGACCGACCGACCATTGGCCAAGTACGCCCACGACTTCATCTTCACGGGTGAGCACGAGGAGTTCGGCGACGACGAGGTGATCGTCCACAATCTCGGCACCGACCGGGTCATCGTCTCGATCTGGGACGACCAGGGCTGTCATGTCTTGCCGTACCGGATGAACACCCACGACGACAACACGGTGAAGATCTACATCGGGGAGAAGATGGAGCGGGCCCGCGTCGGTCTCGCCGAGATCCCCAACGGCACCGAGCTCGAGGTTACGGTGATCGGATGACCAACTTTCAGCTACTCCTCATCATCACCCCCGTCGCGTCGGTAGTGCTCTGGGGTTTCATCGACGCCAAGAACCGGATGATCAGGTTGCTCGAAGAGCGGAACCAACAGCTCTTCCAGCTCAATCTCGACCTGGTTCGGAAGCAGAGCTCCGGCACCGCCTCCACGATCGAGAGTGAGAGCGATGCCCGCGACTGACCTGATCTGGCTCCTGGCGTGCATTGTCACCGGCACCGCCGTCGTCGGGGAGTACTCGCACCGGAAGGAGCGGGACCGCCTGGTCCGAGAGGAGCTCGAGCGCAAGAGGCGGGAGGAGCGGGAGAAGCTCCTGGACCAAGAGCGGGATTACGCACTGCAACGGGCGCAGTACACGGCCCGTGAGGCGTACAAAGCCTCGGAGCGGGAGCGTTACCGTCATGGCCGAGAGCAGATCCGCACCGATCACTCGGTCCGGTACGGCTACCACCGCCGTATCCCGCCCCACTTCGACTAAGGAGCACCATGGCAGAGCGCACGATCAAGGGGCCGCCGTCGGCTCCTTTCATGCAGATCCTCACCGGACTGTCCAAGACGTTCGAGGGTCTCTACAAGGCCCAGGGCACGTACATCCAGAAGGCGGCATCGCACGGGGCCACGGTCACCGAGCTGATGGAGGCCACCGGTCTCACTCGGGCCAAGGTGCTGGCCGTGATCACCGACTCCGACGTCTTCGAGGACGCCCACTTCGGGTTCCTTCGGATGGTCGACGGTGACCTGAGGGGCATCGACAAGGAGACCGGACAGGTCCTCGAGGATCAGCACCCCGGTATCAGCCTGACCGACGAGATCCTTCCGCCGGTGAACCGATGAGCCAAGAGGAAGCGCTGGCCGCACTCACCACCCGAGACTTGCACTGTCTGGTGATCGCCATCCAACGCCACTACCCCGAGGCCGAGGGTGACCTCATCGAGAAGCTGACCAATCTCCACCAGGCCAGGGTCGAAGACGAGAAGCGCAAGCCGGACTCACCACCCGAGATCTGTATCGTCCAGTGACACAGAAGGGCCCCACCCTCATCGAGAGTGGGGCTCCTTTGTGCCCGGACTACACCGTGATGCTGGTGTCCGTCATGACGATCTGGTCGAACGAGTACGAGCTCCACTGAGGCTGAGCGAACGGACGGTTCGAGGTCTGGGTCGCGCCCCAGTTCGTGTTCGTCTCGTTGACCACGTGGTTGGTGTCGGTCCACTGGAGGATGACCACGCCGGTCGTCTCGTTCTTGACCGTGTAGACATTGCCGTCGTAGTCGAAGCTCAGCCGGTGACCGAACGTGAACGTACCGTTGGCCTGGAGTCGCTGGGTGGACGTGGTGCCGTTGAGCGAGAAGCAGGTGACCTGACCGCTACCCCGGACCCGGAACTCGACACACGTGCCTTCACCGAACGTCTGGGTGGTACGGAGCCGGACGAAGAAGCTCGAGCCGTTGGACCCGGCATCGAGCTGCTGGTTCGAGTTCGGGAGGATCACGTCACCGAGGGTGATCGTGACCTTGCCCTTGGCCGCCGACGGGAAGGCCACGTCGAAGATCCCGTACGGGTTGGCGTTCCCACTGGACTCAGCGATACCCGCACGGTTCCCCGAGGTGTACGCCTTGGTCAGGTTGCCACCGTGGAAGCCCTTCCAGCCCGGTCCCGCCGTGACGAAGTCCTCGGTCGCCACGACCGGCGGGTTGGGGCCACGGCTCGGGATCATCGTGATGAGATCCGGGATCAGTGAGTCCACCAACTGACCGACGTACTCGGTCATGGTGCCCGAGCCGCCCCGAGGCAAGGCCATCGGGAAGTCGACGGGGTTGCCATAGCCCACGTGCTTGCCCGAGATCATGTAGCCCTCGAGCTCGTTGCCCACGTTCACCACGCGCCGGATCAGCGACTGGAGGTCGGTGGAAGCAGCAACGGCAAGCCAGTCCGTGGACAGCAGGTTGCGGATCATCTGCGACTTCCACGCCTGGAACGTGGCACCGAAGGACCAGTAGTCGATCATGTCCGCCAGGTCCCGGAGCAGCGAGTCCGACTTGGCGTTACAGATCATGTCGTCGGTGATGACGAGCTCGAACTCGGGGATCTTGCCGGGGATCGACGCGCCGTAGCGGTTGGCCACGCCCCAGCCGGGGGTGGTGTGCACGCTCTGGTGGTCCGGGCTGATGGAGGTCTTGCTCCGGTCTCCGTTGGCCACGCTGACCCGGTAGGGGTTGGCGATCTGGACGAAGCCGATCACGCGGTCCCAGAGGTCCGGGTGCATTCCCCGGTGGAGCTCCTGCTGGACCTCGAAGACGACGCCAGCGCCCTGGCTGTATCCACAGAAGATGACGTAGCCGGTCGTCGCCCGTGCCTGAGCCAACAGGGCCGCCTTGCCGATGTTGCGGGAGGCGTAGTGGCTCGCACCGTTCCAACTGCCACCGGCCACGCCGATGGTGGAGTCGTAGCCGACCCAGTGGGACTGGACGCGCTCACCGAACTGCTGAGCCAGCTTGTAGCCCATCGACACGGGGTCGATCTCGGTCCGGGCGTCGTCCTGGTAGGACTCGCCGGTGCCGGGGACGTAGAAGAAGTGAACGTCTTTCGTGGTCATCTATGTGACTCTTCCTGTAGCCGCACGTCCAGGACCGATCGGTCTGAACGATGCTCAGCGTAGCCACGAAACGGACATCTCGGACGGTTCCCCGCTCGGTACAGTTGTGGTACAGTATGAGTACAGGGACAGAGAGTCCCCGCAACGAAGGAGAATCCCATGCCGAACCTCTTCAACCTCGAGACCAACACCTGCTTCTGCGGTGCCGAGCTGAGCAAGTACTGGGACGACGCCTTCGGTACCTACTACATCTGCGAAGAGGATCACCGCGTGGACGAGACAGGCGAAGAACTGTGAAGGTCAAGGAACTGGTGGCCGCCCTCCTGGAGGGCGGCCCCGAGCGTCAGGAGTGGGAGATCATCCTCCCGGACGGGTACTCGATCATCGGGGCCGGGGAGGACATCTCCGGTACCAGGGTCCAGCTCACCAAGGGCTCGTTCCTCGGACGAGCAGCGTGTGCCGAGCCCGGTTACTACGTGGCCGCCCGTGACGCCGAGGGTCACATCCGCCTCCGCTCCGGCCAGGGTCAGCTCGTGGCCCGCAAGGAGGACACCATCGAGATGGTGTCGGCGTGGATCGAGTGCTCTGCCCCCGGCCACTACCGGCGGATGTACGAAGCGACCCTGGCGCTGATGCTCAGCGAGCAAGAGGAGAAGTCCGAGTGATCCGGGTACCGATGTACCTCAACGACGACAACAAGGAGCTGGCCACGCTGAGTATCTGGCGTCGGGACAGCCGTGGGAACAACGGGCGCAAGAAGGACGAGGAGTACATCTACGACGCCCAGCTCGTGGTCATGTCCTGGGACAACAAGCGGATCGTCCAGGATCTTCACACGTCGACCACCCACCTCTACGGCTCCTCGTCGGTCCTGCTCGTGGCCAAGGTCATGGAGATCTTCTCCCGCAAGATCGACAGGGAGAAGCTGGATCTGACCGGATGAACAAGAACTACTTCCGGGAGTACCTGCTCAAGCAGACCGGCCCGAGCTGGTTTCACGACCAGGGGCTCCGGGCCCTGCCGATCAAGAAGCTCTGGGAGTGGCATTGCCGGATGGTGGCCGAGGACCTCCTGGACGCCTACGAGCTCACGATGGCCCTGCTCTACAACCCGCACGTCCGAACCACCAAGAGAGAAGAGCACGACACATGAGAAACAGCCCGACATTCCTCAAGGTCACCCACGGCACGGGTGACCTCCAGTTCCACAGCCTGGTCAACCTGGACCACATCACCCGTGTGATCGTGGCTGGTGTGACCGGCAAGGTCACCCTCGAGCTCTCGGACACGAAGCCCACCATCTCCGTCAACGAGCCCGCCCAGTGGTTCGAGGATGTCATTTCCGGCCACCCGGACGACATCCCCGGCGGGATCTACGAGTACAAGGGATAGCTCCGACCGAGCCCGGATACCGACACTGGTGTCCGGGCTTTGTTGTGGTACACTTCTAGTACAGCCCGACAGAGAGTCGGTGCCAGACAAGGAGATTCAGATGCGGAAGCAGAACAAGGACACCCACCTGGCCACGCTCCGGGACAAGCTCGGAGCCACGCTCTCGGACGAGGACCTGGCCAAGATCTGGCCGACCATCGACTCCTACGTCTCACTGATCTACGACGGAGCATTCCGCTCCGGCATGGCCCACGCGTCACGACCGAAAGGAACCCCCACCGATGTCGTTCTTTGATTACAAGGTGTCCCAGAACATCTCAGCCGAGGACCCGCCGTTCGCTTCGCTCATCATGGCTGCGATCCGCAAGGCCGACAGTATGAACGCCGCCAAGCTCATGCTCACCTTCCCGGAGATCTCGAACGAGCTCACGCAGCGCCACGGCTCCCCCCGGCGGCTGGCTCCCCGGAGAGGTCGCCACGTCATGATGAAGCGCGAGACTCTCAAGAACATGGCGTGGTTGATCCGCAAGTTCGATTACACCCCCAACCGCCAGGACACCATGACCCTTGCCGACAACCTCGGTGAGGCGATGGCCGAGATCGACCGGCTCAAGGCCAAGGTGTTCACCGCCTGGAACGAGGGGTACGACGCTGGCAACTTGGACATGGACAACGGCATCGACAAGGACGACAGTCGCCGCCACTTCAACCCGTACGGAGCTGGCAGGTGATGATCGGATGAGCGCGGCATCCCTTCGTGGGAAGTTGACCATGCACTACAAGTGGCACCGAGCTGAGGACGAACAATCCCTGTCATTGGAGTGCCGGTTCTGTTATCCGGTGTTCGTCTCCTGGAAAGACAGGTACAAGACCTACCGAGACATCCGAGAGGGGAGGTTGCCATGAGGGACGACCTCGAGCCCGTTCGACTGGGTTCCGACATCGTCGTGGACCCGGTCATCTGCGGGATGTGCCTCCGATTCAGTGATCTCGGGCTCGGGGGCGACCGAGGCGACCCCATCGCCATGGTTCACCCCGACTGTCTCGACCATCAGGAGAAGAAGTGATCACCGAGACCAGCCGTCTCCAGCGCGCCGCCGTGGATCTGGACGAGTACCGGTTCCAGTACGCCGTGGCCGCCGTCGAACGACGTCACGCCGCGCTGGCCGCGCACAAGGCCAAGGTGATCATCCCCAAGATCGCCGAACATCTCGGCACCACGCTGAGCAACACCTACCGGCTGATCAACGCCGCCAGCGAGGAGCCCCAGTTCCAGGGGCTCAGCCGGGACGAGATCGCCGCGATCATGGCAAAGGAGCCCAAGTGAACGAGCTCATCACCGCCCGGTACGAGGGCTACTGTCCGAAGTGCAAGGACGAGATCGACGTCGGCGACAAGATCGGCTACACCGACACGTTTGCCGTGTGCGAAGAGTGCTTCACATCCCGTGACCGTTCTCAGCGCCGGGAGAACACCACCGTGTGCCCCGAGTGCTTCCTCATCCACTCAGGAGAGTGCTTGTGACCCCGGAACTGGAGAAGGCCCTGGAGCTCGTGAAGGCTTCGGGGTACACCGTGGTCACCAATCGGAGCTACGCCGCCGCACAAGCCCGTCTGGCCGCCGCTCGGTGCTATCTGGAGTCCGAACAGCGGGCCACCAGGAGCGCTGAGGCGTGGGCTGGCAAGGCATTGGACGAACAACGCCGTCTGGCGGACCGTTTGACCTTCGTTTACGGCGTTGCGCGTAGTCATGGCGCGACTGTGGAGGAGCTGAGAGGCTCATAACCATGAATCGAGCCGTTCTCGGAGCCATTGCCATCGTTTTGACGATCAATTTGACCCTGTTTTTCACCCTGGTGAGCATCGTTCAGCCCGAATAGACGTCCGGTACACTTGTGGTACAGTATGGGTACAACACACCCCCACGGACCACAGGAGTGCTAGATGAGCCTTATCGAAGACTGGATCGGCTACAAGCCGGAAGAATCAGGCGTTTTCCCGTACAAGGGAGGACGTTTTGCCATGTATTTCGTCTCTCCGGGCTCTTCCGTCGCCGAATTGTTCGGTGACGAGGAGCAGGCCACCGCCCGACTCGAGGAATTGAAGGCCAGCGAGGCCCGATTCTGGGACGAGAAGGTCGTCTGGATGAACCAGGGTGACCGGACCGGCGGCTCCATCGACCCGGAGGGCAACCCCGAGCCGATCGCCACACACCGGGACGCCCTCCGTGTCGACGGACGGCACTACGTCACCGCGTGGGAGGGCATCCGTGGGAGCAAGTACATCGGCGATGGAAACAGGATGCTCGGCTACGGTGGCCGGGTCTTCCGCTGGGTCTTCCTGGACGACCCCACCGAGACCGTGCACGAGTCCAACTGTGTCTGGACCCAGGGAGCGATCCCGAGCTCGTTCGATCTCCCCGACAATGCCCGCTGGGTTCTCGAGCCCGAGACGAAGGAGTCCTGACATGCCCACTCGCACACCGGACATGAGTGGGAAGGACTGGAACAACACGTGCATCTATTGCGAGAGGAACGTCACCTTCTCGCACTGGGCCCCGCTGGCCGAGCACTACGTCAAGAAGCATCCCGACACCAAGCTCGGAGGCCAGTCCGTCAGCATCCTGGCGGCTCGTGAGGAGCGCAAGAAGGAAGAGCAGGCTCGGTCCAAGGAGAGGGCCGCCGAGCGGGCTCAGGCCGAGGAGAAGCTGAGGGACGATCTCACCGAGGAGCTCCGCAAGCACATCGTCGGTTACGACCACCACGACTGGGAGACCTGCCGACACTTCATCGGGTGCTTGTGCGGGTTCGAGATCGTCATGTCGGACGAGATCTACAACTCGATGGCAGTCCGGCTCTCGTCCGGCAACGTCGCCCAGTACATCTTGGCCCCGCACACCGCCCTGGTCGTGCGCGACTTCACCACCAGCCATGGCCGATAACCCCCGCCAACCACCTAGAGAAGGAACCCCCACGTGAGCTACAGCGTCAACAACGTCCAGGATCACAGGCTCTTCAAGCCGAACCGTGGTCCGTTGAGCCTGGACAGTCTCCGAGAGTTTGTCGAGCTGACCAAGGATGTCTCCGGCGGGACTCGACTCTTGGACGATCAGGGCAACCACATCTCGGAGATCTGCCTTCGGGTCTCCGAGCTCTCCTGGCCGAACAAGTCCGAGCCCGAGGAAGCCACCGAGCCCAAGGAAGCCGACGGGCCCGAGGATAAGGTCGAGACCCCATGCCGGGATGACATCTACAGGGGGTTCAGCGGGCCCAACCTGCTGACCATGGAGATGGGTGACAAGGTGGTGGACGGGGACCAGGTGTTCATGATCACCCACGTCGACAAGACCAAGCGTTACCGGCGGATGGTCACCGCCGTCGCCATCGACAGCAGCGACACCGTGCCCGAGTCCGTCACCGAGTCCCGCGAATACTCCGTGTGCTGGCGGACCAGGGTGGAGCAGGTCGTGTCCGTCTTGGTCGGTGACGTCGTCTGGACTCCCAGTGGCTGGCATCGGGTCATCGCCGTCCACCGAGGAACAGAAACAGTGGCGCTCGTCTTCAAGAGTCGCGCCAACTGGAGCGTCAGCCCACTGGACACACCCGTCACCATCCGAAAGGGACACGATGCCTGAGCTCTCCGAACTCTTCCCGGCCACGTGCATGATGGTCCGCTTGGTCCCCGGCGACGTCATCATGAACAACGACGCCCCGCACCGGGTCATGTCCACCCGCATGGAGTACTTCCACGCGGAAGGTGGACATGGTGAGAGCGGGCCGTGCCATTCCGCCAAGGTACGAATCCAGGTCTCCCCGCTCAGCGACAAGGACACCATGTACGCCTTTCGTGGGAATCCTGACGAGCAGGTCGAGATGGTGACCTACTCGAGAGCCCACAAGAAGCAGACGTTGGCGCTGCTCGAGGCCGAGATCGCCAGGGAGGGGAAGCCGGAGCTCGAAGTGGTCGACGTCCGGTTCACCTTCACTCGGAGCGACGAGGACGGACGGCTCGATCTCGAGAAGGTCGAGATGTACGGCAAGTCCAAGGGCGTGACGGACTCCGATCTCCGAACGCTGAGCGACAGCATGGGCCAGAACGATCACTGGCAGGTCATCCTCTCTCGGATGGGGGAAGTGATCAGTGGCGACACCATCACCGGCTGACCGGCTCTACACCTTGCCGCTCGAGCGCATCGGCATCGCCGTCGGCAAGGCCGTCACGATCAAGATGCCTGGCAACAAGCCCTGGTACGGGCTGGTCTCGGCCATCTCGGCTCACGGCCAGGTGATCGCCGTCCGGCGGGTGCTGACCCGAGGCCCGAACCGCCATGCCGGACTGACCGTGGGAGTCGACCGGTACAGCGCCGACTTCATCTTTCCGATCGGTCACAAGTTCTGACTTGTGCATGGGTACAGTTGTGGTACAGTATGGGTACAAGAGAGAAACGGAAACGAACCGCTCACGCGGGGCCGCCCTGGTCCCGCCGGTTCTCCTGAAAGGGGGTGCGTTCACATGAACGCCACCACTACTCTCGCCGCCGCCCGCCAGCTCCTCATCGAGGCCACCACGGCTTCGGTCGAGCGCCAGTGCAACGAGGCGCGTGCCGCCATCGAGGCCAAGGGCTGGAAGCTCGAGGACTTCAAGGCCGAGCTCCTGGCCCGCCAGCTCCCCAAGCTGATGGCCGAGGCCGGTCTCTGATGGCCGACGGTCAGGAGCCCTTGTTCGGGCCGGAGTTCCTCTCTCCGCTCCCGGACGGGCTCACCCCGCACAGTGAGTGCGCTGACTGCCACGACTTCATCTGGGCGTGCACGATCTGGCGCAAGTCCTTCCCCTGGCTCGAGGCGATCTACGCCGAAGAGACCTCGTGACTTAGTACAACTGTGGTACACTTTAGGTACAGGGTCAGAGAGACCCTCCCGTCGAAAGGAAACCCCCATGAGCGCCACCGCAACCGCCACCAAGTCCGTCTTCATCTGGAAGAGCGAGACGGCTCAGTACACCGGCACCGAGTGGGGCCACGGCATCGTCCTGACCTTCACGCCGATCCAGGTGGGTGGGCTCTGCCCCGGCCTCCGCATCGCCGAGACCGTGAACGTGGCCACCGTGTACTCGATGTACGACGCGCTGATGGTCGCTCGGCTCCACGCCGAGGCCAAGGGTCACGGCCCGATCTTCCAGGTCGACAAGTGATCGACACCCGCCCGGACCCGCTGCCGATCGGCACGCGGGTCCGTCACATCGGTGAGCAGTATCCCGAGGCATTGCGGGAGGGCACCGGCAACATCGTCTCGGTGGTCCGCTACTACCCGACAGACAAGACGTACGAGTACTTGGTCCAATGCGACCAGCCACCGACCTGGGCCTTCCACGGGGAGACCCTCGTGGAGCGCAACCACGTGGTCCAGGTCCATCCGATCGGAGATCTCACATGAAAGCCAAGGGAGTCATGACCCGGCTCGAGTACGAGCGTCGGGCCGAGGCCCAGCAGTACAAGCCGAAGACGTACGAGGAGGCCGTGGTGCTCTTCGAGCTGCTCAAGGCGAACGTCGGCAAGGAGGTCTGGTTGTTCCCCTCCCTCTTCACCAAGACCAGCCATAAGCGCCGGGTCCTGCTCCGGTCTGTCGACGTGGCCGTGGAGGACAGCCCTTTCCGGTCCTGGCCCCGGACTCAGGATGTCGAGAAGCTCCGGGACCCGGACACCGCTGGCATCGTGTGCTCGGTCAAGTACACCGGCCCCACCGGTCGACCGTCCTATCAGAAGAACATCAACGGCCACTTCATCCGACCGATCGAGGAGGTCGAGTAGTGGCCCGCAACATCACGGGGTACAAGATCAGCGTCGTCATGGCCCAGATCCGCAACAAGGCCCAGGTGGGCCGGGACCCCGCCAGACCTGGGGAGTGGGTCGTGTCCCGGCTGGCGGGGGACACCCTCCCCGGCTGGTTCGGGGGAGGGTTCGCCTCCCAGGCGGAAGCAATGACAGCAGCATGTAACAACCTCGAGGAAGAAGCCAGCGAGTGAGTCACCGAGTTACCCCCAAGCCGTCCGACGCCGGGAAGCGCCGACACTCTGGCCGGGACTGGCAGAGATGCCCCCACATCGGCACCATCGCCATCGAAGACGAGCAGAAGCAGCTCGAGATCGGTGGCTTCAAGCTCCAGTGCGTCAAGTGTGGCCGGTTCCTCCACGGAGAGACCGACCTGGCCACGCTCAAGCCCTCGTGGCCACGGACCGGCAACCCTCAGAAGATGGCACGTGACGAGGGCTACGAGGACGGCTGGAACGACGCCACCAAGGCCCACCGAGGCGAATAACCCACCGAGAAGAAAAGGACCCCCGTATGAACGACACCTTCCGACAGCTCCCGATCGAAGAACAGATCATGGACGTCCACACCAAGGTGTTCAAGCACCCCGCACCGGCCCACCCCCAGTTGCTCACGTGGGGCCGGACGCTGATGCGGCTCAAGCTCATCACCGACGAGGTCAAGGAACTGATCGACGCCATCGCCGACGGTGACCTGACCGAGATCGCCGACGCCGGTGCCGACATCATGGTCACGACCATCGGCCTGATGATCGAGTTCGGTTTCCCGGTCAAGGAGATCCTCTCCGAGGTCAGCTCCGCCAACATGACCAAGCTCAACGACGACGGTGAGCCCGAGTACAACGAGTGGGGCAAGGTCATCAAGGGGAAGAACTACGTCGCGCCGAACGTGGAGAACAAGCTCGTGGAACACGGTGCCAGCCAGGAGCACATCGACGCCCACCTTCGGATCAACACCAACTACGTGCTGACCCAGCTCGGCTGGCCCCAGGACCCCGAAGAGGGTTACCTGAACGAGTTCGATGCCCGGAACGATCTGCTGGACACCGCCCACCAGCTCACCGACGGCGACGAGCTCTCGTGCACCGACAAGGCCGACCTCGAGGATCAGCTCCTCTACCATGCGCGCCAGCTCGTCAAGGCCGCCGAAGCCAACGCCGAGAACGAGCTCCTGGTCCTGGAGAAGTCCACCCGCATCGGTGCCCAGTACAACCTCGAGCCCGAGCTCTCTCGTGACTGAGCCGGAGTACTGGGTCGACGTCCCGAAGGAGGTCCTCCCCGATGGGTCCTTCGAGTACGAGGCTTCGAGCCACGGTCGGATCAGGCGGAAGGAGACCGGCCTGATCTTGTCCACCTACCCGACCCCCAAGGGAGCGAACAGTAGGTACGTCAGCGTCCAGAGGGCGCACGGGAAGAGCTCGAACCGGACCGTGGCCCGACTGGTTTACGTCGCCTTCAACCCCGAGGGGCCGTGGCCGGAAGGGAACAAGGTCGTGGTCCGTCAGATCAACGACGAACCGAACGACTTCCGACCCCAGAATCTGGTCCTCGGTAAGAACATTGGTCGCCCTCCCGGACCCCGGCGCAATGGATACTTGCGCGACCCGCGCTAGATCTCGGTACAGTTGTGGTACACTTCTAGTACACGAGGACAGAGAGTCCGAGAGAAGGAGACCAACATGTTCGACATCCTGGAGAGCATCGACACCGAAGCCCCGAACTTCGTCCACGTCCCGGTGACGTGGCCGATCGACGCGTGCCCGGTCTGGGGTAACAAGCCCAGTGACGACCCGTGGGCCACGGCACCGACCACCCAGGACGACTGGATGCTCGATCCCGACGCTGCTCTCAACCGTCGTGGCTGACGACGTCAAGTACCTCCTGCTGAACCCGTTCGGCTTCACTCAGAAGTCGTTCGGGTCACCGGAGGAGCTCGAGGCGTACATCGTCCAGCGCTTCGGCGGGACGACGTCCGAGCACATGGGCGCGTTCCGAGGTATCCGTCGAACCAAGACCAGGAAGGAGACCCATGTCTGACTCGAAGTCCCTCAAGGGGATCAAGGTCGGTGACACGGTCGTCGTCCCCCGGTGGGACATGAGGAGCAAAGTGTCCAACGGGGAAGAGCACGTCATCACCCGAGTGGGCCGGACCCTGGTCTACATCGGGGAGTACCACCGGGAGGTCGGGTTCTACATCGAAAACGGTGCCGAGCGCTCCGACTATCAGCCGAGGCGGATGTATCTCCCGGAGGAGTGGGAGAAGGAGCAGCGCCATATCAAGGTCATGACCCGGCTCCGTAACGAGTACAAGATCGGCTCGACCGGGTACACCTCGAACCACATCTCCCCCGAAGCCTGGAGCGAGATCCTCGAGGTCCTGGACCGCCACGCCAAGAAGGAGAGCGATGCCTGAGTACGAACCACCCACGATCGACCCGGACGAGCACGCCCTGGTGATCAAGCCGGGAGACGAGGAGTTCCACGCATTCTGTTCGTGCGGGCGCTACTTCGGCTATGTGCGCGTCGACCAGTCGATCAGCAAGTTCGAGCGGATCTGGGACTTGCACACCACCGAGATCTTCCGCGCTCAGGGCAAGGAGATCTCGAAGACTCTCCTCCGGGCCGATATGTCGGAAGAAGCAGCACGCCGGAGGCGACTATGACCCAGGCCCGCGTCGATCGCCCGAACCACCGGTGGCTCCGCACGCTGCTCTCCGGCAAGCCTCACTTCGTGATCGGCTCCGGGGAGAACCCGTACCTGCTCCGCTGGTTCCTGATCCCCCGCAATACCAAGCTCAACATCTACCTCCACAAGTTCCTCCAGAGCGACGACGATCGAGCACTCCACGATCACCCGTGGTGGTTCTTCTCGTTCATCATCCGAGGCGGGTATCACGAGGAGACGCCGAACGGCGAAGAGCTTCGTATGGCCCCGTCGGTCGCCTTCCGTCCGGCTACTCACGTGCACCGCGTCCAGCTCATAGACGTCAAGGGTGGGGGTGAGCTTCCGACCTGGACGATCATCGTCACCGGCCCGAAGATCCGGCACTGGGGCTTCTGGTGCACGAAAGGATTCCGAGTGTGGGAAGAGTTCGATGAGAAAGGATGTGAGTGATGAGTGGCAACGAGCTCGTCGCCGACCACCGCAAGGCCCGCCAGAGCAAGCTCGAGAACCTCGTCCTCGAATTGACCACGATGCCGTGTCGTCCTGGTTCATGCGACGAGGTGCTCCAGCAGCTCTGGGACTTCACTGTGGACTATCGGTCCTCGGTCCTGTTCGGAGCCATCCTCCAGGTGGAGGCCCACAAGAAGACTAGGAAGAATCCATGACCGAAGAGAACAAGAGGGACTTCCTCGGGGAAGCCCTCAAGAATGCCAACGACTCGATCGGACGACCGGAGACATCGACGATCATGGCCGGTGACCCCGAGAGCACCGACGTCGGCCAGTTCGACGGTGTCGACCCGAAGTTGGCCAAGCGATTCCCCCAGGACATGAGCGATTGGCCGGACGAGATCGCCGTCGTGGTCGAAGTCCCCTCCCAGGACTCGATCGACCTGGTCTCCGAATTGCAGGACCCGATCGACCGGCACCCCGACGCGCTCCAGTTGCACCCGGTGCAACCCAACGAGGGGTACCCACGGAGCTCTCCCCAGACGAACCGGGGCATCGTGGACGGTGTCCTCGGTGAGGAGATCAAGCCCATCCGCAACGGTCGCTACGTCCGGCGGGTCACCGGCAACCAGCTCGTGGACTCCCAGGTGCACGAGGTGGCCGCGATGATCGAGCTCGGAGGCCAGCCCTGGGCCGTTCTGATCACGCCCGTCCGTTCGTACGAGGAGCGCAAGGACGCGTACGACAAGAAGACGGGCCGGTTCGCCGACGTCTTCGAGCTCGCCGACGACCCCGAAGGATCGGATCTCGGCTATCGGGCGATCTTGGCCGTCCCGGAGGACACCCTGGTGCTCACCGAGACGCAGTACGAGACGATCCACCGCTCGCACGGTCGCATCTCCGTCCCGGAGCCTTTCATGCTCGCCGGGAACTGGGAGTACCTCTCTCGTGAAGAGCGGAACGATCTCGCCAAGGAGTGGGACGACGTTCGGCGCTCCGAGCAGGCGGCTGAGAGCTCGAGTGATGAGTGATCAGGACGGGATCAACCGGAAGCCGGACATGGAGCTCACCGGGCGCGCCGCCGAGGCGCTGAGCCTGGCGAACTTCTACGAGCGCACCGAGCAGCACCAGCCGGACTACGACGGTGTCCGTGAGGAACCGACCGGTGGCCCCCGGTACTCCGATGCTGTCGGGTACGTCCCGCCGACGGCGGACGACTACGAGTACGGCCAGGGCATGAAAGTTTCCGACGAGGACCTCGGGGTATCCGACGTTTTCGTGGACGCCATGCCGGACGGTATGGTCTTCGGGGCGTTCATGGACTCGGAGTCCGGCTGGACTTCACTGAACGACCTACCTGACGAGTAGCGATCGTTGCCCTGGGCACTAGCCCACGGGAAGCGGTGTGTGGAGGAGGTCTCCGGGGCGTAAACACCTCACCCGAGGTAGCCCTTGATTATGGTTTCCAGCCTTGCATGCCCACAGCACAGAGGGGAGCTCGGTCCTTACGGGGACCGGGCTCTTCGTGCGTTTGCACTTCGGCACAGTTGTGGTACACTTCTAGTACAGGGTCAGAGAGGCCCCGGACAGAGGAGAACATCATGGCGAAGCCGAAGATCACCTACACGTACACCACCCCCGCCGGTGAGGTCGTCACCTTCCAATCCACCATGGAGCTCAACTACGTGGCCCTGATCCTCGACACCCCGTACAACTCCGACGTCCCCCGGTGGGGAATGGCCAAGAAGTCCAAGAACTACATCAACCCCGAGGCAATGGGCCAGAGCCCCGCTCAGAACCGCTGGTTCTCTAGCCTCCCCCACGTGATCCTCAAGCTCACCGTCGTCTAATCCACCGAGTCCGGCCCTTCGGGGCCGGGCTCTTCCCATCCTCGAAAGGAAAACACCATGGCCGTAGCCGTGAAAGTCATGACCGGGAGACTACGACTTCCAGATAAGCGAGTTTGTCGAGCTCCCACGCAAGGGCGACACCATTCTCATCGACGGGTACCTCAGGAGCGTCCGTCAGGTCGGCTGGACTCCCGACGAGAACGGCTTGTTCCGTCCCGAGATCGACGCCTCCCGATGAGCGAGAAGACCATCGTCGTCACCGAGGCCGAGGCGGTGGCCCTACTCCTCGAGTCCACTCGGGAGCGGCCACTGCCTATGTCCTGGGGTACCCAGCGCCTCATCGTCGCCGAGGACGGCTCCACCGACTGGGCCGTCCAGCGTCTCGAAGAGCTCAGAGGGGAATCGAAGTGAGCAACAACGAGGATCTGTTCCAGATGTTTTCGGAGATGGGCCAGTGCGAGGGGTGGGACTACATCCGGGCCGAGCGTGAGCGCCAGAAGGCCGCCGGACAGGAGACGAGCCGGGAGGACTTCTCCATCGTGGTCGGCATGGCTTCGCGCTACCTGGAGGCGGTGCACGACCGCGACGTCAACCTCGACATGGCCAACCTCGTCCGCGCCGGTTCCCTCATCAGCATCGCGCTGGACCTACTGGTGGAGAGCAACGGATGAAAGAGATCGGACGGCTCGAACACGAGGTCTCGGAAGAGATCCTCGAGCACCAGACCACCTATTCCGGCATGTGTGCGTGCCGGGAGCGTGTCTACAACCTCAACAGCCGCGCCAAGGACCTCAAGAGCCCGACCCAACTGGTGGCCGAGCACCTGGCCCGCGCCGTCGTCCAGAAACTGATCGAACAAGGAGACATCACATGAACCAGCCCCGAGAGTTCGACCGTCGGGAGTACGAGCAGCAGCAGATCACACCCACCTGGGAGGGGTACGGGCTCTACCACGAGTCCAACGACTCCTGGACGGCTCTGAGCACCGACGCCCGGATGGCGCGGGCGCTCGGGGCCACCCAACGGGTCCTGTTCGTGGAGGACAAGTACGGCGACTACCGAGGCTGGTTCGACGCCGTCATGGAGGGCTCCAAGCCGGTCTTCCACGTCGACGGGCGACTCAAGATCGTGGAAGTGCCGAAGATGATCCAGCACAAGCGCGTGTTCGAGGTCCAGTTCCCGTACAGCTCCCAGGCCGGGGTCGATCGCAACCAAGGGCAGGTGGTCCGCTTGTCGGTCGTGCGTCCACTTCCGTGGACTCCTCGAGAGGTATCGCCAGAGGACTGACCGTGTGCCAAGCTAGGTGCACCCTCTTGTGAGAGATAAGGACTATGGCCCCTATCGTAATCGTGATTCTTGGACTACTCCTCGGTGTTGTCTACGCGGGCTCCATCTGGCTGAGCTTTGCTTATGCCGAGGAGATCAAGGAGAAGATGCGAGAGATGTTCCGATCTCGGGGTCACTCCCAGCACCTCTTTCACTGATACAGATGTGGTACACTTCTGGTACAGGATCAGAGCGATCCTGACAGGAAAGGACCACGATGCAAGACGTCCCCAAAGATCTGACCCTCGTCCAGAAGTGCATCCACGAGGCCGCATCGGCTCGGTTCGCCGACTCGTACGAGGGCTACCCGTACGACCACCCGGTCACCCGGAGCCAGCGCGCCGAAGCAGCGCGATACATGCCCGGAGTCCTCAGAGCCCTGATGGAAGCCGCCGCCGTCCCGACGATGGCCGACTGGCTCGAGTCCGCCCGCTACGGCGGGGCCGCCAGCCGTGGTGACACCACCGAGTTCTAGCTCTACCCAACCCCCACACAAGGAGATCAACCATGAAGGCATCCACCCTCGTCCAGGCCAGCGCCACCATCGTCACCGTCGTCAATCTCAAGGAGGGTGATGTCTACAAGCGCATGGAGAAGCAGTACAACGACACCTTCGAGCTCAAGTTCGGCATCGTCACCAGCGTCATGGCCAACGGTGAAGACGTCGGCGTTACGGCGATCGAGTTCGACGGTGCCAAGTACAGCAACCTGACGGCGTCCATCAAGGTCTTCGGTGCCAACTCCGAGGTCTCGATCTTCGCCGCCGACCCGGACGAGGTGGCGGTCCACTTCGGCAAGCTGATCGAGTTCGGTATTGCCGACCTCAACACCAAGCGCGCCGAGATCACCAAGGCCGAGGAGATCCTGAATCAGATCTACCGGGTCAAGCACAACGCCGAAAACGGTGAGCTCACCGCGCCCGAGCTCAAGGTCATCACGGCCAACGCCGACGTCTCCGAGTAAGACTCACCCGAGGACGTACCCCAGCAGGGCAACTTGCTGGGGTACAGTTCTAGTACACCTGAAAGGACCCCCATGAGCAGTGTCGAACACAAGATAGCCATTCACCAGTTGGTGACCGAGCGCAAGAAGGCCGGTAAGCCGGTCTGGGAGTACACCCTGGATCTCTCGTTCATCGAGCTGGACCCGGACAAGAACTGGGAGGCGTACCGAGACCAGGTCGCCATCGCCATCAAGAACTCGTCCTGGTTTGCGGCCAAGGGGGAACAGGACTCGGAGTTGTGGACGCTCTGGGACGAGTTCAAGGACGCCGAGGACCGCGAGCACGGGAACCACGTGTTCAACGCCCTGTACGACGAGGCGGACTACGACCGCTGCTGGATCAAGACCACCTAGCCAAGTAAAGGACGAGTAAATGGACAAGCTGGACGAGCAGATCGTCGCACGAGAAGAGCGGATGGCCGAGTACCTGGGCCCCGGCACGAACACCCACCAGGCTTTCATCGAGGGCCCGTCGTACGAACTGGAGGCCCTGGGCTCCGGCCCCGAGGAGCACGTCGTGAAGCACCTGGCCGACTGGCTCGACAGGCATCCGCTCAGGCCCGGTCACCGAGCCTTCGTGGTCCAGGTCGTGGACTGCTTCCCCGGCCCGGAGCTGGTGGACTGATGGCGCTCAAGAAGCCGTACCTCCCCCAGGAGATCCCTGCTGTCGAGAAGGCGTTCCCGGCCAGCGTCGTGGACCTCATGCCCAGCCAGGCACACATCCCGCACGAGTTCCGCTTCGAGTCGAGAGAAGAGCCGAACTCCTGGCAGGCCCTCCCGGCCATCTTCTTCGGGGGCAACCTGCCGGAGGGTGGCGGGTTCATCGCCAAGGACGGCATCGACGCCCGCCTGGCGTACGACCACCTGAGCACCATCCTCCGGTCGTACGAGCCCAAGCACGAGGACAAGTGTGCCGCCGTGGCCTTCCTGGCCTCCATGTGGTTCCACGCCCTCGTGGACGGCCAGGGCGTGGCCGTGTGTGGCGCGGTCCCCGACGCTCTCCGAGAGAAGTTGGACAAGTGAACCCGCCGATCGAGCCGATCACCCTGACCACCGAAGAGCTCACCTTCGCCCACACGGTAAGGCAGGAGGCGCACGGTGATCTGATCGCAGATCTCCTTGCTCTCAAGGCGAACTACGTCAACGAGATGGACTACTCGACCGGGGACAAGATCAAGTCCCTGATCAAGTTGACCCAGCTTCGGAGTGTCCTGGGGTGGGTCAGCAACCTCCCGCCGGTCGTGATCCGTAACGAGGAGGAGACCGAGAAGTTCACCGCCGAGCGTCAGGCCGCTTTCATTCCAGGGTGGAAGGTCAAGCCCATCCACCCGATGAACCTCAGACCTGGTGACTTCATCGCAAGCTCGGAGACCGCCGACGATCCGGGCTATCCGGTCGAGATCGCCCAGGTCGATCTCGGGGTGGTTATCTGGGCCGTCATCAACGGACAGATGCAGTACTGGATCATGTCCGGCCAGTACCCGATGTGGCACGCAGTCAAGGAGGACCGGTGACTGTCGATCTCGATGCTCGGGTGAACCCGCTCGAGCGATCACGCAACAAGCTCCGGGGCCTCAGCCTGTGCACCGGATACGGCGGCATCGAGAAGGCCATCGAAGACTCGTTCGCCAAGCGCGGCAAGCAAGTCCAGACCGTCGCCTTCGCCGAGTTCGATGAGAAAGTGGCCGACCTGTACCGGTCGATCGAGCCCGGTATTCCGAACATCGGAGATCTCTCGCTGGTCGACTGGCAAGAGCTCAAGGACGGATTCATTCACGGGTGGGCCCGCTGGCCCATCGACATTATTTCGGCGGGCTATCCATGCCAGCCGTTCTCACAAGCCGGAGCCCGAAGAGGAATCAATGACGACCGACACATCTGGCCGCACATCTTTGAAGCGGTTCGCGTCCTTCGCCCCCGATACGTCTTCCTGGAGAACGTCGCGGGACACCGAACCCGAGGTTTCGGGGACGTTCTCGGGGACCTGGCCCAAGCAGGGTACGACACTCGATGGACTAGCCTACGAGCTTCCGACGTGGGTGCCCCGCATCGCCGGGAACGTGTTGTCGTCCTTGCAACACCTTCTCCCAACGCCGACGGTGAACGATTCCCGAGGTGGCCGCAACGAGACGGCGGTCCGGCTTAACGGCGGCAAGTTCAACTCGGGCGTGACGATGATCGACGCCCTGACCCTGATCGGCTACCTGCCGGACCCGCGTGGTCACACCCACCAGCTCCAGGAGGGTGGCTGGGGAAAGTACCTCCCGGCCATCCGCCGGTGGGAGGAGATCACCGGATACCGGTGCCCGTGGCCGGTCGAGCGTCCCGTCGGGGAGCCGACGGCACCGATGCAACTCTCTCCGGCCTTCGCCGAGTGGATGATGGGCCTGGCCCCCGGCCTGGTGTCCGCGTTCCCCGGCCTGACCCGTACTCAGCGACTCAAGATCTTGGGTAACGGAGTGTGCCCGCAACAGATGGAGGCGGCGATCGACCACCTTCTCGAGCAAGTTGAACCGACAGGAGACGTGAATGTCTGACGCCATGCCGACGCCGGAGGAGATCAAGGCCCGTGAGGACCTGGGCCTCGAGACCCAACCGCCCCCGGTGCACAACGATCACCCGAGCTCTCACGACGTGGCCATTGCCTTGCTCGGTCAGAGGTTCGCCGAGGCCCAGGAACACATGTCAGCCACGAACGGCGGCACGACGGGCCCGCTGCCGGATTCTGTTGCACGCTCGGCACTGCCTAACACCACGCTTGGATCTCCAGGTGTTGAGCTCATCGTACGAATGGCCGGAGGGACAGGCGGTCTTGTTTCCGTTGTGATCCGTCCCGTGGGCAATTCGATCTCGAGTGTTCTCGGAAGGGGTGCCGTAACGGAGGTTGCTGGGGCGATTATCCGTCTTGATTCCATTGAGATGGCGGACCTGGAGACCTTCGGGCTTAGGTCCGTGGTGGGCAAGGGCGACGAGAACGTGGACGCCCCGCTGGACCCCACGGCCACCGTCGATCCAGATCTGGACGGTCGGGTACCCGTCTTTGTCCAGGAAGATACTGAGAGGGCGTCCGTCCTTGGACTTGCGGACGGAGATGATCCGGTTCGAGTCGTCAACGAAGTAACCGGTGAATCCAGGAATGGGGTACATAGTAAGTACGGTACGCCCGTCACCACCGAAGCGGTTGAAGCCGCACAAGCCCATATGGCCAAGTCAAAGTCCTGGGGCCTTGAGAAGTACAAGACGATCCTCCAGCCGGACAACGGTCGGGACAGCCTCCAGGACCTGATCGAAGAGCTCGGGGACGCGTTGGTCTACGCCATCACCGCCCGCGCCCAGCGTGAGATCGACAAGGAGCGTTACCGGAAGGCTCTCGCCGACGCCTGGGCCGACGGGCACACCAAGGGGTGGACCGATCACGCCGAGCCGGGATACAACACCCCGACGCCCAACCCGTACCGGACCGAGGCCAAGGAGTGGACCTGGGACCCGGACGGGGACACTCAGACCGTCGAAGAGCACCTGGCGTCACCCGAGTTCGGGGCCCCGTGCTTCTCGTGTGGACGTCGTCGGCACGACAAGGCCGTGGAGAAGTGCTACTACTGTTGACCGTTCTGGGACAGTTCTAGTACAGTCCAGGTACAACGAAGGAGACCAACAGTCCTGAGGAGCGAGGGGTTGACCCTCAGGGCTGTGGAGAGGTCCGGGAGTCTCATCACTCCCGGACTTTTCTACAGCAGCGACGAAAGGACCCCCGTGCCCGACATCACGTTCGATCCCACCCACTTCTCCGACGATTACAAGGTCGACATGGTCCAGGCGTACCCCTACATCTCCGGGACGCCGTACCCAGGGACCAAGCACCCCTTCTTCACCCTCGAGAAGCTGGACGAGTGCTTTGCCCGCGTTCTGGCCAACAAGAATCTGGCCCGGACCCATCAGTCCTACTTGGACGAGAGGTACGGACCGTCATGAACTGGGACCCGCTAGTCCTGACCTTGCGCGTCGGCGCGGCCAACAACGCCGCCACCGATGCCCAGCGCGTCCGGCTCCGGGAGGAGCTCTTGCCCCTCGTCGGTGCCCCGCTCTACCAGGAGCAGGGAGACACCACCCTGATCGACGCCAAGCTCGAGGAGATCATGGGCCCCGAGTGGAAACCTTCCCCGTCCTGGCAGGAGCAGATCAACGCCTTCCAGGAGAAGGCCGAGCCCCGCAAGAAACCCCCACCGTTGTTCCCCAACTGAAAGGCCCCCACGTGTACGAGTACAACCCCGACACCCAGTACGAGGAACTTTTGCGCAAGATCGTCAACGAGGGCGACCGGGTCCCGAACCGGACCGGCACCGACACGCTCGAGATCTTCGGGGCCCAGCTCCGCTACGACCTCCAGCGTGGGTTCCCACTGATCACGACCAAGAAGGTCTTCACCAAGGCGATCATCCACGAGCTCCTGTGGTTCCTGTCCGGTGACACCAACGTCAAGTACCTCCAGGACAACGGCGTCACGATCTGGGACGAGTGGGCCAACGAGCACGGCGACCTCGGGCCCGTCTACGGCGGCCAGTGGCGCGCCTGGGGCGGGAACTGGAAGTACGACGGATACAACGACGAGTGGGTGGAAGGTGAAGGCATCGACCAGATCTCCGACCTGATCGACGGCATCAAGAAGGACCCGCACGGTCGTCGGCACATCGTCACGGCGTGGAACCCCTCCGAGATCGACAAGATGGCGCTCCCGCCGTGCCACATGTTCTTCCAGTGCCACGTCGACTCCGACAAGCGGCTCTCGCTCCAGATCTACCAGCGCAGCGCCGACATGTTCCTCGGGGTGCCGTTCAACATCGCCAGCTACGCGCTGCTGACCCACATGATCGCCCAGCAGACCGGGTGCACCGTCGGGGACCTGATCTGGACCGCCGGATCGGCACACCTCTACGTCAACCACCTGGACGCCGCCACCCGCCAGCTCAAGCGTGAGCCGTACGGCTTCCCGACGTTGGCGCTCAACGACCCGCTCTCGATCTTCGACTACTCGTACGAGGACATCGAGGTCCGGGGTTATCAGCATCACGACGCCATCAAGGCCGACGTCGCGATCTAGTTTCATTCATCCACTCATCAAGAAACGAAGGACAGACATGACCAAGAGCTTCACCAAGGAAGAGATCGCCCACGTCGTCCACGAGGCGAACAGGGCGCTCCAGAGCGTCATCGGTGACCCAGGGGTTCCGGTGTCCCCGCCGTGGGCCGACGCGCCGGAGGATCAGGTGCGCAGCTCCATCAACGGCATCAAGTTCACCTTCGACAACCCGGACGTGACGCCGGAGCAGTCTCACGAGTCGTGGCTGGCCGAGAAGCTCGAGAACGGCTGGGTCTGGGGGCCGGTGAAGGACGCCGAGCTCAAGACTCACCCGAACATCAAGCCGTACAGCGAGATCCCCGCCGCCGAGAAGATCAAGGACCATCTGTTCCTGGCGATCGTTCGGACTTTGGGTAGCGCCACGAAATAGTTGTGGTACAGTATGGGTACAGGGCAGGCAGAGAGCTTGCCCCGCACCCAGATTGGAACCCCCACCATGAAGATCAGTTTCGAGCCTGTCGGTAACGGCAACGACATCTTCGACTTCGACAAGATCAAGTCCGACCGATACAACCGCCGGGAAGTTCTCGACATCCCGTTCAGTGTGGTCATGGTCATCGAGACCGGTAAGGCCGTCAGTTCCCACCAGGTCTACATCGAGGGTGAGCTCACTTACAGCCGCCTGGACAACGGATCGTGGGTCAACAACTCGATCATCGAGGAGTACCACCCCGGCCTGGAGATCACTGACATCCACGACGACAAGTGGGATCAGTACGACGAGCCGCAACGCTCCAAGCTCATCACTCTCTTCGACGGCGCGTTCGATCAGCACCCGGCGGACAAGAAGCTCAGCGAGCTCCGCAAGGAAGAGATCAAGAAGCAGATCGCCAAGATTGACGAGCAGGCCGCTGCGCTCTACTCCCAGGCCGAGAGCTTGAAGGGTGAGCTGTGATGATCGAGCCCCGTATCGCCACCAGTGTCCCCCAGCACTCCGAGGTCTTCCAGTACGACGGCACTCTCGAGTCCGCCAAGACCATCGCCGACTGGATCGAACACCGCGTCGGGCCCAAGTGGGCCATGGGTGAGGACGAAGAGACCCGTGACTGGCTCTTCTACATCTACGACGAGCACGGTGGAAAGTTCCGCGTCCACGAGAACGACTGGGTCGTCTTCAAGGAGGTCGAAGACGGCACGTACCGGATGCGGCGCTGGACCCCCGAGCGTTTCGCCAAGAGCTGGAGCGTCTCGTGAGGCCCGGTCAGTGCGGATCGTGCGGACTCCCTGTTCTGTGGGTCCCACGGTCCGACAACCCCAATCGCTTCAATCGCCCGCTCGACATGGCCACCTCGTCCAAGAGGTATGTCATCGTCAGCGATCAGCTCCTGTTCGTGGACTCGTACGACGTCCACTACTGCCGACCCGACGAGAACGCCCTGGTGGCTCCCCCTGTCGGCACCACGGTGAACCTCAGCGAGCGGAAGCCCGAGCCGAAGCCCGAGCCCGTCAAGGCCGACACCCGTCAGCCGTGGCAGATCGAGCGGGACGAGCGGGAGAAGAAGGAGAGGGCGAAGCGCAAGCACGGGGAGAAGTGCTACGCCGCGTCCATCGCCGTCGACTGCCCCGAGAGCGAGTGTGGGGCCAAGGTCGGGGAGTTCTGCCGGGACATCCGGGAGCTGCCAGAGATCCGTGAGATGAACCCCTACTGGGAGCGCTCACACGTCAGCCGATTCATCGCTGGCATGGAGAAGGCCGAGATCCCGTTCGACATGAACAAGTACCTGGTCAAGATGGCCGACGAGCAGGGGCGTCAGATCCCGAACGACATCTACCACCGTGAGCAGAAGGCCCGACTCAAGCAAGCTCTTGCCGAGCACAACGAGAAGGTCATCGCCAAGACCAAGTGCCCCAAGTGCAACGCCAGCCGAGGCGTCCAGTGCTGGAACCTCAGTGACCGGCGCTATGGCCGCAAGGTGCACACCGCCGGACCACACACGGACCGGTCCAAGCTCTACCTGTCCAAGCACCCCCACCCAACTCTCGAGGAGAATCAGTGATTCCCAACATGGACATCGTCATCGAGTACCGAGTAGACGACGCCAGGGCTTCCACCACCACACGGGTCAGGACTTTGACCAAGACCAAGGGGGACTCGTTCTCACCTGTCGAAGTCGCCGGGGTCATCATGTCCGCGTTCATCGACGGGATCACCGAGCAGAAGCTCAGCCAGAAGATGAGCCGAGTCGAAGTGGAGCACGAGATCGAAGAGGCCATCGCTGCCGACCGTGAGGAGCGCAAGCTCTGGAATCGCTTCATGAACTGGCTCAGGCCGGGAAGGAACGACTTCTGATGGGCTACTTCGACAAGAAGGCCAAGAAGTGGGTGGTCGACGGCAAGACCGACGGTGGCCAGTCCTACGACTGCGTCAAGGGGAACCTGTTCAAGGCCCGCTCCGGCAAGCACGGGTATGCCGTCCGACTCGACTACTCCGAGATCTGGAAGAGCGTCGTCGTCGGCCCCGAGCGGGACGCCGTGCTGGCCACGGGTGAAGAGGTCTCGTACATCGAACCGAACGAGGCCGCCCTTCTGGCCATGGCCACGGCGTGCCTCCGTAGTCAGGCCGGGGACTACGAGCACGAGACCTCGGAAGAGGCCGCACAGCTCGATTACTTCTCCGAGCTCGGCACCGGCTGGATTCTCGTGGTCCAGGACCCGCCGAACGGCTGGCCACTGATGGTCATGTCCCGAGAGCTCTGGTCGGCCATCCAGCCGGTGCACGCTCAGCTCGAAGAGGACCGCCGTCGGTGAGTACCACCTACACCGTCCGCATCGTCACGGCCCGCAAGGACCACCGGTGTGACGAGTACCCCCGCTGTCCACACGGCGGGATCAAGCGCGGCCAGCAGTACCAGATCCACACCGAGTTCCCCGGCGGGGAGGCAGGCTACGCCGACTCCGCCGGGCACCCGGTCAGCATGAAGTTCTGCCCTCTCTGTCTCCCTATCGAAAAGGAACCCCACACGTGAAGATCAACGTCGCTCAGCTCAAGGTGGCCACCGAAAACGCCATCACCCGCGCCGGTGAGGCTCAGGTCGAATACGACGAGGCCCTGGCCCTGGCTGAGAAGCAGTACTTCGAGGACTTCAAGACCGGCCTCCAGCAGTGGCGTCCGTTCTACGAGGCCCTGGGCAAGGCCCTCCGTAAGTCGGCCACAGAGAAGGACATCAAGGCTCTCCAGACCTCTCTCATGCCTCAGGGTGAGGATCGCTACGGTGACCCCAAGCCCGCTCGTCTCTGGCGACCGTTCCGCGCCGGGAAGACCGAGCGCCGAGGCAACGCCAACATCCACACCAACGCCGACCACAAGCTCGGGCCGCGTCCGGTCTACGAGGTCCGAAACCTCGAGAACCTCCGGGACTTCCTGGGCATGATCGAAGACGAAGTGGTCACCTCAGCCGCCCTCGAGAACGCTGGCTTCCGTAATCTCAGCAAGCTGATGGATACGGTTCGTAACCAGCACTGGGTCGCTGACTGATGCCCGCCGCACGCGCCGGAGACCCGCAGACCTCACACGACGCCGCCGCGTCGGTGACCAAGCTCCGGCCCCGCCAGCATTCCGTCCTCCGGGTGATGAAGTGGTTCGGCAACGCGGCCACCGACGAGAAGATCGTGTCGGCGTACGCCGCCAATCATGTCCTCCCGGAACAGAGCGCCAGTGGCATCCGTACCCGCCGCAACGAGCTCGTGGAGCTCGGGGTGATCCGGGACAGTGGGAAGCGTGAGAAGCTCCGGTCCGGTCGCTACGGCGTCGTCTGGGAGGTAGTTCCCGAGGCCGAGCGTGAGGCCCCGCGCCAGATCAAGATCAAGCGGGACCCGAAGGACGTCTTGGCTCAGGTGATCAGTCTCCTGGATCAGGTGGAGGAGACGGCTGACCTCCCGAGGAATCGTGGGGACCGGTACTTCGCCGGAGTCGTGAACCTGTCCACCGAGATCAAGAAGATCGTCCAGGGGGATGGGTGATCAATCCCCTGTGGTCGACCATCCTGACACTCGTCGGGATGGTCGGCCTCTTCTTCGTCATGCGCAAGTCCATCCTCGGTCCCATCATCGGTCTGAGCGTCCAGTTCGTCTGGATCGCCTACGCCGTGGACACCGCCCAGCTCCCGTTCATCCTCTCGGCCTTCGGCTACGGCGGGATGAATCTGTACGGCATCATCCGCTGGCAGCGCGAGAAGATGCGCAAGGACGAAGAGACCAAGGTCCCTTCCGTTGAAAGTTAAAGCTGTACCTGAGACCGGCTCGACTGAGAATCAGTAAGAAGCTCACCGGTCGGTCTCAGGGAGGGGTTCATGCGCAAGAGCGGGTTACACCAGATCCCCGGCTCCATTGCATGGACCGTCTCCGATTACCACCTCTCTGTCCGCGAGCGTCTTGACGAGCGTCACGAGTCCCTTGTCATGTGGATATTCGATCTCTGGCTCGAGCGCTCCGGCATGTATTCCGCAATAACCCCCGCCCGTCCACCACGGAGGTACTCCCGTGTCCGCTCCCTTGTCACCCGCCGACGCCGCAACCCTCGAGGACATGTATCGAGACGAACGAATTAACAACGCCCGAAAAGAGATTGAAGAATACGGGGCAGCTCACACCCCGGAGTGGAAGAAGCGGTTGTCCCGTCTTCCGCTCTCGACAGAGAAGGGGCTCCAGTCATGACCAGCCCCCACCACCCGGACCAGTGGGAAGGGTGTTTGTGCGGGGGACGGGTTGCGGAATACACCACCGAGAACCTCCCCACCGACGACGACGAGCGCCGCGACCGAGCCCGTGAGCTCTGTTACGGGTGCCCCAAGCTCACCTGGTGTGGCCAACAGGCACTCGAGAACAACTGGTCCGGGGTCGTGGCGTGCGCCGTCCCGATGCCGGAGATGGCCAGGGGCTCTTCCGGCGCGATGCGCCGCGCCCGCCGGGAGATCGGACTGATCCTCGAGGGCAAAGCGAGCCCGCTCCCCGACCGGCTCCGGCCCCGTCCAGCTCCGCCGATGGGCAAGAAACCATTCGAGTGCGCCGGTAGGTGTGGTCAGATTCTCCGGCCCCGAGGCACCACGAGCGATCACTTCCCGCGCACCCGTCCGGTCTACTCCGGGACCCGCTGCTACGCCTGCCACAAGGAACACAAACGAGCCGCCCTGGAATTGGTGTAGACCTTCGGTACAGTTGTGGTACAGTTCTGGTAGAGGGTCACAGAGAGTGGCCCACACACCAGGAAGGAAAGCCATGAACCAGTTCCACGGGGGCACCCGGAGCCCCAACGAGTTCCCCTACGGAACTACGGCCCAGTACCCGACACCGGCTCAGTCGTACTACCGACCGGAGCCCGAACCCGAGCACAAGAGCTCGCTCGGGGGCAAGCTCCTCGTCGTCGGTGGAGTACTCCTCGTGGCCGCCGGGATCGTCACCACGATCAACCTCGTCAAGAGCGACGATGCACCCGCGTCCAACGGCCAGGTCGTGGCGGTCCCCATGAGCAAGGACGAGGGCTACATCGCCCGTCTTGCCGACAACAACGTGGAAGCCACCAGCGGCTCGACTCAGTCTCTGATCGCCGCCGCTCATCAGGTGTGCTCGTTCCGGGACCAGGGCTACCCCCAGGACTACATCGTCAGGAACATCTACCAGGGCAACCAGGAGTCCAACGCCTCTCTGTCCCTGGGTCAGATCCGCACCGTGGTGAACCTGAGTATCGACACCTACTGCCCCCAGTACGCCCGATGAAGAACTACCACGGACAATCCGAGTCCACCTGGCTCCCGTCGCCGTCCGGCGGATTCTGGGAGGTGGGGATCGGGCGCGGCTGGGATTATCTCGATTCCATCGAGATCCCGACGATCCCACCGATACCAGGAACCAGACAGACCACTCTCGGCCCGATCACCAGCTTGATCCACAGCTCGTAATTCCCCCACACCCGCAAGGAGAAAAGTCATGCACCGCAAGGGCTTGCACAACAACCAGATCGACGTCCGTTCCCTCGTTCCGAACTTCGAGTCCCGTGGACTGTGGCGTCGGGTCAAGGAGTACTTCGGTCTCTTCCCGAAGGGCGCGACGGCATGACCAACGTGACGACCGGAACCGAGCACATCCTCCGGCATCACATCCAGGTGCCGACGCCGTGTGTGGTCGGTGACCTCGAGCAACTGATGGACACGTTCAACGTCCAGGGGCCCAAGGGCTCGAGCATGGACCGCGCTCAGGTCCTGGCCGACGACACCGCCGTCCATGTCGTCTGGGAAGAAGTGCTGGACGGTGACGTGGAGTCATCGCTCGACAACTTCCAGAGCTGGTTGATCGACGCCTATCACTCGAGCAGGAACGACCTGCTCATGGCTGACTTGGACAAGATCGACGCCCTGGTCAAGGCATACAAGAAAACCCTGTGAAGGAGTAACCGATGGTCAGGTTCGAGCTCGTAGTGGACGACGACCCGACGACGGACCGGGAACCGTGGCCGTCCAAGCGATCGTTCCGGGCCCAGCACCAGCCCCGGTGCCTGAACGGCCACTTCGTCAAGAAGTCCAACGTCAAGACGATCTGGCCTCGAGCCGCTGGCCTGGACAAGCACTGGGAGATCTACTGTCCAGCTTGTGAGCGCATCCACGGCAACGGCCACCAGGAGATCCGCTGATGCCCAGGACCGGCCACAACCACTTCACTCGGGACATAAAGCCAGAGGGCCAGTGCCCCGCGTGCGACCAGTACCACCAGCAAGAACGCAAGATAACCCCCACAAAGAAAGAGAACCCCCATGGCAAACAATGAAGATCTGAACCGGACACTCAAGCTCACCCAGAAGGTCGCCTTCCGTCAGGGCGGCAAGATCCACGGCAAGCGACTGACCGCCGTGAAGTCGGCTGTCGACGCCGCGATCGAAGAAGTCCTCGGGAGGGAGTTCCCGGACCTGATCGCCGACGTCTCGTCCGAGCTCGAGTGGAGCTACGTCTACCGGGAAGAGTCCAGCCAGCACGTCGTCGGCGACGACGACGAGGCCACGGTGATCAACAAGTGACCGAGCCGGAATACGACTACTGGCGTAACCCCGGCAACGTCGTCAAACACCTGATCTCCAACTCCGGTTTCGTCGGGACCATCTGGCTCCCCGGCGACTGCACCGAGTACCGGGTGGGACTGAGCCGGATCACCTGTGGCTCGTATCAGGGCGATCACGTCCTGGTGGTCACCGTGGCTCAGACGGCGTACGCCATCTACCTCGGGGCCCCGTGGCACGACCAGCCCAGCGCGGCCAAGTTCAAGCAGCTCGGCCACCCGGACTGGCTCTGGCCAGCAGTGGAGCCGCTGATCAAGCTGATCACGGCATGGAAGGCCGACAGGGCCTCGGTCCCCGACGCGTAACCATCAGCCCCGTCTCTCGCTCCGGCGTCAGGCGGGGCTTTTGCGTGCCCGCATAACTGTGGTACACTTTTGGTACAGCGAGAGACAGAGAGTCCCTCGGAGTGAAGGAGAACCCCATGCCGGTCACGTTCAACACCAAGGCAACCGTCCCTAGCAACCCGGCCCCGTACCTCCACGAGGACAAGATCGACGCCGCCACCGCTGCTCACGCCGTCTACACCGCCAAGTACCTGGCCCGCTGCCGTGCCAACGACGAGCTCAAGGCCGCCAACAAGGTGATGCTCGATCAGAGCAAGACCCAGGAAGAGCGTGACGCCGCTATGGAGCTCAGCCGCGCCGCTCTCCGTCGCGCCTACTAATCCCCTTCACTCCCAACCCCCACGAGCACAGGAGCCAGTCATGCCGAACTACGTCAGCTTCACTCATCGCCACGAGCACGATTACGTCATCGGCGGGATGGTCTGCGATTGCGGCAACAACATCGCCGACACCCTGCTGATGGACGAGCTGGGCGTCGTGGTCGTCCAGATCCCCGGACTCGAGGCGTGGACGATCACTCGGAGAGGTAACGCCACCACCGCCATGTTCACCGACTTCAACGCGGCTACAGGTCAGGCTCGCAAACTGGCCCGCGAGATGAACGAGGTCATGTGATGCCACTCGGAAAGTTCAACCCGTCCTCCAGCTTCCGGGAACAGAGCGCCAATCGAACGGAGATGAACCCCACGGACTGGGCCCGCGCCTTCAAGTGCGCGGCCCTCCGGGAGGTCGAACATCACGTGATCTCGGGAGCACCGATCCCGGACGTGCTGGTAGAGGTGATCACCACCCCCGAGGACGCCCTGGAAAGAGAACAGGAGGCTTACCTGGAGGAGCGCCTTAACGCCCCCAAGGTCCACATCGTGATGATCCAAACCGGCAAGAGGGTCAGTGTCCACCGCGCCTACACCAAGAGAGAGGACGCCGACGACACCGTGGGTCGAATCCGTCACGGTGACTCCTGTGACCACGCGTGGGTAGAGACCCAGGAGCTCTTGTGAGGCCCCGCACGGTCCGGCGGATCATGACCGTGGCCTTCTGGTCGGTGGTGTTCCTCTGGGCCGTGATCCTGGCCTGGGCCACCGGCATGATCACCGTGATGATCGGCGTGATCTTCTTCGGTGGCATCATCAGCTCCGTCGCCGTCGACCTCACCCGAGGCTTTCGCAAAGTCTGACTTGCGTGTCGGTACAGTTGTGGTACACTTTAGGTACAGGGTCAGAGAGGCCCTCGAGAGAAGGAGAACATCATGGCGATCAACACCAACACCGAGTTCGTATCCGACGGACAGCAGTTCGGCTTCTCGGAGGACGAGATGGTCCGCTCGATGCGCGCCTTCCACGAGGCCCCGTTCATCCCGTGCAAGGAGTGCGGACGCAAGACCGAGTTCAACTCGGTGATCCGCCAGGTGTGCCACAACCACTTCCCCGCTGTCTACACCTACAGCCCCGAGTACCTCGAAAGCATCAAGAAGTAACCCACCAAGGGCCCCGCTCCGGCGGGGCCCTTCTTCCGAAGGAGCCCCATCAGATGAGTATCCGCAAGTACGGCGTCGAACCCGCTGAGATCGAAGTGGTCGACAATGACGCCGACAAGACGACCGAGTCCGTGCAGAATCAGGAGCAGACGAACGAGGAGAGCTGACGTGACAAAAGTCGATGACAAGGTCCTGATCGTCGTGTTCGGCGGTCCATGCGACGGGCTCGTGACCAAGCTGATCACCGGGGAGGAATCCATGTCCCGCGTGATGCTCCCGTTCGAGCGCCGTCCCGGCCCTGGCATCGAGCCGATCACCGAGAAGACGTACTACCGTCTTCGGACGAACACGGACACCGGCGCACCGATCAAGGTCCCCGTCCCGGTGGACAAGGGGGCTCGGCTGGCCGAGGCGTACGTGTACGACTTCGAGTACCCGCCACGTCCGACGCCCAAGGAAAACGACGCCGTGGACGGTGTTGACGAAGGATAGAACTGTGGTACACTTTTGGTACAGGGTCAGAGAGGCCCTGGAACCGAAGGAGATTCCCATGATCGCCACCACCGCCCCCGCCGTAGTCACCATCGACGGCGTCGACTTCGCCGGTGTGTCTGTTGAGACCTTCATGATCGCCGAGATCGCCGACTCCGCCGCTGAGCTCAACGCGGCCATCCTGGACGGCGACAAGGCCGCCGCCGCTGAGGCCCTGGACTTGCTCGCCGCCGCCACCGCTTCCGCCCTGGCCATCGGCGTCACCCAGGACGCGATCGACGCGGCCATGGAGCTCTGAGACACCAGCACCGGCCCCTCCCACACGGGAGGGGCCTTCTCTTTGAAAGGAACCCCCGTGAACGGCAACATCATGATCAACGATCTGGTCTATTACCAGATCGGCACCAAGGAACCCGAGCTCTTCGTGGTCATCGGCATCGACGAACGAGAGTTCAACGCCGACCACGACTGGAACCGCTTCCTGGACCTCGAACGGGCCCCGTCGGGCGGTGGCGGGATCTACGACGTGGAGGAACGGAAGGTCACTCTTCACCTCACGAGCGTCCAGCTGGACAAGCTCCACGGCAGGCGGAAGAGCCTTTCCGACCTCGAAGATCCCCGAGAGAAGTTCTTCCGGTGAGCCGGAGCCATACCTCCGTCCGGTTCTTCAATGACGGCGGGTTCATCGTGCGCGGCACCCAGGACCGCCTCGAGGCCCTGAGGATCTTCTTCGAGGACACCGGGCCCGACGAGGTCTACCCGTGGGAGGAGCTCGGCTGGGGCGTCTACCGGCCCGCGTACGAGCTCCCCGAGGACCATCCGAGCTATCGGGCCAAACACGAGCCGACGGCGATCAACGGCAAGCTCGTGGAGCAGGAGTACGAGGTCCAGCCCGACACCGAACTGGTGAGCAACTTCGCCGACCGGCTCCACGAGATGCTCGGCACGAGGGACACCCGCGCCGGATGGTTCCGCTGGGTCCCGGCCAGCGCCTGGGACCGAGAGAACGGGACCACTCAATGGCTCAGTGAGTGCAAGGGACCGGGCCGAGGGATCTTCGCCGGAGTCGCCTTCTACGAGTAGTGAGACTCCACAATTGTGGTACAGTATTAGTACAGGGTCAGAGAGACCCCGAACGAGAGGAAACCAGCATGGACCCCGACCAGACACTCACCGATCTCCGTGACATCGCCGCCAAGATGAACGAGGGGATGTACGTCCCGGCCCTGATGGCCGCCGCCCACGAGCTGATGGAGAAGTTCCAGGCCCTGGACGAGTGGATCTCCAACGGGAACGCCACCCCGAAGGACTGGTCCGCGTGAACAGGTACGCACTGACCCCGGCTCAAACCGCCGTCAAGATCGGAGAACACCTGTTCTACGGGCCGATGCTCGGGTGTGGGACGAACGACCCATCCACCATGAAGTCTCAATTCGACCCCGGCTTCCTCGAGTCCCTCAGCAAAGAGGACGTGATCTCTCGGTTCCGACTGCTCAAGCATCAAACCGATCACGAACGCCATCAGACTCGGGAGTTCCACCGAAAGGAGATGGCCAGGCTCGTGACCATCGTCGGTAAGGCCGGACACCTGTGGAACGTGATGCTCGAGTCGACCCGTTACCCGAACCGGGGCCGAAAGACCGTCCGCATCCAGGAGGTCATGGACGAAGCCAACCGTCGATGGCTCGAACAAGAGGAACTGGTCCGATGAGGGAGGGCCACTACCTCACCTCGGACGGCTTGCCTCCGGTGATGCCCACCGACGAGGAGCGGGCCGTCGCGATCGCCCTGAGGAACACCCCCACCGAGAAGATCATCCGGCACGCCCGTATCCGCCTGTTCTCCGCTGCCGGTCGTTCCGGGGAGCTCAGGTACAACCACAGCGCCACTCTCGAGCAGAGGGTTGACACTCGGGACCGTCTCTGGATGGCCCGAGAAGCGTTCAAAGAAGCACTCAAGGAAAGAGAAAACAACTGATGGCCCTTCCCCTCACCTCCGGCACCGCCACCGTCAGCGGGCCCGTCCTGCGCTCGATCAGCAAGGACCGCCGGACCGTCGTCAGGGTCCCCCTCCTGTTCTCCTCGGAGAAGCCAGGGGGCGGGGCCGGTGACGAGTGCGCGATCATGGGCATCATGTTCGACCGGGCGGCCACCGACGTGGTCGACGCCAACTTCCAGTCGGGAGACGAGGTCTACGTCGTCGGTCGGATCAAGACGGACCAACCGCTGAGCCCCGACGGGGAATCGAACGTCCAGGTCCTCATGCTCGAGACCGTCGCCGACCTCGTCGCCGAGCGCACTCCCCACTGGGGAGCGTGACCGTATCCCATCTGGGACAGTTCTAGTACGCTGTGGGTACAGCAATGGAAGGAGCCACCAATGACTCAGGGAGACAACCTCTCGGTGGCGATCCAACACAACACCGACACCGCCGCCCCCGCCGTCCTCGTCATGCCCGGTCACCCCACGGGGTGCACCTGTGGGGACGACCCGGATATTCAGATGATCCTCGGTGGCGGCATCTCACTCAAGGACACTCTCGAGTTGTGCGAGCTGGTCGTTAAGGCGTTGCGGGAGCAAACCGTCGCCGATCCCGAAACTGGTGAGCTTCACTTCTGAGGGTGCCGGAAAGGACCACCGTGTCCGACGTCCAGCTCACCGGAGACCAGACCCTCTGTCCCAAGTGCAAGGAACTCTTCGCCACCACCACGGCATTCCAGGCGCACGAAGCCAACCAGCGCAAGCTCTCGTCCCCGTGCAAGGAGCCGCTCTCCGCTGGCCTCATCGCCGAGATCAGGGGAGGGCGGACCTGGTGGGTCTCACCGAAGAAGGCTCCCCCGCGTTCACCGGCCAGCATGGCTTTCGATCGAGTCCTGAGCCGGATCACCCAACCCCGCTCGATCGCTGAGCGGGACGCGCTCCAGGCCGACATCGAGAAGGTCCGGCAAGCCATCGCCAGGAAGAAGTAGCGGCCATGGCAGACCTGTCCTGGGCGATCCTCTTCTTCCTCATCGTCATAGGTGGCGGGTTCTCTGTCGATCACCTCGTTCGGAGATCTCAGACCATGCGTGAGATCTACGAACAGGAGGAGAACGAGCGCCACATGAAGGCAAAGCTCAACGCCAGGCACCTGATGGCCAACCTCAAGGACGAGGACAAGGCGTGGCTCATCGACTACGGGGCCGCCTGGTTCCCCCAGGAGCCTGACCCTCTGGTGGACCGGATCTACGACTCGATGGGCGACAAGGGCAGAGCTCACGTCGACCGGTGCTATCGACTGGTCGAACTTCACGTCAGGGCCGGACTCGTGAAGGACAAGGACAAGTGGGTCAAGGCCCAGGAGTACACCAGGCTCTCGGACGCCGAGCTCGACAGCCAGATCACCATGGCCCAGCATCACGTTCTCTGGAACGACTGGGGTGGGGACGAGTTGATCCGGTAATGCTGTGACCTTCCCAGGTAGCCGACAGAACAGGTGAGAATGTTCGGTCGGCCCTGGGAGACAGTGTGAAGCGTAAGTTCCGCGTAGTGTTCGGACGCTCGGTGGCCACGAGCGGGCGTCCCGACGTCATGGAAGTCCTGGTCCAGTCCCTGAGCACATCCAGCAACGCGCTCACCGACATCACCTTCCCGCCGGTGGACGAGATCCGCAAGATCGCCCTCGGGAACGCCACCAACGTGGCCGAGTTCGACCTCGAGCCGAGCTACCAGCCCGGACTCGACCGCCCCATCCTGTACCGGGTCACCTGGCGCAAGTCCATGATCGGACGCGTGGAGACCACGGACTTCACGATGCCCAACGCCGACATCACCTACGACGACCTCACCGATCTCGGGGCCATCATCGGGTCCGAGGTCTACCTCCGGGAGGAGGATCTCGGTGTCATCGGTCGGGTGGCCAAGCTCAACGACGACGGCCTCGTGGTCGATGCGTTCGGCAACGTCGTCTCCGGCTCCGAGGGCATCGGCCAGCTCGAGCAGCGCCTCACCGTCGAAGAGCAGGAGCGCCGCGCCGGTGACCTGAGCAACCGGGCCTACGCCGCCCAACAGCTCGAGCTTCAGATCAACAGCGTCATCTCCACGACCAACACCAAGATCGCCGCCGCGATCGCCGAGTTCCGCGCCGCCGACCTGTCGGAGAAGACGGCTCGTGAGCAGGCCATCGCCGGACTGAACACGTACATCACCAGTGTCGTGGCCGAGCAGAACGGTCAGCTCTCCGCGCTCGGCTCGTCCCTGGCCACGCTCCAGGGCACCATGATCGCCAAGGCCGACCTCATCGGTGGCAAGATCCCGACGTCCCAGATCCCCTCGATCGCTCTCGGCACCGCCGTCAGCGTCGACACCCAGGCCCAGATGCTGGCGCTGACCACCGAACAAGTCCAGCCCGGTGACTTCGCCATCCGCCCGGACTCCACCTGGATCTTGATCTCGGCCAACCCGGCTTCCCTGAGCTCGTGGAAGCGTCTGGCCGTCGGTGGTGGTGTCACCACCGTCAACGGCATGGCCGGAGCCGTCGTGCTGGCCGCTGCCGACGTCGGTGCCCGTCCCGTCGGTGTCGCACTGAACATCTCCGAGGTCACCAACCTGACGGCTGAACTGGCCGCCAAGCTGACCCAAGCCGACCTCCAGTCGATCCAGACCGCGCTCGGCACCAAGGCCAACTCGAGCGAGCTCACCACGCTCCGCAACGAGGCAGTGCTCAAGACGGCTCAGGGCCTGGTTCCGACGACACTCCTCGGTGCCGACGTCCCGCTCGTGAACGGGCTCAACCAGCTCGTGAAGAAGGACGGCACCGTGCTGTCCACCGGTGGCGGCTCGGGGGCCGTGGCTTCGGTCAACGGCAAGGTGGGCACCGTCGTCCTCGTCGCCGGAGACGTCGGCGCTCGTGACGTCACGGTCAAGGTCCCGCTCGATGACGTCGAAGGGCTCGTCGCCGCGCTGGCAGGCAAGGCGTCAACCGCGACCACCACGAACCTGGCCTCGAGGCTCTCCAGTGCCGAGGCTGACATCGACGCGCTCCAGGCCGGAGAAGGCGGGGGCACCGGTGGAGCCCGGAACACCGTCTCGTGGGGTGACGACGGCTCGGACAACATCGAGACCGTGTTCGCCCGCTCCCCGTTCGGTCGCACCGCCGGAGGAACGCTCTACTACGACCACCTCGGGGTGGTCGACGCCGAGGCTGTCGTCCCGTACGTCAACATCTCCGGCGCGCTGACCTTCCGCAAGCTCGACCTGAACGCCGCACCCGACCCCGCGTGGGCACGGGCGTCGGACCTGGCCGCGCTGACCGCCCTCGTCGGAGGCAAGGCCGACCAGACAGCACTCGATGCCGTGGCCGCGCTCGTCGCCGCCAAGGCCACTCAGGCAGACCTCGATGCGCTGACCGCCGTCGTCGGCACCAAGGCGACCACCGCCGCGCTGAACCAGCTCCAGACCACGGTGGCGAACAAGGCCGACCAGGCGGATCTCGATGCCGCCAACATCGCCATCCAGGACCGGGTCGACGTGGAGACCTACACGGTCCGCCAGACGTCGATCGACCAGCAGCTCGGCACCAAGTACCAGCTCCCGGCGGGCGGCATCCCTCAAGCGACACTCGACTCGGCCACCCGCACCAAGATCGACCGAGGGGACGCCGCCAAGACCACGGTCGACGCCGCCACCGCGACAGCAGCGGCCAGCTCACTGGTGAAGACGGACGGCTCCGGCCTGTTCGTCGTGAGTCCGGCGACCGCCGCCGGTCACCCGTACCAGAAGAGCCAGGTCGACAACCTGCTCAACCTCAAGGTGACCACTTCGGACCTGACGCCGCTCCTGGCGGCCAAGGCCGACCTCGTTGGCGGCAAGATCCCGACAAGCCAGATCCCGGCGATCGCCACCCACGAGACCTACGCCGTGGCCAACCGTGCCGCCATGCTGGCGCTGACCCCGGCCCAGGTGCAGATCGGCGACGTGGCGATCATCACCGGCACCGCCGACCAGGGCACGTACACCCTGATCACCGCCGACCCGACGAACTTCAACAACTGGCTCAAGCACCTCTCGCCAGCGGACGTGGTCCAGTCGGTCAACGGCTACCAGGGCACGATCGTGCTCAACGCCGCCGACGTCGGGGCTCGTTCCGCATCGGTCGCCATCCCGATGGCCGACGTGTCCGGGCTCAGCGCCGCGCTGGCGGCCAAGGCCGACACCACCTACGTCAACACCCAGGTGGCCACGCGCACGACGCCGACCCAGGTGACTGATCAGGTCTCCCAGCTCGGTACCTCGAAGCTGGCCGTCGACCTGGCCGCCACACAGCCGGTCGGGTCACTGTCCGGTCAGCAGTCGATCGACAGCACGATTGCACCGCTCGACTCCCGTGTCCTGCTCCCGATGCAGAACTCGAGTACTCAGAACGGCATCTGGATCGTCAAGACCGGCGCATGGGTCCGTGCCACCGACATGGCGTCGGGCTCGTCGCTGATGCCGTACACCCTGGTGGCCGTCAAGGGCGGGGCCACGAACACCGACTCCCTCTGGCAGGTCACCACGACCGCGCCGGTCACCGTCGACAGTGCAGCTCAGAACTACGCCAAGATCCTCCGGGGTGGTTTGCCGAAGACGTATACCGGCGGCAACGGTATCGACGTCACCGGCACCGTGGTCTCGGCCAAGGCGGCTCCCGGCGGCAACATCATCGTGGCCTCGGACGGCATCAAGCTCGACTTCACCGGCTTGGTCCGAGGCATGGTGTTCCCGATCCCGGCGGGGTCGGCCACGGTCACGATCCCGCACAACCTGAACTCGATGAACATCTTCGTCCAGATCCGGGACGCCGTGAACGGTGACAATGTCGATGTGGGTGCCACGGCCACCGGCCTGAACACGGCCTCGGTGGAGTTCGAGTCAGCACCCGGTAGCGGCCAGTGGGTCGCCGTCGTCATCGCAGTCGGATAAGGAGAGACGTGAGCAGTCGTAGATATGTGGGTCGCGCCGCCGACGACCCACACTCGATCTCGTACCTGTCGTACGACCAGAGCCAGTCCGGCCAGGGCCTGACCCAGGCTCAGATCGACACCTCGGTCCAGAGTCAGCTCTCCGGCTACGCCACCAAGGCGTACGTCGACCAGCAGGACGCACTCAAGGCCACCGCCGCGTACGTCAGCAACGGTGACACCGCCAAGATCAAGTTGGCCCAGAGGGGGGCCGCCGACGGGGCCGCGCCGCTCGACTCGAGTGGCCTGGTTCCGGTCGCCAACCTCAACGCCAGCGCCTACGGCTGGCAATGGAACTACTCCGGCTCCGGCTACAACACCGGCGTCGTCACGGTCTCCTCCACGGCCACGTTCGCCCTCCTGGCCACGATCACGGTGAACGCTTCCGCGATCTGGAACAACGGCATCTCCTGCTTCCCGCTGATCTTCGGCTACTGGGAGGCTCGAGGTATCAACGGCACCGGTCGACCCCTGATCGAAGTGCGGCTCGGTGGCACCACCGGCACTCTCGTCGCCAAGGGCATGGGGGTGAGCCGGGGCAACTATCACGCGTGCAACATCTACCCACACGTCACCCAGGCCATCCCGGCTCAGGCGTCGTACACCTTCTACGTCTACGGTCGGATCAGCCTGGCAGGTCAGATCGAGTTCACCAACATGAATCCCAATGTCATCGCCTGCCTGGCCCCAGCGTTCGGAGCTACCCCATGAGTTCTCTTCGGTACTACGGCAAGAAGGCCGACTCCGACGCCTCGGTCACCACGAAGGGGTACGCCGACGAGCGGCGCGCCGCCGTGTCGGTCAGCCAGGCCGACGTCAACGCCGAGGTGTCTCGACAAACCAACGGTCTGGCCACCAAGACGTACGTCGACACCCAGGACAACACGCTGGTCAACAAGACGTACGTCGACACCCAGGACGCCAAGTACGCCAACGCCACGCTCCTCGGTGCGGCCAACGGTGTGGCCAAACTGAACGCCAGCAGCAAGCTCTCCGGCGCGCCGCTGCTCTCGCTGGCCCCGCGTGGTCCGAGGATCTACACGGTCACCTCGGGAATGAGCCAGTTCACCAACCAGACCAGCCAGAACGCGCTCCTGACGTCCATCTCGATCGCCGATCCCGGCTACACGTACTTCCCGATGGTGTTCGGGACGTTCGAGTGCATCACCAACTCCGGCGCGGACACCCGCATCGACCTCGGGGCCCGGTGGAACTCGTCGTCGGCGACGACGTACATGGCCTACGGCACCAGCAAGCTCGGTGACGCGTACTCGAGGACGACCATCTCCCTGACCCCGGACGCCGGTACCAAGTCCAGCTACACCGGTGCGGGAACGATCTACATCACGGCCTTCCGTGGCTACGGCTCAGGCTCCTGGAGCATCTGGGGCAACACCGGCGCGTGGGTCACCGTCATCCTCTACCCGATCTAAGGAGCACCGTGAGCTCAAACGTGCTTCCACAGCTTCCTGGAGCGGACCCGGCTTATCAGCGACTGAGAAACCCCGAAAACCTTCCCGAGCTCTTCATTCGTCAGAGTGCTCCCTCTGACATGAGCGACGTCGGACTCGGTGAGTTTGGCTCCTCCGTGTCGTTCCCCGATCGCAGCGAGACCGCGCTCGTGGGCTTGCTTATTGTTTTCAGGAATAGTTCCCAGCGAGAGGTGAGCGGGCTGGACGCAGATCTTTCGGTCACACGAGTGGAGGACGTGGAGCCCTTCGGGAATCTCACCGACAAAGATCCCGTAGGAAACTCTGTGGGCTTTTCGGTGGATGAGCTTCCCGTCCACTGTCATGCTGAACTGCCCATATCCGTTCTCAAGGGAGGCCGACCAGTCCCAGCACCCCTCAGTGGGAGAGGGTGCCTCAGGAGGTGGACCAGGCATGAACCAAGCAAAAGAGTCAGCTTCACTCAATCCCTGGGGTCGCCTCAAGGGGTCCCCCGCCGTCGCGTCCCCGTACTTACGCCATCGCTTGTAGTGACGACCACACAGTCCGCTCTTTCGAGTGAGAACTTCTCGCCCGCAAAACTCAACAGAACACCTCATACAGGGAGTGTACGCTAATGTCGTCCAGGAAGTACGTCGGCAAGAACGCCACCCAGGCACGACACCGGACCAACCGGCTCCAGACGGACACCACCATCGCCGACGGGGTGTCCCCGCAGTCGCTCCAGGACACGGTCAGCGCCGCCGTGGCTCCGCTGGCGTACCTGGACTACGTCAACGCCGCCGACGCCGCGTACGTGTCCAAGACGTACGTCGACAACCAGGACGCGCTCAACCTGCTGAGCACTCAGATCGGCGCGGCCAACGGTGTGGCACCGCTCAACGCCAACGGACAGGTCCCGGCCACCCACCTGAACCGGGTCCCGGTCCGGCGTCAGCGTGGCCCATATAACTGGACCACCCGACCGGTGGAGGCCGCCTCGTGTGACGCGAATGGAGTTTTCACCGACAAGTGGATCGGCGATCTGACGATCCCTGCACCGGGGTCCGGCTTCGGAATCTGGCGTCCGTTCGTATTGGGCCGGTTCGAGGGAATCAACCTCACCGGACTCGGTCGGGCCGAGATCCTCGTCCGATACGGAGCTACCGACGTCGCACACGGATACGGCTACAACGGCAACGACGCCAGCGACACCCAGCCGTACGGCTTCATGGTGATCCCGATGACCACGACCATCGCTCAGACACCCGCCGGATGGGCCGAAACGACGTCAATCACGATGAACGTCTTCCTCCGGGCGTCATTCCCCAACACCAGCGTGACCCTGGCCGGTGCCAACACCCTCTGGGGGTTCGCCCAGACCTGCTAGTGCTGTCTTCGTGCCGTCTTCTCCACAGAATTGGTGACCCCTATGGAGGAGAGAACCGATGGCATTACTTGCTCCGCTTCTTGGCCCCGAACCGTCGGTTCCTGTCTCGGCAACAGGCGACACAGTTTCGATACCCCTTGGCCGAGACTCGAAGGTTGCTCCCGGACAAGGGGTGGCCATGTTTGCAGTGTGTCTTCCGAGCCTGGAAGTGGCTCCCGTGCACGATCGAGTCCAGCGAGTTTTGCCTCTTGGTCCCGTACGAGAGATTGACCAGCCGGTTATCGGACGGGACCCCATTGGCATGGCGGACCTCGAGTCCGTCCGGGCGTGGGCCAAGGAATGCCTCAGCCACCAGGGAATGGACGGTCCGATCGTCCCGACCGGGGAGAACGACGTGCAAGTGACCACGGGAAAGGACCCCCGGAGTCAAGATCTTCCCTTTGAGCTTCTGGGTCACCCCGTCGCTACGGGTGATCACCCTGTCCAGGGACCGAACCAGCCCCTCGTCGCTGACTTCGTATCCTTCGTGACCTTCAATCATTTTCCACACGAATTGACGATACAGAAGGATGGTCGGTAATGGCTCTGGTGACCGAAAACGGCTGGAGTCAGTGCTCTCGCAGCGAGTGCGAGACGCCACTGATTCCAGGAACGGACGGGGTCCGGCCTGAGCTCCGCAAGGGCGACGTCGCTGTCATCCTCGGTGGCTTCGCCGCCTGGTGGCATCGGAACCTGATGAAGATCGACCAGTACAAGCCCCGCGACTACTGGGCCTGGAGTGCCACCAACGACGTGTGGAACTCGAACCATCTCTCGGGCACGGCCCTGGACCTGAACGCCACTCTCCTCCCGTGGCAGCGGCACACCATGACTCAGAGGCAGATCGACATCGTCAAACAGGGCATTTCCCTCTTCGAGGGAACTGTCTTCTGGGGTGGGTTCTGGGACCGGGTCGATCAGATGCACGTTCAGATCGCTTTGCCTCCAGGAAACCCCCGGATCAAGGAGTTCGCCGACAAGCTCCGCGCCGGATACCTCAACCTCTGGGCCGCCGGTGACCCGCTCGACTTCCCCCTGCCGACCGGCTACGCGTACGGACCGCTCGAAGGTCCCGCGTGGTGTGTCTCCGGCCAGTGGGAGTCGGACAGCCAGGCCGCCAAGGACGGACTCGGACGCTGGCAGGAAGCCCTCGGTCTCCCGGTCACCAAGATCTGGGACGCCGACACCGCCAAGGCCGCGACACTCCTCCAGCTCGTCAAGGGCTGGCCGGAGACGCCCGGTCTGGGCCGGGGCCTGATCTACGAGGGTGAGTGGAACGCCGTCATCCGGGAGGGGTGGAAGATCCCCGAGGGTGGCCTCGACCCGATCAAGCCGCCGGAGCCGTCGTTCGTCAAGTGGGGCGACTACTCCCAGTATCAGGGCGCGCACCTGGACGCTTCGTACCCGTACCCGGTCGTCTGCTTCCGGGCGTCGATCGGTTCGAGCATCGACACCAAGTTCCTCGAGAACATGCGCCGCGCCAAGGAGCTGGTCTCCCAGGGCAAGCTCAAGAAGGTCATCGCGTACCACTTCTGGGTTCCCGGCGTCGACAACTTCGGCACCTTCAAGAATGCGATCGAGCAGTCCGGCGGTGTCTTCCCCGAGCTCGGTTTCATGATCGACGTCGAAGACGGCGGGGAGAAGTGGAACATCAGGGGCGACCAGAGCAAGGGCGTCAACGAGTTCGTCCGCCTCGGTCAGGAGTACTTCGACAACGACCAGGCCGCGTCGGGCTACCTGAACTTCCGGTCCAACGAGTCCCTGTGGCCGACCCGACCCAACGGGATCAAGCTCATCGTCCCCGGCTACGGCAAGGGGCAGGACGTCGCGCCGTACAGCCCGGTGCCGATCTTCGGCCACCAGTACACCGACAAGGAGAACACCTCCCCGTTCGGTCCGTCGGACATGAACATCTCGAAGGTGTCGCTGACCTCCTGGCTGGCCGCGTGGGGTGTCAACGGCTCCAAGTCCACCCCTCCGGTCACGCCGGAACCCAAGCCCGAAGAGCCCAAGCCCGAGGCCCCGAAGGCCCTGGCCGACGTCGTATGGGAGCAGTTCCGTGCCTAGGATCTCGAACCTCAACCCACTGTCCAACATCCCCCGACCGATCGGTGGCACCGACCTGGCGATCCCATTCCGGGCCTTCGGTCAGATCGGGCTCGCCTACGGCGACACCTTCGGCAAGAAGGACGGCCAACTCCTCCCCCAGATCGGTGGCGACGACTGGCGATCGCCGGTCATCGTCTGGACCGACCCGCTCCCGGACTCGAGCCAGGCGATCAAGGTCACCAGCGCCGTCAAGGGCGGGGCCCAGCTCTGGGACTACCCGCACAACAACGGCACCTTCTCCACTGTGCTGCCGACCGACGTGATCGAGATCGACGGCAAGCTCTACGCCTGGGTCATGGTCACCGCCGGACTCGGCAACGAGAAGTGGTGTGAGCTCGCTGTCTCCACCGACCGTGGAGCCACCTGGACGAACAAGGGCCCCTGGTCCGTCACGGCCTACGGCGGCAAGCGCGTGATGATCACGTTCGACCGGAAGCCCGGTAGCGACTGGGTCGACATCTTCTCCACCGGCGGGCTGGCCCGTGACAAGGGAATGCTCCGCTGGCGCTGCCACAAGGACCGGCTCGAGGATCAGTCGGCGTGGTCCGGCTGGGGCTGGAACGGCAAGGACTGGGGCTGGGACCGGGAGCCGTCCGAGATCCTCCCCGGCTGGAAGTTCGGAGAGATCTGCTTCCGCTGGATCGAAGGCAACGCCGTCCTCTCCGGCTTCGACGCCGGGGACTACTCCGCGTTCGTCAAGGTCGGCGCGAACACCGACGCCAACTGGGTGGAAGCCAAGACCTACCGGCCCGTGACCGGGATGCCTCGTGGCGTCGACACGGTCTCTCAGCTCTACGGGTGCTACGTGCACCCGGACTCCCGGCTGGACGTGGCCAACGGCGTGACGATGATCGTCTCGACCTGGAACACCGCCACCGGCAACCCGTACCGGGCCATGCAGTACGTCATCCCCGAGGCCATCGCCTCGGTGGGACCCAAGACCGAACAACCGAAGGACGACGACATGACACCCCAGGAAGTACTCGAGCTGGTCGCCAAGGAGCTCGCCGTCTCCGGCTCCATCCCGATCGTCATCAAGGGCAAGAACGTCAGCCTCCGTGAGGGCATCGCCGAGGTCGTCCGCCAGGAGAAGGCCGAGTACACCCTGGCCAACCGTCCCGGCGCACCGATGGCCGCCGACGACCAGTACGGCCACACCATGTCCGCCCGCGCCGAGGGCCTGATCACCCAGGCGATCGTCAAGGAGCTGGCTGTCAAGTCCGGCATCGACGTCGCCGCGATCGTGGCCGACGTCAAGAAGGGCTTGAAGTAATGCAGGACGAGGCCCAGAGCATGGGCGAACACTCGGAAGACGGCGACAACCCGGAGAAGGTCTCCTTCCTCGAGCTGATCAAGCGCACCGCCGCCCAGGCCGCTCAGGAGGAGTGGGCTCGCAACGAGGCCGCCGCCCGCCAGCAGATCACCGACTACGCCCGACAGGTCGGCACCGGCGTCGTGACCGGACAGGGCTTCCCGGAGCTCGTCCCGAACATCACCGCCACCACGGCTCAGGGCCGCGAGCTCACCGTGGCGTCGGCCAAGAACCGCTCCTGGCGTACGTTCGTCCAGGGCTTCGGCATCGACTTCGGTTTTGCCCTGCTCTCGGTGCTGGCGCTGGCGCTCGGGGACTTCAACTTCCTCGATGGTGCCGCCTGGGTGACCCTCGGTGTCCTGGTGCTCAAGACCATCATCCAGACCGCCATCTCGTACGTGGCGCGACTCAAGATCACCCCGAACTACGACAAGCCGGAAGTGAGCAATGGGCCGTAACAAGAACTCCGCCCTCATCGAGTTCGACCCCATCAGGCAGTTCACCGACGCCCTCCGGCCCGAGGGATCGCTGCCCTGGGACTCGATCGTGGACTTCGCAACACACCCCAGCTTCTGTGACCAGCGGATGTACCCGCGTCAGCTCACGCTCCTCAAGCTGATCTACCTCGAGACCGACAACATGACGGCGTTCGACGTGGACGTGATCGAGCAGTGGCGCGTCGGGTGGCGTCAGGTCGACGCGCCGTTCGGTGTCCAGGAGGACATCTGGGAGCGGGTGAAGTACCTCAAGGATCGTGGGTACCGGCACTTCCCGCACACCGAGGCGCTGATCGGTCGACGTGGCTCCAAGGGCCACATCGGCGGCATCCTCGGGGCCGAGAAGCTGGCCCAGATGTACGCGCTGGACAACTGGCAAGACCACTACGGCATCGCCCGAGGCAAGGACGGCTATGCCTCGGTCGTGGCGACGTCACTGGCTCAGGCCAAGAAGTTCCAGTTCGCCGACATCCGGGCCGCGATCGAGTCGTGCAAGTACCTCGAGCAGGCCGTCGTCGGCTCGAGCGCGTCGGAGATCCTGATCCGCACACCCGCCGACATGCGCCGACTGGCTTACATGAAAGCCAAGAAGATGCCGATCGACCACACCATTGCCTCGTTGCACGTGGTCGCCATGTCCTCGAACTCGAGCTCGGGTCGTGGTGGTACCGGCTTCGCCAACTTCTACGACGAGTTCGCCCACATGGTCTCGGGTACCGGCTCACAGAAGTCCTCGGAGGAGATCTACGAGGCGTATCAGCCCTCTCTCGACCAGTTCAAGAAAGACTCGCTGACCTACATCCCCACCTCACCGTTCACCAAGGTCGGCAAGGCGTACTCCCTCTACAAGGAGGGGTCCGTCCTGATGACCTCGTACAACGAGGAGACCGGGCGGACCGAGTACGCCGTGGAGACAGTCAAGTCTCTGGGGACGACTCGGGAAGAACAAGGCCAGAGGCTTGTCGAGCTCACGGCCAACCCCGAGATGCTCGTGATCCAGCTCCCGTCCTGGGGCCTGTACGAGGACTACCAGAAGGCCCAGTCTCTCGGGTACCGGCACATCCCCAGTGCCATCCAGGAGTACGACGAGCGCCTCAAGCGCGCCGAGCAGTCCAACCCCGAGAAGTTCGCTGTGGAGCGCCGTGCACAGTTCGCCTCGGTCATGGACGCCTACCTCAACCCGCGCTCGGTGGAGAAGATGTTCGCCGTGCCGGACTGGCGCGATCCGCTCGGAGCCCAGCAGCGGGGCCGGATGGACGTCAAGTACCGGATTCACGTGGACCCGTCGCTGTCCAACGCCAACTTCGCCGTCTGTGTCGCTCACCTCGAGAACGCACCGGCGGACGACCACGGGGAGATCTGGCCGCACGTCGTGGTGGACTTCCTCCACGTGTGGAAGCCCGAGGACTTCGAGAACAACACCATCGACTACGTGTTCGTCACTCAGCAGCTCTCGGAGCTCCTGGACCGGTTCCCGTCGACCGACACCATCAGCTTCGACCAGTGGAACAGCGCCGGACCGATCGCCACGCTCAAGCAGAAGCACAAGCGCATCCGCATCATCGAAGAGACCTTCGGGGCCAAGTACAACGACCGGCGCATGGAGCGGTTCAAGACCGCGCTCAACCTCGGGTGGATTCACGCCTACCGGGACAACTTCTTCGACGGTGAGGACGACGGCTCGTCGCTGCTCGAGATGGAGCTCAAGTTCCTCCAGCGCAAGAAGAACGGCAAGGTCGACAAGCAGGACTTCGGACCGGTCACCACGAAGGACCTGGCGGACACCCTGATGGTGGTCACGGACAAGTTGCTCGAGGGTGCCTTGGACCGATGGGAAGCTCAGACCCTGGGCCTGACCAACACCGCTGTCGGCTCCTCGGACGCCGCTGCTCTCCGGGGTGGCCGGGAGCAGGACCGCGTTAACGCCTTCAACAGGGGCCCCAGCAACCCCACTGTCGGGTGGGGCTCGAGTGACGAGAGGAAAGAGAGCACGCGGGACCGACTACGGGCGTTGTCTGGTAATCGGATGGGTCTCGGTGACAGCAGTTCCCTGTCCTCACTTCGGCGTTCTGTCCGATAGGTGCGAGTCATGGTCACCACCCTCGGTAATCGGCGATACATTGAAGCGGATACAGCAGTCGAGCCGAGGGTGGATATGGGTTACCGAGTTCTAGCCGATCAGATTACCGACGACGAGATTCAGCCGCTGGGAGTCGATCTCGAACGAGACGCCGCTCAAACCATCTGTGCAAACGCCGAGAATCCCGAGGATGCCAGGATGTTGCTGGACATGCTCGGGATCTCTCTCGAAGCCCTCGGGGGTTCCCCCGAGCAACAGAGCGCCTGATCGAAAGTGTGGTGTCCCGTGTGCAACAAGGATTGCCCCAGTGCCCCGATGCGGGAGGCCCAGGGCCACTCGATCGTGGTGGCCATTCACAAGATTGACGAGCTCGGGGCCGAGCGGGACTACTGGCACGACCGGTTCGATCAGATGTGCTCGGTGTTGGGTGTCGAACCCAACGAAGCCATCCTCAATCTCTCTATGCTGTCCTGATGACTCAGTACAGCAGGGGATCTGACTTCGAGCGTTCTGCGATGAGGGCACTGGAGGCGGACGGGTACTTCGTCGTCCGGTCCGCCGGGTCCAAGGGGGCCGCCGATCTCGTCGCCCTCAAGTCAGGCCAGGCGCTCCTCGTCCAGTGCAAGATCAACGGACTGTGTCCGCCCGCCGAGCGGGCCGAGCTCATCCGCCTGGCGCACACCGTCGGCGCGCTGCCGATCGTGGCTTACAAGGTCAAGGGCAAGAGCAAGGTCCTGTACCGGCTCCTCCTGGGTCACGGGCCCAAGGACTTCGCCATCTGGAACACCGACGAGTTGAACCCGACCACAGAATTGGATCTCATCTCATGACCCTCGTGACCGCCGACGCCGAACAGGCCAAGTCCACCGGCGGGATGCTGGCCCTGGTCCCGCACGTTGACGACGCCCGCTGGTACTCCGTGGACGGCGGGGAGCCGGTGGAGGACATGCACGTCACGCTCTACTACTTCGGTGAGGACGTCACCGGTCGGGACCCCCACGACCTCGTGGCCGCCCTGGACGAGTTCTTCGACCTCTCCCGTGGCTTCCCGGCGATCTCCGCTCGTACGTTCGGGCACGCCCTGTTCAACCCGGACGGAGCCAACGACCGGGAACCGTGCGCCGTCTACCTGATCGGTGACAACGCGCACCTGGTGCCGCTCCGGGACGAGCTGATCAACATCATCACGCTCTGGGGTGGCGGGGCCGAGATGCCCAAGCAACACGAGCCGTACCACCCGCACATGACCGCCGGGTACAGCATCGGCTTGGACAAGCTGACACCTCCCGGTCCGGTGATCTTCGATCAGGTGGTGCTCACGTGGGCCGGGGAGAGCTACTACTTCGCACTCGTGGATTAGGGCTTGCACGCTTCGGTACAGTTGTGGTACAGTTCTTAACAGAGGGACAGAGAGTCCCTCACAGTTAAGGAGAGACACAATGTCTGTACGTTGCGGAAACCCGGTCCACAAGAGCCTCAACGCCGCCGCCGAGGCTCATCACGATTCCGTCGCTCAGGTTCGCCTCTGCTACGTCCGCCCGGTTCGCTCGCTCGAAGAGCGTGAGGCTGATGAGATCGCCGACACCATCGCCATGATCGAGGCCGAGTACGAATACGACGCTGACGCCGCTTACGAGCAGTTCCTCGAGCGTCAGGAAACCTCGGACGGCCCGTTCGGTGCCGACGGTCTCTACGACTACGAGCGCGAGCGTGGTTGCATCTCCTACGAAGAGGCCCGCCGTCGCGCCGAAGAGGCCAACGAGGATCACGCTCAGGAAGTTCGTGTCGGGATCTGATCCCCACAAGCCCCGCTAGTCCACTCCAGCCCCTAGCCTGAATCAGGTTAGGGGCTTTTCCGTGCCCGATATGTCCAGACCAGAAGGCCCAGATGTGAACCAGAACCTGTTCAAGCACCTCTCCACCGAAGAGCTCCAAGAGAAGTTGACCGAGCTCCGGGACGAGGAGACCGACCTCAAGCGTCAGTGGATGGACCCCGACGACGAGGACTGGAACAGCGTCCAGGACGAGATCCGGGCCGTGGAGTCATTGCTCAAGAAACGTACGTAGGAAACAAACCGGTCGCGTCAGCGTGTCTTGTGGCTGGTTTGCAGACCTAATAAGTGACAGGTGCACTTAACCAGGAGGCTCGAACCGTGTTCACAGACTCGATCAAGACCGCATCCGATCGGGGTATGGCGACTCTCGCCGCTCAGATCGACGCTCTCAACTCCGCCGCCGACTCGTGGTTCGACGGCACACCGGACTCCGTGGACACCCGTGTGGCCCACGTGAAGCGGGTCCTCTCGTCGGCGACCAACCCGGCGCTGATGGACAACCCGACACCGGAGATCGTGTCCATCGCCCACGCGTGCGAGACCGAGCTCGAGAAGCTGGCCGAGTTCAAGTCCGAGGTCGTCGGGATCGACGTCTTCGACTCCCCGCGCCCGCGCACCGCTGCCGTGGACCCGCGCTCGCTCAGCGCCTACGGGCGTGAGTTCGTGGCCACCCAGGTCAATATGTTCTGCGCCGAGAACGAGGACGCCATGGACGACGAGGACGAGAGCGACATCCGCGCCACCGCGTTCGTGGACATGCACGTGGCAGGACTGCCGGTAGGTGAAGCTGAGCCGATCGTGGAAGCATTCCGCGCACAGGTCGCCGCTCGAGTTCGCCCCAAGCAGCAACTCCGAGAGGTGACGGCACGGACGGACTTCGAGGACTCGCTCCTCTTCGACTGACCGTCCCATCCGATCGGAAGGACAGACCACATGACGTTCGAGATTCACCCCATCAAGAAGATCCGCAGTCTGCGTATCAGGGAGCTACAGGTTTCCTCCGCTGCGAGCGCCTTCTTCCTGGGCGTCCTGGGGTTCGCCTACTCCATGCCGGACGAGTTCGTTCGTAGTGCTCCGATCCCGGCCCCGCCCGGTCAACCCAGCAAGATCAATGTCGTCGCATACATAGAACAGCTAACGGTCTTTCCCATCTGGACGATCTTGTTCTCTGTCAGCGCCGTGCTTCTCGTCATCGCATCGCTCAGGGACAAGTTCGGCCCCCACGCTCATCTTTTCGCCGGTTCTGTCATGACGATGTATGCCGTCGCCAGTGTCATCACTGCCTTCGTCAACCCTGGCACCTACATCGTAAGTACCACCCTGGCCTGGGCTTTTGCTTTCGCCCAGTTCACCATCATGAGCAGCTACGTCTACCGCCACGAGCGCATCAGCCTTGAACTCCTTGCTTCCTCCGAGGACCGGGTCAAGTACGTGGAGGAGAAGAAGGGAATACAAGGACGTGAGCGTTGAACTGATTTCTTCGATCTTCACCGGTGCCGTAGGTCTGCTGACCGGAGTAGCCGGTCTCAACTTTCAACGCAACCGACGCCTGGAGCGGTCCCACCGTGACCTGATGGGCGACTTCAAGACCATCCGTGCCGAGGTCACGATCCTGCGCAAGCTGGACTTGGCCAAGACCCGGCACATCTTCGCCCAGGACCGCGCCGTTGCCCGTGGCGGCCCGATGCCCTCGTACCCGGACGAGATCACCGAACTCGAACGCCAGCTCGAGGCGATCGAAAACAGCGCGATCGAGCGCGACGACGACGACCATGCTGACGCCTGATGCTGTGATAGTGACCGGTAGTCGATGGAATTAGTGACAACCTTTACCTGGAAGGACAGCCTCGGATGACACCCCGCAGTGAAGAGACCAAGAGGAAGATCTCCGAGTCTCTTCGTGGCCGGAAGCTCTCGGCCTCTCATCGAGCCGCTTTGAGCTCCAGCCACACAGGGCTGACCCAGTCACAGGAGACCCGTGACAAAAGGGGTCAGTCCCTCAAGGGCGTCAAGACGGGGTTGAAGGCAGACAACTCTCCCGCTTCCGGCTCGTACATCACCAAGGGTGGTTACCGGTCGCTGACGGGGCAGGACGGCCACCCTCTCGCACATCGGGGTGAAGTCCTGGAGCATCGGTCGGTTCTTTTCGCCAAGGTTGGCGACGGTCCACACCCCTGCCACTGGTGCGGGGTCGAGCTCGAGTGGGGCTCCGTCCGAGGAATCCAGAGTGACCACCTGGACGAGGACAAACTCAATAATGATCCGAACAACCTGGTCGTCAGTTGTGTTGGTTGCAACATGAAACGGTCCCGTGGACTTTTGGTAGGAGCCAAGAATGTCTGATTTCAACCTCTTCGACAGCTTCGACTCGAGCGAGCACGAACAGCGAACCGCCGCTGTCCGGGCGCAAGGGACGATTGACCGTGCAATTCATGCCGCCAAGGAGCGGTTCGGTGACTTCCTTCGCAAGTCCTCGAGCAAGGAGGACTTCGAGGACCGCTGGGCGCTGGTCAAGAACGAAGCACTGACCCTCGTCGCCGAGGTGATCGAGCCCAAGCCGAGCGTCATGCGCAAGGTCAAGGGTGCCCTCAAGGGCAAGACGGCCTTCAACCCGGACCGGGACGATGACCACTTCTCCTCCGACCAGGAGAACGCCTCGTACAAGGTCGACCCGATCGGCTACGCGCCGTCCGGTGTCTACGAGGCCGACCCCGAGGGTGAGTCGTACTTCGACTCCCTGATGACCTCCGCCCCGACCAACCCGCACGACGCCGCCCGCAAGACGGCGTCCCATCAGACCGGATGGTGGAGCCGTGAGAGCGGCGCTGTCTGGGTCTCCGAGGGCGGCTACATGGACGGCGGCACCGGCGACCAGATCGGCACCGCGTCCACCGCACTCGAGGCGCTGGACCTCTTCGGTCTGGCCGGATACATCCGCACCGACAACCTCGGACCGACGCCGGGTATCCCGAGCACCTACTCGTGCACCCTGACCACGGCTGTCACCGCCGACACCAAGGTGGACCCGACACACCTGCCGGAGTCGTTCGATGACGAGGGTGGCACCACGAACCTGGACCCCTCGGGCCGCGACACCTCCCCCAAGGACGCCTCCAAGCACGCCGACAAGGGCAAGAAGCTCGAGCCCAAGGCCGACTGGGAGGGCTACCTCCGGGACCGCGCCGCCGACGGCAAGAAGGTCCGCAAGAACAACTTCGCCAGCATCGACGCCCAGGTCTTGCGCGACTTCCCGGAACTTCGCACGAGCCGGACCGTCACCGCCAACGACTGGTTCCAGAAGGGCAAGGACGCCTACGCCGCCGGAGCCAGCCGTGCACCGGCGCTGAACCGCGAGGTTATGGACGCCATCGGGGGCGCTGGTGTCGGTGATCCCGAGACCAACCGGATCATGTCCGAGTGGGGTCGGGGTTGGGACGCCGCCAATATGGCTGACGACTCGTTCCTGGACGACGACTACCACGGCGGCTACGGCGAACACCACGCCAACACCGAGCCGCACGAGATCAGCCCCCCACTCTCCGGCACCGACGCCCAGGACCTGGACGACGACTCCGAGACCCTCCAGCCGACCAAGGTGGAGACTCAGCCGAAGGACGCCAACAAGAAGAGCGCCGACGTCTTGCAGTCGTGGGGTGGTGGCCTCGGTGACGGATACGAGTACAACATCCTCACCGAGTACTCCAACGAGTACGGCGACAAGGTCTACACCTGGACGATCGAGCACGGGAACGGCAACGTCGTCGCCCAGAGCGATCCCGGTGGCATCCCGGTCAGCCAGATGTCCAGCAACGAGGTTCGCTGGCTGATTGACGACGTGGTCTACGACCTCAAGAACGGCACGTACACCGCCGGTAAGAAGACCGCCGAGGACACCAAGGTCGCCCCGCCGCGCCCGTCGGACGATTACGACGACGAGGGTGGCACGACCAACCTGGCACCCGCCGGTGAGCCGACTCAGCCCAAGGATGCCGCGCTGGCCGCCGCATGGCGTGAGGCTTCGGCTACCGGGATGAGCCTGGAGGACTTCGCCTTCTTCGAGGGTGTCTCCGTCAGTGCCGCGAGAATGGTGGCCCACGCCCCTTTTGACCGGCGGCGCGCCGACGCCGCTGACACCTGGCGGAACGACGAGGACCTCGAGGCCGAGCGTGCCAACCAGGGCACGATCAAGCACTTCTCCTCTGACGACCCGAACTACATCGACGGTGTCGGTGTCTCGGACGCCCAGTGGGAGATGCGCGCCGAGGACAACATGTTCGACTACCTGGACTGGTTCAACGAGGTCGGGCACGCGCACTACACCAGCCACGGCACCGAGTCCCTCAACGCATGGCTCGAGGCCGAGCACAGTGGCATGACCGACCGGGAGCGGGCCGCCACCGTGGCCGAGTTCGCGCTCTCGTTCACTTCGGGAAAGAGGAAGACAGCGGGCTACAACTCGGGCAACTGGCGGACCTACGCTCCCGGCGCGGGCCCCGCCGCCAACGACGGCTGGGACGTGCTGGCGGACTACTACGACGCGCTGTACCCGGCGGGTAACCCCTGGGCCGTCGTGGTCGACCGTGACAACTACGGCGAATACGACACCGAGGTCTACGACGGCAACGGTGGCCTGGTCGACTCGAAGTCCTTCTACGACGTCGCCGAGGCTCAGACCTGGGCGTCCAAGCTCCTCGAGAAGACGTACAAGGGTGAGGCCAAGGGCGACAAGGGCCAGGGCAAGTTCTTCACCACTCCCGGTGTCGGCAAGCTCTTCGGCTCTCGCACGCGCACGGCGGCATCCATCACCGTGAACGACCTCGTGGAGATGGACGACGGCTGGTACATGTACGAGCCGAGCAACGCTCCCGAGCTCATGCTGACCGAGCGTTCCCCGGACCTGTGGGACATCGAAGTCTCGTACATGGACGGCACCAGTCAGGAGCAGATGGGCGTCAGCGCCTGGAACGATCCCGACGCCAAGGCCGCCGCCGTGGAGTTCTACAACCGCGTGGCCACCAAGACCCGAGTCGCCGCCGTCGGCATCCAGCCGATCGGACAGAGTGCCTCGGTCGCCAAGCACGCCGGATGGGACTGGGACAACCACCTCTCCGGCTTCGTGGCTCAGTCCGGCGTCGACTCGTTCGACTGCACCTGTGGCCAGAAGATCGCCGCCCCGAGCTACAAGACCTGCTCGTGCGGGAAGATGTGGAACTCCACGTCGATCAAGACAGCCGACGGCCACAAGCTGATCTGTCGAGAGGTTCCCGTGCGTGACGCTCTCCTTGCCTCGAAGTCGTGAAACACTGTCGGGCATGGACAGTTCTGGTACAGACAAGTGCTGGTGCGCTCAGGCGCGACCGGTGGCCTTTTACGACCAGGTGACCCAGATCGGATACTGCGAGGTGTGTGCGTCTGACCCGATTCAGTCGAGTCAGAACGCGCACCTCCAGTATCTGGATGCTCTCCTCCCCCTCGGTGTGGGCGACCGGGTGGAATGCCGCACGATCGGGGAGATCTACGACGGCAAGGGCTTCATCATCAAGGTCTCCACCGATCTGCACGACGGTGGGACCGAAGTCCACCCCGCCTACCTTGTGCGACTCGATGACGACCGTGAGCTGCTCTACACGTCCATCTGTCTCACCCGCATCCACGAGAGGGTCCGCTGATGGCTGGCTTCACGATCAACGACAAGCGCGGCTCCAGAATGTCCGGCTCGTCCCCGATGGGTCGCCTGACGACGACGAACCTCAACACCCACATGCAGGAGCTGAGGAAGGCCGGTCACACCCTGCCCAACTCCAGTGTCCAGGCCCGGATCGAGACCGCCAAGGTCATGGACTCGGTCAACAACCGGACCCTGACCGCCGAGATGGGTCAACGCCGTCAGGCCACCGCCATGGCTTCGGGCCAGCAGCGCACCGGTGCCAACGTCCAGCTCGCTCTCCCCAAGATCCGCAAGCCGATGAGCTCGTTCGATGACAAGGGCATCCCCTGGGATACGTCCAAGCCGGACAAGCTGGCCGAGATCCGCCGGTGGTGCCGCACGTTCTACACCACCCACGACCTGATCCCGCTGCTCATCGACATCTACGCCAAGTTCCCCGTGATCGGCATGGAGTTCGACTGCAAGGACCCGGCCATCACCGACTTCCACGAGTCCATGTTCATGGACACGCTGGACTACGAGACTTGGCTCCCGGACTACGGTCGGGAGTACTGGATCGCCGGTGAGGTGAACTCGCTGGCGCACTTCTCCGACACGCTCGGCATCTTCTCCGCCGAGGAGATCCTGAACCCGGACACCATCCGCGTGACCCGGCCCCTGTTCGGTACCCAGG